CTGATGTTCCATGCAATATGTCTGTTTCCAGAAACAGCACATGTTGTTTTACCGCATAATGGCTCGTTTTTATTGTCGCATAATTCATCGTCAGTGACAAAAAATAAGCGACTTGCTAATAATAAACCCGCAAAAAAAGACATGTACAAAAATATGAAATTTGGTTTATTTGTGAATGCAAATAGCCATATATTAAAAAATAGTGGTTGAAAACAAATATGAATATATCCAATATTTGTTAAGAACTTGTTGTAATCGTTATTACATTGATTGATTACTCTGTATTGAAAAAATTGCAGTATTTCCATAAGAGAAAAATAACCTATTCCAATAGAAGCATATATACTTTTTTTGAAAAAATATAGACTTGACAAAATACCTATTGTACCTATTGCTAATGAAATATTTTCAGAAAAACACATTATAATAATAATATTATAATATGGATATAATATTATTTGCATTGATGGTGTTTTTAGTGTTTTCCAACTAATTGATCTTTCCATGGTAACGGATTTGCAGAAGTAGGATACCCATTTAAAGCGTTGAACGTGGTTCCAACACCATGACCAAATTGTCTACCTAAATTAATCAAATCTTGTCCTAAAAAATTAGATAATGAACCGCCGCGTTGTTTTCTATGCTTTTTTGTGTGTATGTGTGCGCGTCTGTGTCTGTGTCCACGTCCGTGTTTACTACGGCCTCCTTTCAAGCCGCCTAAAAAACCTAAAAATGGTGGGTTAGCACCTACGTTTACCATTTGCCTAGAAACATCGTTATTATATGTATTGTTTGAATAATAGTTGGCGTCACCTGGAATACCATTAGCGCCTGGTAAATTACTAGAATTTACGTATGGTTTTCCAACCAACCCATTTGGGTATGGAATACCATTGTTTCCTGTAGCGCAACCTCCACCGCCAGTCATCATAGACATTGAATTCATTTTACATGTACTACATTTGCAACCATCGCGATGTCTGTGGTTATGATTACCAGTTCCACTGCCGCCTTTCATAAATGACGCTCCTCCACACCCGCAGCTGCCACCTTTCATAAATGGTAGCCCTCCACAACCACAACTACCGCCTCTTTGTTGATTAACCGGATTTAAAAAATTGAACCCATTGAATGGCGGGCCTGTATTAGGGTATAATGGATTCGCGCCATTTACATTAGAAGTTGTCACAACAGCTAAATTAGAAGGTTCTGGAAATAGTGGATTTTCACTTTTATACCCACCTTTGCCTGTATAGGCCAAAGCATCGTTTCTTACAACGGGGCCATTATATGGATATGCTAAATTAAAATCCGAGCCTATTGCTTTTGATGACGTTGCTAATACCGATGAATTATTGCCTCCTAAATGAATGTGTCCGTTTCCATGTCCATGCCCACATTTATTGGAACAGCCTCTCATTGCATAGATCATTTGTTTATGCTTTTTGGTTGTATTTTTACGCTTACTCTTTGCTTTATAAAGTTTTTGCATTTATATTAGAATTGTGTTTATATATTATAGAAATATTTTTTTATAGTAAATAAATTATTCAATATCAACGTGGGTTAAGAAATGTCTACGACAACACATTTTTTTCATATTTAATTCATCTAAAACTTCGCCTTCTGGAGTTTTATCATGAAACTCTTTTGTTAAATATAAAACTTTATCAACGTCCATTGATTTAGCTAATTTCCTTTTACGCACTTCTTCGGTATAAAATCTATATTTATCAGCAAGAACCATACCGCAAGTAAAACATTTAATAGGAATAATCATTTTATGTCTATAATAAGTAGTTATAATATACTATTCTTATATTTTTTTAGAATTAAATCATTTTTTTATTTTATTCATTTTAAATACAAATGAGCAATTCACAAAAAATTTTTACTATTGATCCATCTCAAAACGTTCTTGATTTAGTTGGTCTTTTTAAAAGTGGAACTTCAACAATAATAACCGGTTGTAAACTGGAAAATGGGAATGATATAGGTACAATATTTGCTCCACTTACTAGTACTGAATATAAACTTAGTTTTCAAACTCAATATTCATCGCGTATTGATAGTAGTATTGTATATACAGATTTTACTGAATTATTTGCTGCTGCTAAACCATATACTAGTTATAATAAAAATTCATATATTAAAACCACTGATATAAAAACAAGCTTCTTTGATGCATGTATTTTTGAATATCAAGGAGATCCGTCCTCACCATATAATACCCCAGAGCCTACTCCAGGAAAATGTTCTATTTCATTTAATCTAGGTAATGATACTGGATATATGAGTTATTTAATAATAGGTGGTGGTGGTGGCGGTGCTGCTGGTAAAGGTCAGGCAGCTACTTCATTGATAGCAGGACAAGGTGGTGGCGGCGGCGGTATAATTTACGATAATACATTTAATTTATCCATAACTTCAAAAGCTAATTTTGATATTCAAGTAGGTTACGGTGGAGGAGGTGGTATTAAAGATGATTCTGAAAATACTACATTTTATGGTGGAAAAGCGGGTGATTCCTATCTTAAATATTATAACCGTAATGATACTGATTTATATTTAACAGCTTATGGAGGATTTCCAGGTAAAGAATTAAACGCATTAAATGCTGGACAAGGAGGAAATGTCGGGTTTACTTATTCAACGCAAAATTCGGGTTTTATTAATACTGTCGTAAATTTGACTAATAAAATTGGCGGTGGGGGTGGTGGAGGCGCGGGTGCTAAAAATAATAGCATTTTTCATACTAATAGTTCTACAAACGGAGTAGGAGGTCAAAATGCTAATGGTCAACCAACTAATGCAGGTAATCCTGGATCTATTATTAGGGGTGGTGATAGTTATTTTGTAAATAGCAACATTTCAATTACAGTACCATTTATAAATAGTAGTTCCTCAAATGATACTTCTTTCGTGTATGGGGGAAATGGTGGTGGTGGTGGTGGTTATAGTCAAGGTGGAAATCAAGGTAGCACCGCCGGCGGTCCTGCAGGCGATACTACTTTTGGTGTTGTTGGTGCTAGAGTTGCGGAAAATGCTTTTTCTGGTTATACAGGTTATACAGGATCTGGTAGTTCTAGGTTTTATTATGGAAATGGCGGAGGAGGCGCATCTTACCTAGCTGGAAATGGAAATGGTGGTTCTGGTGGACCAGGCGTTGTTATGTTATGGTGGTATAAATCAATTTATACAATTTCACAAACAGACAATATAAAAGCTACACAAATATGGTCAATTGTTAATAATAAAGAAGCATATAATGGTGTTATTTTTGAACTCTCTAGTGATTCTTCGTTAGGAACAGCTAGTATTCAATTTACTTCAACTGTAGGTCTCAGCTATTTGATAATTGGTGGTGGTGGCGGTGGCGGACAAGGGATAAAAACTGGTACAGCCGGAACATCTTACTATCCTGGTCTAGGTGGAGGTGGTGGTGGTATATTTTACAGTAATGATTTTGATTTAACCGTAAATGCAGATACAACACTCACTATTCAAGTTGGTAATGGTGGTGGGGGTTCTACATACATGGGTACTTCAGGTAACTACATTAACTATTTGGGTGTTTCTGGTGTCGAATCACATATAAAATTTTCTACTAATCAATTAGTTGCTAGCGGAGGAATTCGTGGAGGAGGAGGAGTTAATGCTGATAACAACTTAATAAAAGGTAATGGTGGTATAGCAACCTACACAGGATCGTTATCTATGACTAATAAAGGTGGTGGTGGTGGTGGTGGTGGTGGTGTACAGACAAATGTAGGCGGAGTCTCCTACGCAAATTATGCTGGTGGAGATGGTGGTAACTATCAGAGTGGAAGACAAGGTACTAGTGGTACGCGAACTACTAGTACTACTTACCAAGGTGTTACTTATCCTTTCTACTTCTATGGTAATGGTGGTACAAGTTATTATAACAATACTACTACTCAAATCATCACTTTACCATTTACATATGTACCTAATGTTGTTAATGTTACGACTACTACAAATGTATATTGTGGAAATGGTGGTAGTGGTGGTACAATTTATATGGGCGGTAAAGCAGGTAGTACTAAAGGAGGTGTTCAAGATACTTCCTCTGGAAATAGTCAATCACTTATGTACGGAGAAACTCCTTATTCTGGTTATACAGGATCTGGTACTCCTGGGTTTTATTATGGACATGGTGGAGGAGGAGCAGCATCCCAAGACTTTTATTCCAGAAAAGATTACCCACGATATGGAGGAAATGGCGGAAGCGGCGTTGTTATGTTATGGTGGAGAAAGACGTAACAGCATTTTTGTTGTTCTTTTGATATTATTTTGATATTATTTCTATTGTTTTTTGTTATATTTCAATTCACAAAATAAATTAAAATCTTCATCTATTTTATAAGAATAAAGTATAGAAATGTCAAAAACAAGAACCCATAAGCGCCGTCATCATAAAAGTAAAAAATCTAGTAGAGGATTTTTTAGAAAATTAAGAAGAACAACTGGTAGAGCAATTCCTGCTGTTGCGTCAGGTTTAAAAAGAGTTGGAAGTAATGTAAAAACTATAACTATGAAATCCAAACCAACGGTGGAAAAAGGTTTAGGAACAATTTATAAGACGGTCCTTTCTGGTTTTGATTTAGGCGTAAAAGGAATTAAAAAAGGCATTAATGTTGTTAAAAATAAAACCAGACGACATTAGCCAATGGTTCGGTTATAAAATAATACACAAATAAATTATATAATTTCTTTATATAATTTATATAAAGAAATTTAATGTCAAAAACTAGAGCTCACCGACATAGACATAATCGTAAATCGCGCAGAGGTGGTACAAAAAAACATTTCGGCAAGTGCGCTAATCCTGTTAGCACATATGGTTTCCAGCGTTGGTACACTGCAATGTTTGAACAATTAGGATTGATGGTAATAGCAAAAGCAAAAGGTGATATGTCAGATAGAATTTATTCTTATAAAAAATCACTAAAAAGGTTGATAAATAAACTAGAATGTAAGATAGATTCAGTAGAAGAACATGATAGAAAGGTGGATTTAGAACTTATGTGCGAAAATGTAAAAATTTTATCAGCGCATGCACATAAATATTTGTAATTTTACACATATTACAACTCCTGTAATTTTATCCCCTTTGTAGTTTTCACTTTTCTATGTTGTCTTGGTTTTTTGATTTTACTGCTGCTTATATCACTTAATTCACTTAAAACACTAATATCTGTAGCATCTGTTTCTAAACCATTATCATGACAACAACTATGAAACTCATGATGACATTTTTCACATAAAGTCAACAAGTTCGCTGGATTGTTTTTATGTATTTTGTATCCGTTATTATTTATATACCCTTTATCATCTGCCTCAGCCTGATGTTGCAAATGATGAACTTCAGTTCCAATGCGAACTCCGCAATTTTCACAAATCCCCATCAATTTTTTGGAATTAAAATGCGATTCTTTGAGTGAAAGAATACTTCCACCTCCACATTCCCCCATTTCCTTATTATATTTCATACGAATATTGTAAGCATTCTCCATAAATTCCATCGGCAAACTCAACGATTTACATACTTCAAGACCATACATACAATTACCGGGCCCATCTTTCAATTTCCTGTCATAAACAAGACAATCATTTTCTTTATTATATATAACTGACATGTGTTTTATTTTCAAATTATCAATGCACGTAATTTCATCATAGTTTACTATTTCATGCAAATGTGTTGCGAAAATATAACTGCTTCTACATTCACTCATTTTTTGAATTCCCGCTACAAAAATACTTATTGCGGATGCAATTTCTGTTCCCGAACACAGTTCATCCCCCAATATTAAACTATTTTCATTTGCGCAACGCAAAATAGTTCGTAATTCAGACATTTCAACTGCAAAGGTAGAGAGACCTTTAAACAAATTATCATTTCCCAAAATACGTGTAAAAATATATTTGTAAGGAACAAAATTAAATTCACTGCAAGGTACAAATAATCCCGATTGTGCCATGATTACTGCAATACCAATAGCTCTAATTAGACTTGTTTTACCGACAGCGTTTGTTCCGTACAATAAAATTCCGTCAACTTCACCATTTCCTAGCGTGACATCATTCGTTACATAATATTCGTTTGTTTGCAAATGTTCTATTAAGCAATGTCGTATGTTTTTAGCTTCTAGAAAGGACTTGGTGTTTTCTCCATTACATTTTATAATATTCGGCTTACAATAATTGTATTTTTTACTAATGTACGATTTTGCATATAACATGTCAATAATAGTAATGAAATCAATAATATATTCTAATTGTATTTGCAATTGTTCACCAAAATTTTCAACAAATTTGTTAAAGGCGAGTGAAATCAAATCTTTCATCATTATTTTGGTGGATGTAATTGTTTTGCATATAGAGTTGATTTGTTGATTATTGATAGAACAATTAGCAGCGCTTTGTTTATTATATTCAAACCCCTTTTTAATAATTACAAAATCAAAACTTTTATTTGGGGTTTGGCTTTGATGTGATGTAAGTTGAATCTTTTGCTCTTCCTTAGGTAGTCCATCATCCAATAATTTACAACGGCGATTTGTAGCGATTAAAGTATAATTATTTTTTTCGGTTTCATAAATTTTTACATATTCCGTATTTGTAGCTTTGGTAGACTTGGTAGATTTTTCTTTATTTTTAATTATATTATTTAAATATGAGCGAATACATTCCAATTGTTCCTCGGAATCTTTGATAATTTCTGTTTTCTCATCAAGTAGTTTGTCAATACCAAAATTGAAAAAATTGACATAAAAATTGTTTTCCTGGTCACAATCTTTTGCAAGTTGTAAATTTATATTTTTTTCAATATAATGACAAATATTTTCACAATATGTTTGCATATGAAGAGTGTCAATTTTAGTATTTTGCAAATATTTCATGATAACAGGGTCGGTTTTTACAAACTCAAAAACACATTGTATTGTCTTAATATTTTTGTGTAAATTATAAAAAGTCTTGGGTGTAATTTTTTTAATAAATATTTCTCTTTCCCACTTGGACAAATCTTTTATTTGACTCAAGTTTTCTCTCAAAAATACATTGTATTTATCATAGTTTTCATTACGAAGCATGTAATCAATAATATCATATTCTCTTTCTAGGTAACTCGTATTGGTTGTTGGATTCAAAAAATTACCAATAAATTTACGTTTTCCCATAGGTGTCAAACAAGCATTTAACATTTTCAAAACAGACGAATATTTTCCGGTGTAATTGTTATCATCAATAATATTCAGTTGTTTCAATGAATGATTCGCCAAAATCATTCTATCGGAAAAATTGTCAAAAAAAGGTTCTGCTATTTTATGTAATAAATGTGGATTATGTTGGTAAACAAAATCCAATAAGTAACAAAAACTTTGGGTTGCAATTGGATTGTTGTAGAAATTCTGAAAAAACACGTCAAAATCGGCTATGTTGAAAAATTTACTGAGGATTTCCTTTTGATATGTTTGTTTTTCACAATTTTTGACTCGTTCTAGCATTTTGGTTTCATTGGGACTCTTTTCGTCGGAAATATTTATCAAATGAATTGAATTTGTTCTAATATTTACATAATTAATAATATCATCATTTTCTTCGGCTGTTAAATTAGAAATCAATATAACTTCACTAGGGTTATAAATAGAAACGAATCGTTCCAATTCATCAAAAGTAGTTGGATTGCGCAAATAATTTTCTTTGTATTCAAAAATATTGGTTTTTCCAGTAAATATATCCACGTTTGACATACCAACAATAACAACCTTTCCTTTTGTAAATTTATTGTTAATTGATTCAATCCATATACAAGTTAAATTGTTGGTCAAGTTTGTGGAATCATTGGAAAAATAGGTTCCCGGCGAATAAATTCCTTCAAGCGACCGCGTTGTATTTTTGCCTGACTCGTCTTGTTTATAAACAACACATGTATAACCTGCTTCTTGAATTTTGCGCAAATATTTTTCAATAAATTCTACTTTAAACCCAGCCATGACAACATCTTCCTCCCCAACGCATGTATTTTTGCCAACAACATTCAATTCGCAAATGTGAGAGAAATCTGTTATCTTGGATTTTTTGATAACCAATGAATTTATACATTTTATACCATAACATTCGTAAAAACTACCAACTTGCATCAACAAAATAGTTTTATCACCATATTCATTATGATATTTTGTGCACAATTCAAAATATTCTTTTATTAAAGCCATACGCTATAATTATTTATTAAAATATCTTTAATATAATATATATAAATTATATGAAATTCCCCATAATAAAGACCAATAATCTAACCCTCAAAATTTTAGTAATATTCTCAATACTAATAATTTATTATATTTTCAAAAAAAGAATTGACATTACATTGATGTTTTTATTTTATGATATTTATGCATTATTTGGGTTGTATAGGTATTTTGAACCAGCATATTGTTCAAATATGAAATATGGTTTTACGCCAGCGTTACCTTTGGAATATTATGCAGAATTTAATAATGCAATATTTCAAAGAATACCAAAAGGGGATAATACTTTAAATCGTGAAAAAATAATCAAGATTTGCGACAGAAATTTAGAATGGTTGCGCGCGAATGGTAAAATATGCGAAAATCCAAAACCTGTTGAGATTTTTCATGTAGACCAACCCGATTTCAAAAAAAAGGTTATGCAATATATTAAAAAAGATTACCCATTTGTCATGCGTGGAGTGGATTTAAAATGTTTTGAAACTATGCAATTTGATAATCTTATGAAAATAGCCGGAAATAATAAAGTCTACATGAGTCCAAGTACCGATGAAAACTGTCCGGACAATGTTTTTACTGAATTGAAAAATATTTCGGAAAATAAATGTTATATAACAAATTCTACTAATTTATTTCATCATCACAAAGGGTTGCTTCCTGATTCTGATATGGATATAATTAAAGATTTAATTGACGGATATATGTCAAATAATAGCAAGCAATTATTTTTAGGCGTAGTAAAAGGAAATGGAACTGCTTTACATGCAGCATACACAAATAACTTTTATTTAATGATTCAAGGAGAGAAAAAATGGACGTTTTTCAATCCTAATCAGTTAGCATTGTTGTATCCATCTTTTCAGAAAAAAGGAATTTATATGGCGTCGGAATCTAGATTGTTGAATATGGACACATATGAATTATTGGACAAATTTCCATTAATTAAATACGCAGAACGTTATGAAGTAGAATTGAAAGAACATGATATTTTGTATAATCCAATGTCTTGGTTTCATTCAGTTTATAATAAAACCGATATATCCGTTGCTTGTTCTACACGATGGTCAAAATCGTTTTCCATTCCTGACAACCGTATGTTACGATATGGGCATATGATAAATCCTGAACTTAGAAGCTATGTTAAGGATATATTTATAAATACTGGGGTATTGGGTATATCACACATTGATGAACATAAACATATGATTGGAGAAAATGACCCAGATGCGGTTCCCTATTGGGATAAATATACGAACGATTCGCACAATCTGTGTAAAAATGAAGATTGTTCTCTGCATTGGCATAAAACATAAAATTGAATCATTTTACATGTTATAACAAAATAACATGTAAAATAAAATGAAGACATTAATGTTTGTTGAAAGACCTGAAAATAAAGGAAGTTTTAGTGTTGATTATCAATTGCACAAGTACAATTTTTATCGCGTTCCAGAAGGTTTGATAAGAATTGCAAGATTTGAAAGTTGTTTTTGGCCTGATAATAATATGGGATATTATGGTGATATATATATGAAACAATTTATTAGAAAATGGAAAAAAACAACTAAGAAAAATATGCAAAGAAGAAAAGACATTGAAAATGTAAATAAATTATTAGAAAATAACAAAATATGTTTTGATATTTTCAATGAAATTATTGAATATTTATAAAAATTCGGTTATTTCGGGTCAATAACAACAAAATGGTCATCTTTTTTAAATATCAATGTGCTTAAAATAAATTTTTTTGATCCCGTATACCAATCAGAAGGTATTATGTTAAGCTTATAATATAAAAATTTAATTATGATTAATAATATCGTTGCGTGTATTGGTATATCTTTTTTAGCATTGTGTTCATAAAGTATATGATTTTTGTATTTCTCATTATAAATAGAAAATTCTACACAAAAATTTTCTTCTGCGTTTCTATACATTAATTTATAGCCGTAAGCTAATTTATCATTATTGTTGTTCAATTTCCATACGAATCTTTTAAATTCACTTTTTTCTACATTTAAAAAATTCATTAGCTTAATTATGGTATTATTTTCATTATCAGTAAAAATATCAACGTCAATGTCACTTGAACTTGGAAAATAATCGCCTCTTTGTACACTACCAAAGTAATATAGTTGTGTATCTAAATAATTACTTAACCTATAAAAAAATTTTTTTTCATCATATGTCAATTGATTTCTTATAGTTTCCATTGTGTTATATTAGACAAACAAAAAAGAAAAAAATAAAAAAAGAAAACAATAGTTCACTTTTATATTTCTTCTTCTTTGTCCTTCATAAAATTATGTAACATGGTATCTTTATTGTTGTTCTGAATTTCGCCAGTTAACATAGCGGATTCATATAATTTTCTTAAAACATCATTTGGTGCGTTACTACCAATTTTAATTAAATTATGTTCTCTTAAATATTTTTTTACTTCATTAATAGATTTTTCTTTCAATTCTTTTTGTGCTACAATTACTTTTTTCCTAGTATTTCTGTCTTTTAATAAAATACCTACAGTTTTTTTTATTTTTGATTTTCCTAGAGTGTATTTTCTACGAATTGTTTTTTTACAAATTTCTTTTATAGTGTTTACTTGATTTTCTTTGGGTTGTTCTGGTTGTTCGGGCTGTTGGGTTGGGTGTTCTTGCAGTGGTTGTTGTTGAGGCGGTTGTTGTTGAGGCGGTTGTTGTTGCAGCTGTTGTTGTTGTTGATTTTCTATTATCTGTTGTTGCTGTTGCACCCGCAATTGCGCCAATTGTTGTTGTTTTTGTTTTTCCTTGATTTTTTCCTTCAACGCATTTAATTTGTATTCTCTTTCGCTGTTATTACTGTTACTACCGCCAGTGTTAGGAGGAGTAGTAGTTGAAATAAAATCCCTATTTTTCTGAGTTTTATTCCATTCACGCATAGTCGGTTTCATTCCACCTTTCAATACACCATATGGAACTATACTATCAACCTTATATTTTAGATTGAGTGGAGATTCATTGTTAATAGTCAATTTTTGTGTGTCTACTTTAATTAATGGCTCTTTCAAATCATCAGGTAATTCATTGTATACAAAGGGTGAAGGTGAATGTGAAGGTGAATGTGATGAGTGTTGTGAAGAAGTCATTGAATAATGATTTTTTAACGTACTCCTTTGCAATTCTTCACGCCTTTTTTCTTTTTGTTTTTCATACAATGTTTTTTCATCATTCAATTTTTTCTCTTTTGATAAGCTTTGTAAATAACTAATTGAATCATTAAACTCATCCGAATATTTAAAAATATCATCGTCGCTTCTATTGGCGTTATTTGCACCTGTATTGTCAGGTTGATTTTTTTGTTCGTTATTCTTACCATCATTATTTATTGCAATTCTGATATTGTTACTATTGTCACCATTACCACCACCTATATTATTTTCACGATTTTTGTGCTCTTTTATCCGTTTAAGTAATTTATTTTTTAAAACATTCGGAGAAATCACTGGAGTAGCAATTTGTTTCGTGATTTTTTCTCTCTTCTTTTTTGTTTTATTAGCTCCATTCATTGAAAATAAAGCAGGATTAATTTCAATTCTTTTATTTGACATTTTATTGTAATATAACATATAATTTATAAAATTATATTACAATAAACTACTAATTATACATAGAATATTGTAGCTGTTTTTTAATTAAATTATTGCTGCGAGCATTTTGTGTTTCAATATTGTTTAAATACATTTTCAATCCATTATCTAAATCTTCCGACGTTAACTTCTTTTTTTCTATTTTATCTTTACAGAAAACTCGTTTGCTATGCGCTATTTTTGTTTTTGCTAAAAGACTCTCAATGTCTCTTCCATAAAATCTAAAATGGTCAATATTCTTTTCAAACCACAATGGGGTTATTTTGGTTTTATTTTCATTTTCACTTATAGACCAATCAATTTCCTTTACTTTTTTCATAAATATATCATGTAAATCTTTACCTGAATATTCGTCTGTTTTAAATCTCCACGCAAACCTTGATTCCAACCCCCGATTATAATTAAAAAAACAATCGTTCAGTTCATTTTCATAACCAGCTATAATTACCATCAAATCCTCTTTGTAGTTACTTAATGCTTCACATAATGTATCTATGCATTCTTTTGAAAACGAATCTTTTTTTTCGCTATTTCCAAGGGAATAAGCTTCATCAATAAAAAGAACACCGCCTAATGACTGTTTAATAACATCAGTTGTTTTTAAAGCTGTTTGGCCGACGTAACCAGCGATTAAATCACTCCGCGTTACTTTTTTAAATGAATCCTTGGATAGAAGCCCGATTTTTGAAAAAATCTTTCCCAATATTTTTGCTATTTCAGTTTTGCCTGTTCCTGGCGGACCATATATTACGGTGTGCATGAAATCATGCGAATTACTGTGGAGTTCTTGTATAAAGTAAATAATTTGTTCAACAATATTCGTTTTTAATTGTTTCATTCCTATCATATTATTTAATTCAGTGAGCGGTTCTTTTATTTTATGCAATGCTTCCATATTGATATTGTAATGAAATTTTGGATTTATTTCATATTTTTCAATTAATTCCAATAAATGAGTTATACTATTAACTTCTACTACTATATTGATTTGAACTATTTCATTGTCTATTTTTTGAAAATCTAAAATCGGTTCTTCATTAGATTCGTGTAATTTTTTATGAGAATGGGGTTTTTTTAAACACGGTATTAAGGTAGGCATTTTTGTATACCTTGTGGTAGGACTTGTAGTCGGACTTGTGGTAGGACTTGTGGTAGGACTTGTGGTAGGAATCTGTCTTGGAGTAGCTTTATACAAAGATTTTTTTTTTGGCGGAACCAGTTTTTTTAAATAATTATTGAAATTTACTATATTTAAAGGGTTCGTATAATTACTTTCATAATTATACTTGTTGTATTCATTCATAATAATAATAATAATAATAATAATAATAATAATAATAAATTATATATATGCAATTTTTAAACCTTTTTACATTATTTAACATTGTTAAAAATTGTTATTTATTTTCATAAATTTTATAGTTGTTTGCATTTTTACAAAAATAATATTATCATTTTAAAAGAATATAAAAATAAATTGAGATAATTAATATGCCTTTAATGATGTCAAATAAACCGAATTATACTGAAAAAATGAGTTTTGAAAAAGATATTGAACTTGAACAATCCGAACAATTTGATCTTGAAAAAGAACAATACATAGAAACACCATGGAATATCATAGAATCTTATTTTAGAGGTCAACATTTGGAGCGGTTAGTTAGACATCAACTGGAATCATATAATAATTTTGTTGGATATCAACTTCCAAAAACAATAGAGATGTTCAATCCTGTGCCGATTGTATCAGAACAAGATTATGACCCAAATAGCAAAAAATACTCACTTGAAATTTTTGTGACATTTGAAAATTTTCATATTTATAGACCACAAATTCACGAGAACAATGGTGCAATCAGATTAATGTTTCCACAAGAAGCCAGATTACGTAATTTTACATACGCGTCTTCTATGACAGTAGATGTAAATATTAAATACGTTGTTAGAACCGGCAAAGAATTAGAAAGTACTCAAATATTTTATAAAACATTACCTGGAATACACATTGGAAAATTACCAATCATGTTGAAATCAAACATTTGCGTCTTAAATCAATATAAACATTTTGAAAACACACAAACAGGCGAATGTAAATTTGATGCAGGTGGTTATTTTATTATAAATGGTTCTGAGAAAACTGTGTTAGGTCAAGAAAGAGCCGCTGAAAATAGAGTCTATTGTTTCAATGTTTCAAAAAATAATACAAAATATACGTGGATAGCCGAAATAAAATCAGTTCCTGATTTTAAATGCATTTCACCAAAACAAATAAATATGATGATTAGTTCTAAAAATAATGGGTTTGGAAACCCTATGTTTCTTCAAATACCTCGCATTAAACAACCAATCCCATTGTTTGTGGTATTTCGTGCATTAGGCGTCATTTCAGACAAAGAAATATGCGATAAGATATTATTAGATATAAAAGATGATTCAAATAAAAAATTGTTATCTGCATTACAAGCTTCTATTATTGACGCAAATAAATATTTATCAAAAGAGGATTGCATAAAATATATTACCGGATTCGCAATGTATACTCCTATTAATATGGACAGAGAAACCGGTGCTAGAAAAAAAATGGAATTTACAATGGATATTTTGAATAATGACTTGTTTCCTCACTGTCATACTATGGTACAAAAAATATATTTCTTGGGTTATATGGCGAATAAATTACTACAGGCGAATTTTGAAATGATTAAACAAGACGATAGAGATTCGTTTCTTAATAAGCGAATTGATTTGACAGGAACCCTCTTGAATAATCTATTCAGAAATTATTTCAATAAATTAGTAAAAGATATGGAAAAACAGGTAATCCGCGAAATTAATACTGGTTCGTGGAAATCAAAAGATGATTACGAAAATATTATTAATTTCACAAATATTTGCAAGATAATTAAATCAACCACAATTGAAAATGGTTTAAAACGAGCGCTTGCTACTGGCGATTTTGGTATTAAACATACGAATTCAAACAAGGTTGGTGTAGCTCAAGTCTTGAATAGATTAACTTATGTTTCTAGTTTAAGTCATGCACGAAGAATTTCAACCCCAACTGATAAGAGTGGTAAATTAATTCCTCCGCGTAAACTGCATAATACGTCATGGGGGATGGTATGTCCTGCAGAGTGTTTTGATCCGGAAACCATGATTTTAATGTGGGATGGAACTTTCAAACGCGCAGGTGATATAAAAATTGATGACATACTTATTGATGATTTAGGTAACCCAGTCGGCGTTCGTTCTACTTGCGAAGGCTTCAAGAATATGTATGATGTTATACCCGATAAAAAAAACTTTATGAACCATCGCGTAACAGACAATCATATTCTTACACTCAAAATAAGAGGTCATAAAGTGATTAGAAAATCAAATAGAAGTGATAGGAATTTTACACATTTTGTAGAATTTCTAAATCGTGATAAAATGATGTTTCAAGAAAAATGTTTTGACTCACTAGAAGCCGCAGAAGAGTTTGTAAATAGTTTTAATGATGATGACACGTTAGATATAACTATTGAAAAGTATTTGACTTTAAATCAAAGAACAAAAGATAAATTGGTTGTGTTTAAAACTGAAGGTATACATTGGACAAAAAAAGATGTAGAAATGGATCCGTATTTACTTGGTATGTGGTTAGGCGACGGTTTAAGTGATGGAACCGGGTTTGCTTTGAATTATAAAACGGATTTTGAAACACTTGCTTATTGGAAAAAATGGGGTCAAGAAAATGGAGCTGAAATAGTAAATGGAAGAAGATATAGTTTCTCAGTGGTTTCTAAGAAAAATAAAGAGGCATCTAATCAAGGATTATGTAATAGAATTGAAGAAGCCCCACTTAAAAAATATCTTCGTAAATATAATCTTTTAAAAAATAAACATATTCCAAATGAATATCTTACAAATGATAGAGAAACAAGACTACAAGTTTTGGCTGGATTAATAGATACAGATGGTTCTGTTCGTGCTGAAGGACGTGAAATACGTATTTGTCAAGGTCCTGCTAATTATAGAATAATAGAAGATGCATATACTTTGGCAATGTCTCTTGGATTTTCATGTGGTATAAAAGAGGGGAAAACTCAATGGACTGATGAAAAGATCGGAGATAAAAAATTTAGTACTTACAAAGAGTTAACAATTACAGGTCATAAAATTCATGAAATACCAACACTTCTTCCACGAAAAAAATTACTGCCTATAGAAAATGAAACATTACTTGTAAGAAGTAAATCTTTTATGTGCAGTAAATTTAAGTTAGTAGAAGTCGGAATTGGACCATATGTAGGATGGCAACTCCACGATAAACGTGGTAGATTTCTTTTAAAAGATGGTCTAGCCGTTCACAATACTCCTGAAGGACAATCTGTTGGCATTGTAAAAAATCTCAGTTATATGGCTCATATAACAATTCACTCAAATTCATTATCATTATATGACTATATTATGCCTAATATAATTAATATTTGTGACATTAATTTATCAAACGAATTGTACAATAAAGTAAAGGTATTTATAAATGGTTCATGGGTTGGTATTACAAATGAACCAGGAGAATTGTATATTTCTTTAAAAGAAAAAAAATATAAAGGTATAATTAATATTTACACTTCTATTATATTTGATTACAGAAATAAAGAATTGAGAGTTTGTAATGACGGCGGTAGAATAATGAGGCCACTTTTGCGCGTTAAAAATAGCAATGTTTTAATTACAAATACAATGATGAATAAATTAAAACAAAGTGAAATAAATTGGGATGACTTATTAGTTGGGTATGATAATAATGATTCAGTAATAGAATACATAGATTCGGATGAACAATGTTGGTCAATGATCGCAACAAAACCCAAAGATTTAATACAAAAAGGAGACAGAATATACAAATACACCCATTGTGAAATACACCCTAGTACTATTTTTGGAGTATTAGCATCATGCATTCCTTTTCCAGAGCATAATCAGTCTCCCAGAAATTGTTACCAGTGTGCACAAGGAAAACAAGCAATGGGTGTGTATGTAACTAATTACGAGAATCGTATGGATAAAACCGCTTATGTTTTGAATTACCCTAGTAGACCTTTAGTTGATACACGTGTAATGAATTTAATTCAATTAAATAAAATTCCATCCGGAACAAATGTTGTGGTTGCTATTATGACACATACTGGTTACAATCAGGAAGATTCATTGTTATTTAATAAAGGTTCTATTGATAGAGGATTGTTTGTTACAACTATTTATCATACAGAAAAAGACGAAGACAAACAGAAGATAAATGGTGATGAAGAAATTAGATGCAAGCCTGACCCAAGTAAAACAAAGGGCATGAAGTTTGGTAATTATAATAAAGTGAATAGTAAAGGTGTAATACCTGAAAATACATTAGTAGAAAATCGTGATATTATTATTGCAAAAGTGACTCCTATTAAAGAAAATAGAAATGACCATACAAAAGTCATTAAATTTGAAGATCAAAGTCGTATTCACAGAACAGTGGAGGAAACTTATGTTGATAAAAATTATATTGATAGAAATGGCGAAGGATATAATTTCGCCAAAGTAAGGTTGAGAATCGTAAGAAAACCGGTGATTGGCGATAAATTCTCATCACGACATGGGCAAAAAGGCACAATTGGTAATATTATTCCTGAATCGGACATGCCTTTTACTGCGAGTGGAGTAAAACCTGATATTATTATTAATCCTCATGCTATACCGTCTCGTATGACTATTGGACAATTGAAAGAAACAGTATTAGGTAAGGTTCTTGTAGAATTGGGGTTATTTGGCGATGGAACGTCTTTCGGTCAATTTGAAGTGAAAGATATTTGTGATGAATTGATTAAATTGGGATATGAAGCACATGGAAATGAATTGTTACATAATGGTTTAACAGGCGAACAAGTAGAATGCAGCGTATTTATGGGTCCAGTGTTTTATCAAAGATTGAAACATATGGTCAATGATAAAGCACATAGTCGTTCCATTGGTCCTATGGTAAATTTGACTAGACAACCAGCAGAAGGTCGTAGTCGCGATGGTGGACTGAGGTTTGGTGAAATGGAAAAAGATGCAATGGTATCTCATGGTGCTGCGCGATTTACACGTGGTAGAATGTATGATGCATCAGATAAATATTCCGTACACAGTTGTAAAAAATGTGGTTTGATTGCAGCCTATAATGATGAAATGCGTATCCATCATTGTAGAGTATGTGATAATAGGACAGATTTCGCATATTTAGAAATACCTTATGCTTGTAAACTATTGTTTCAAGAATTGAATACAATGAATATTGCACCACGGTTTATTACAGACAATGTCTAGATTATACAATGTATTCATATGCATTTTCATCACTATTAGGAAAAACTTCTGTGTCAATATATTTTTTTAAATCAAACTTTAAATTAGTGTTATCCGTATTATCCGTATTATCCGTATTTTTATCAGCGTCAATTATATTGTTAGCAATTAAATAATGTAAATCATCGTACATATGTTGCGTTTTATGCCAGTTGTGTCGTAATACTTTTCCTAATGGAGTATTTAAAATATCAGGAACAAATATGTCAAAATCTTCTTTATTATTGAATACATAATTACTTATATAAAATTGATCATAAGGCCATGAATTTTTATAATATGAATTTGTTTCATCGTTTTCTAATGAATTTATAATTTCGCTGTACATTTTTCTTGTGTATTCACTGATTTTTAATATAAACGAACCACTATTAATAAATGTATTTTTTTTTGCATATGGATCTCTTGAAAAACATCCATGTTTTTCCAGGCTATTTTGTAATTGTTTTATTATTTCATCTAACCTAAAACAATTTTGGATCCACGCGTCACTGTCTAAAAAAACTAAAATGTCATTATTATCTTTACTATTTGAATCATCGTTTAAAAAATCGTTTACGATGTAGATTTTTTTTGTTGCTGGGTGCATATCAATGTATTTTGTATTATCTATTGTCACAAATAAATATCTGTAATCCAAATAATCACAAGCTTTTTTATTAACTTGTTGGGTTAGTAAGAGATAATTTAATTGTGGTCTATTGTCTGCTTGTAATATTGTTATATTTGGCATTGTATAAAATTATACATAATATAACTTTATATAAATTTAATTTTAAATTTATTCTTCTTCGTATTGTAAATTCATTAATATTTCACATTCAGGATAATTTTGCATTAAAATATTATAGTGATGATGATAATAATTAGCACAATTAGTTTCATAATCATGCGGCCAAAATCTATGACAAGAAAATGAGTATGTTGTAAAAACTTCCCCTGCACAAAAAGTCATTGCTTTTTCATAAGAAGGTTTATTTACTGAAATATTATTATAATTTCTACTAAAATATAAATCTTCAAACTCATTTTTATATGGTATTTTTTCAATAATTTCAAGCATTTTATTTTTATTTCTTAAACTAAATCCACCATTTCCGATAAAATTACATCTTTGTGTAAGTTCATATTCACATCTTATCCACGGCGAACCAACATAATCATAATTCAAATAATCATTAATAAGATGTGCATTTTTTTTAAAAATTATTGAATCTGTTTGAAAAACTAAGAATATATCTGTGTCAATATGATCATATATTGTATGTTTATTGGTTAATAAATTACTATACGTCGTTTGATTTAAATTATCAACATTTAAATTAACTAAATAAATCCTATTATTGTATAATATATTTAGTTTTTCAACTATTTTACTTGCATATTCGTTATTATTTTTACCATGAAAGAATATAATTTTCCATTCGTACGATAAACATTCACATGCATTATTTAAAACAAATTCTAATGCTTTATGTTTACGAGGTTCAATGATTATTGCAGTGTATTTAAACACTCTGATAGGGTTTTTGTTGTTACATGTATTTTCGTTATTCATTTTTAGATTTTTACAAAATATATCTTTATATTTTAATATTTTTATAATTTATATGAGATTATTTTGTGTAAGAACAACGATTGATAAATTATTGTTCAATGTCCACCTTTAGAAAAGGTTGAGCATATTTCTAAAAATAAATTTGGTTTGGTGTTTGGTGTTTGGCTCAGCCTTTTATAAAGGCGGATGATCATAAAACATCTTATAATTATTTTTATAGTGATTAGAAAACATATCATAAACAATACTAAATTTACCATGCATTCCTTCATAACTAGTTTTGTCTATGTTATCTACAATTTCCTTATCTTGTTTTAATGTAGTGTACATGGTATTATATGTTAATTTGTCTCCAAAATAATTTATAATACTTTCAAAAGGGTGTAAAAGATACATTGTATTTTTTTCATGATAATAACTCCAGTAACTGCGATATGCCTTTACAAATAACTTTGTTTTGAAAGTTGAGATTGGTAATGCGTGTGTGATAATAGTTGAAGTCATAGTACCAAATTTCACTCTTGCAACAGTTGTATGAGGTAGAGCATACTCGTTTTCAACTGTAATATTGTCAAACTTATATATTTTATTAACTAGCGAATTCTCTCCAGCCATGTATTCATAAACAATTTTATAATGATGTTCTTCTCCGTGTTCGTTCATTTTTATTATTTTGGAATTGTGCAAAGGATTAGGACTTTTTTTGTTACCAAATGAGTGTACAAAACCTATATGACAAATATCTAGGCTATTTATACTAACGAACTTTGCATGATGTTCAAAATCTTCGGAAAGATAAACGACTCTTTGTTTTTTATCATTGAATTCAGGTTCAATAAATATAAGTGAATCGTCTATTTGCGATTTCATTGTTTCATTTTGTACTGGGACTGTGTTGAAATATACCATATCTCCTTTTTCAACAACTTTGAAACAATCAATATTGTGTGATTGTGATTCAACGTGAGGTAACTTTGGTATTTGAATCAATTCTCCATTAGAGCCGTCAAAAATGTATCCATGATAAGGGCAGGATATTGTATTTTTGCATACCTTTCCCAACATAAACGAAGAACCTTGGTGACTACAAACGTCACGCATACCATAATACACATTTTTATCTTTCCATACAACATAATTAATATCTCTAATTGTTATTCTTGTTGGTTTTTTACTGAAATCGCTAGCGAACCCAATAGGATACCATGTTAATTGACCTTTATCATTTGGAGTTTCTAATCTTGGAAACGAACCAAAATAATGAAATTCATGTTTGGATTCTTTTACTTGTTTTACTTCTTTAAATTCCACCGGTTCTTCTTTCGGATCTTTAACTTTTATTGGCTTTGGTTGCATAATTGTGGGTGGAGTGGTTTCAAATTCTTCATGTAGTTTCTTTCGTGCTATTTTGTTTTTGATAAATCTATTTGTATATAAAAATCCATAACAATTACCTACAAAAACAAATAATATAGTATATAATTTAATAAATGTATTCATATCTTGCAATTATCGTATAGTGTATAGCGTTATATATTACAATATAATATTTTTATATTATTATATTAAAATATTAATTTAAAAATAACGTCTTACAATACAATACTATACAATAAACAGAATGATAGTTCAATTTCTTGTGGGTTTGTTATTTATAAATAAAATACACGGGTTTCAATTCATAAAACCACCAACTGCAATTCAAAATCACAAACACACAAACAAATGTGCTAACACTATTAAAATGATAGTAAATGAAAGGGATTTTTCCAATGAATTAAAATTAATACAAAATTATAAATTTTATTTTGCAAAAGAAAATTACAATGACGTTGTAGAAGATTTGTTAAACAATAAATTATCAAAAATTTACATAGATAATAAATACAATCAGCTTGTAAGTGTTGATAATCTACCAAAAGAAGATATTTTGTACAATCATTATCATTTGAGCGATATCAATGAAGCAATCGTTCCCAATTTAATTCAAAAAACAAGCGAATCTCATGTGCCAATATATTTTGTCAATTTTATTCCACAAAGTATTACAAATTTTCAAAACCTAGCAGGAGAAATATTATCATTTACTAGTTACGCGTTACCAATATTTTTTTTATTATCATTTTTATCTTCGTTATACAGAGCTAACACTATGCAAGGAATGAATACAAAAATGAATTCAAAGATGAATACTAAACTACCGCAATCTAGAAATGGTAATGGTTTTGGAGGTTCGCCTATGGGACCTTTTGGTTTTCCCTCTAGTCAAAAAGAAACTGACCTATTTGTTAAACCAAATGTCTCTCTTGCTAGTTGGGCAGGAAGTCCCGAAGTTATTGAAGAATGTAAAGAAGTTATCTCTTATATTGAGAAAAAGGAGTTATATAAAGAGATTGGTGCTGACATGCCTAAAGGGATTTTGTTGGAAGGACCTCCAGGCACTGGTAAAACGCTACTGGCAAAAGCGATTGCAACTGAAACAAATTCAACTTTTATCACTATGTCTGGTTCAGAATTCGTCGAACTATTTGTCGGTATGGGAGCGTCACGTGTTAGAGACTTGTTTGACAGTGCTCGTGAGAATCGGCCGTGTATTATATTTATTGATGAGATTGATGCAGTCGGTAGACAACGTGGAGCTGGAATAAATATGGCTAATGATGAACGTGAACAAACATTAAATCAATTATTATATGAAATGGACGGATTTAATGATAATGAAGATATTGTAGTATTGGCTGCTACAAATAGACGAGACGTTTTGGATCAAGCATTACTAAGACCCGGAAGATTTGATAGAATCATTAGAGTTCCGGTTCCTGATAAATTTTCAAGAGAGAAAATTCTAGATTTTTATATTAAAGATAAGAAAACAGATAAACAATTTGATATTAAAGCTATTGCGGAGCTTACAGATGGGTTTTCAGGCGCACAATTAAAAAATTTAATCAATGAAGCAGCTATTTTATCTGCAAGAAATAATCAAACTATGATTCAAGAAAAATACGTTTTTGAATCTTTTGAAAAATTAATTGTTGGTTTAATAAGAAATAATGCTGATGTACAACCTGCAACAAAACAAAGAGTTGCGATACATGAAAGCGGACATGCAGTATTATCTATAATTTTTAATAATTATTTTGACTTTCAAAAAGCATCCATTCAACCTACATATAACGGAGCTGGAGGTTATACAATCTTCAGTGAAAAACCAGAGATAAAGGAAGGTGGTTTATACACAAAAGATATTTTGAGAAAAAGGCTGATTGTAACTTTAGGGGGTAAAGCTGCCGAAAGTATATATTACGGAGACGATTTTGTATCTCTAGGTGCAAATGAAGATTTACGACAAGCTAATAAATTAGCACGGCGAATGATTGGTAATTTTGGAATGGGCAATAATTTAGAAGTATTTTTTGATGATAATATTGGAGACGAATCCAACCCATTTTTAGGTAGAAGTTTAGGAATAGGTGATAAATATTCTCAACACACAAAATATGTTATGGATAAAGAATCATTGGAATTAGTAAATGCTGCATATAAAGATGCAAAATATATATTAAAACAAAATTATGATAAATTTATTTCATTTTCAGAATTATTAATAAATAATACAGTTGTTATGAATTCTGATTTACAACAGTTTTCTTAAATTATTTATGATAAATGTTACAATTGCAAATAATGTTCCTCCCCACAATGTATCTAAAATAACTGTAAAAATAGACCATTTTTTAAATAACGCATAATTTGTAGTTTCAAAAACCCCGTAAATTAATATACCTAACAAAAAAGCATCATACGCAGTTTTTTTTGATTTAATAATAAAATAATTTAACCCGAAAATTAAAAATACGTAACATAAAACAAGCCCCAAAAAATTAACCTGTAAAGGCGACCCTTGTACTATTTTAACTTGATTTTCAAAATAACTTCTGATTATGTTTAAATAAATAAAATCAACTACTACAAGAAGTATCGCAGTTATCAAAAATAAGATATTGAACATTTCTAATATTATTTATATTATAGTTGAATATAAAATAAATTTAGTGAATTTGTAAAATATTTTATAATAGGATAATAATATTTATTATATATATATTATATATTATTATAATGTCTAGAAGCATTGGTTATACAAATAGTATTAGCGGAAATTTTCCACAGTTTTATTTAGTAAGTGGCGATTTCAAAGGGAAAGCATTAGGGGGAGGTTTTCAAGGTTATATGCCTCAAGCAGTCCAAACGACTGAAAAAGGCTCATATGGTAGCAATGTTTTTGAAAACATTCGTTTTACTTTAAGAAATTCGTGGAATACAACATATAAGGCTGAATTAAGAGCATCTAACAAAAAACAAATTATAACGCCATTTCGTGCAGTAACAAATTCAGGTGATTTATTGAGTCGTGATAATTATTCTTGTGGCGGTCCTTGCCAATCATTTCAAAGCAGACCTCAAATCAAAGGGTTAAGACAACATTTTGGATCTATTTCTAAATCATGCACTCCAAGTGCACTTTACACTGGAAATCAAATTGCCCCAGGAGTTCCAGCTGCCGCTTGCAATGTAAAATTTGTTTATGATAGTTCCGATTATACTACATATTTAAAACAACGTGCAATGGTTACTAATTACAATGATAAATCTTTTGCAGGCAATGACTCAAATACAAGTCAAAGTGCTTATAGAGCTATCAGAAGATATTAAAAAGGTATGAATGTATTAGTTTCTCTCACATTATATAATTATAATTATATAATGAGTAATAGAAAAGAGATTAACCAAAAAACAGATTTCAATAAATGGTCCATCAGTTATTTAACAGAAATATTTCAATGTAGTAGATGTAGAAAAAGAAACACTATTGTTCACTCTTCAAACAATAATCAAGAGAGAACAACCAAATTTCAAAATTGTGCATATTGTGGAAACCCCAACTATATCAAACAATAGAAACGATGCAAATAAATATATTATCTTGTAATTATATAATAATATAATATAAATGACAACTCCATATAGTGTAACTACATCAAAAGGTTCTGTATCATATAATAATTATGTAAATGCTCCAATAGTAGGACCTTTAAGCACAAATCAATATCCCAACGTGTTACCATACCATAATTACGGTACTTTAACAGGAATTAGACCTAATCCACCATTATTTTATCCGATGCAACAACCAGTTTATTCAGACATGATGTCAAATCCTAGACAAGAATATTTAAGAGTTGCTACAAAAAGACAGGATATCAATAGTCCGAATATAAGAAAAGGGTTGGACAAATATGTTGAACAAGGTGTTTTAGAAGCCGGCTTACAAAATACAGGTCTATTAAATCCTTCACCTCCAACAATGTTTTATTCGTCATCATCTGGACGTCGTTTTAATGTTTCTACACATACAAATTATATTCAACCAATTCCTTCGTCAATGTATGTTAATATATTAAAAAGAACAGCTGTAGGAAAGTCGGGTTTTAAAGTAGGGTTACCATTATCTGAACCGATGTCAACAAAAAATTATTATCCAAGTGGAACAAGAACAACTATCAGACGCGCGCGTTCTGGTGGATGCGTTGCACCAAAAAAGAAAGGGTCAATCTATAATACTAGTTTACAGAATGGCGCGGTTTGTGGCTGGGGGTCTCTTCCAAGACAAAATTATTAGAAATTTTTTAGGTTCTAGGTTTTTTGTTTTAGTTTGAATTAAATTATATATTTAGAAATAAAAAAAATATCTATATAATTTATAATAATGTCATCTGCATACAATAACTATTTGGCCAATACAACTTTTAAAACAACTTCATTCGGTAATGTAACTGGTTTAGGAACATCTGCCAGAACCACTGGCGCAGTTTTATTAGGTGGTCCTCGTGCAGGCGCTGGTTCAGCATTTAGAATTTATAATTATTTAGTTAATTATGACCAAAAAACGCTAGAATTATATAAATCAAAAATTCAAGCTATCGGCCAAGCAAACGCATATTTTATCAATAATTACAATAGAAATCGTATTTTTGTTTTTTAGATAAATTATGATAAGATTCAGATAGAAAATATATATAATATAATTTCTTATTATATTATATATATAAGAGAGATATAAATGACAAAAAAATATCATAGACGTCGTCATTTAAAAGGTGGTTTTTTAGACTCATTAGGCCAAACCTTTAGTAATTGGGGTAGCTCTATTTCACAAGGTGCTTCAAGCGTTTGGAATAAAACAAAAAAAGCTACTGGTATGGATAATACATCGTCGTATTCATCTTCATATACTCCTTCAACACCTTCAAGTTACACACCTTCAACCGTACCAACTAATTCAACCTCGTCTTCAAACTATAGTTATGGTGGTAAAAGAGTAAGAAAGTCTACAAGAAAAATAAAAAGAGCAAGAACAATGAAAAGAGGTGGTAATTTTAGTTATAACACACCAATTGATACTTTAGCATCTAGAGCCGGCGATTATTCAAGAGGACTTACCGCACGAGTTAATGATTTAGTTGGAGGTAAAAGAAGAAGAAAGTCAAGAAGAAGGTAAATAGATTTTAGCAGTGTGTTTAAATACTAAAAATATAGTATATAATTATTTTATATAAATAATATGATTATTTCTTTTCAAGCAATTAATAACATTTTATTATCAAAAAATATATATGTTACTGGGGCTTTTCATGTAGGTGCTCATGATTGTGAAGAATTATATTTTTATAATAATATAGGAATTAAAAAAGAAGATGTTATATGGATAGATGCAATTCCTTCAAAAGTGAATGAAGCAACTAATAGAGGAATACCGAATGTATATAATGCACTTGTAACAGATAAAGACGATGAAGAACTTGTATTTAATATTTCTAATAACGTTCAATCTTCAAGTGTATTAGAATTTGGTACTCATTCACATGAACACCCTGAGGTTGTATACGTAGATAAAATGACACAAAAGAGTATTACAATTGATACTTTTTTTGAAAGAAATAATATTGACGCATCCAAATATAATTTTTGGAATTTTGATATTCAGGGAGCAGAACTAATGGCGTTGAAAGGCGCAACACAATCTATCAAACATGCAAAAGTAATATATCTTGAAGTTAATGAAAAAGAATTATATAAAAATTGTGGATTGGTTACTGAGGTTGATTCATTTTTATCTAGTTTTAATTTTAAGAGAGTTTTGACTAATATGACGATGCATGGGTGGGGTGATGCTTTATATATATTAGATAATTAAAATGGGGGTGACTTTAAACCATACTAGAAAGTGTAATCTGAAATGTTGCACTCAATAAAAAATAATATTTTATTTATAAAATTATAATATTATTTGGTTTTACCACTTTATTTGCCTTTTTCAATCAATCTATACAAAATATAAATTGATATTGCAGACAAACTCAAAAAGTATAATTGTGCTATTGGGTCTTGCGGTAATTTAACCTCTTCCATATCCATATTTTGAAAAGCTTGTCTACACGATTTACCACTAATAGGATTTTTTCCATTTGGAAATGTACATGGATTCATGTTTTGTATATCAATTAATGTTACATAATTGGTTTCTGACGATTTATTGTTATTGATATCTACAGTCTGCATGGTTAATTTTTGACAAGGAGGTATAGAACCAGCAAGAAATGACTGCATTATAGTATATGGATTTAATACATTTAAATCTTCCATAGCACCAGGTATCAAACCACGAAAATTAGAAAAATTTACACCTAAACCTTGTGATATAAAAGGAATATTACCACTAGGAACATTATCAACGTAAATGTATCTATCTACTTGTTGATTTGTAGCCTTGTCTAAACATTTTGCACCAGTTTGTAAAAAAAATTTATTACCTAAAGGTTGACCTGTAGTTGATGCTTTACTATTTCCTTCAACTAAAAGACTTACATAATTGATTAATCCATTAATATCATTTGCAAGAGCTGGTAATGTTCCTCTGTCTGACATACCAATTTGACTAGGAGTTTTAATATTTTTATAGTATGGATAATTTGGACCAAGTAATCGTGTTTGAACACCATCAGCATCGTTTAATACTTGTTCAAATATGTTATTCGCATTTGACATATTTATAAATATTTATAATATTAATTTATGTAAATATTATATTTTTTCCACCTTTTATAAAAAGGTGGAGCCAAAATACCCTTTCGCAAAAAGTATAGCCAAACCAAAGAACATTAATTTTGGCTCCACCTTTTTATAAAAGGTGGAAAAGGTGGATTAGGTTGACCCGGTTATTACCGGTGGAGAACTAGGAAGATTAGCTTTCGCATATTGTTGTTGTGCTTCCATTAATTTAGTAACTTGCGATGTTAGTGTAATAAGGTTTCCACTAATATCTTGCACTTCCTTATCTAAACCAACTAATTTATCTACTTGTTGTTTTAAAACCTGTATATTCCCTGCGTTTTGTTGTCCTAATATCAAAGCGTTATTTGGATTATTCATATCATATGGCTGATATTGTTGTGAAGGCATTGTATCAAGACCTTCTATGATGTCGTCATTCATTTTGAATTTAATATTTGATAAAAAAATCTGATAAAATATAAGTATTATAAAAAATACAATCAATATATTTACTAACATTATTATTAATATAGTGTAATATTTTATCCTTTTGATATATTTATTATTATTTTGTTATTTCATTATTTTATTTTATTATATAATTATAAATATAAATAATAAAATAAATGGCTCAATTTATAAATAAAGCTTCTTTAAATACAGGTTTTAATTCATTAGGGACCTCATTTTATCCGGTTGGTATGGGTAGACCAGGTAATTTAAGAAATCAAGGTGGTTATAAAACCTGGAAAGGAACCGCTATTAATAGTAATCCTACAGGGATAGCTGCTGGACACATTCGTCCTTTAACAAATTTAGATACAGGTAATATATTTCCAGGGCCTTTTGGTAAACCAAGACCTCTAAAACATTATAGAAAAGGAAGAGTTGTCCCAAATATTGATATAATTACTCTTGACAAAGATAAAGAAGGTCAATTTATCTATAAAGATAAAACGTATATAGCTGAGGCCGAAGCCGGTTTAATACAATACAACTTAAATCGTAGTGTAAAATCAAGTAAAGGTACATCACTTGGCGGAGGTTTTGGCGGCAGTGGTTTATTAAACGAAATGCAAGATAAGCCTGGAAGTTATTTAGTAAAACAGAATCCTCTTACTGAAATAAATGAATCTTTACAAATCAACAATGATTGCGCTACTTGTCAAGGTGTTGGAATTGTAGATACATATTATCCAAATGAAGACTATTTGACAGAAAATCCTGAAGCAAATACTCAAAATAAAATTTTATGTTGTAATCAAGAGAAATTTGCATTGAAACGTGTAATTTATGCAAATACAAATTTACGTAAAAACTATTATACTACACATAAACAATATTTACAAAATAGATGTAAAACTTACAATCAAAAAGCATTTAATTTTGAAACATATAATCCTATAAATGCTGCGGAAATTGCTGCATCGCAAAATCCGGCAGTTACTGCAGCATTAATTAAAGCATCTAAACCCGGAGATCCCTTGTCTATTACTAATACATATTTTGCGAACTGTCAACCAAATGCGGAAATTGTGACTGCTTCCGAAATTAATTTGGTATACGCTATTCTTGATATTTTATTAAATCAAAATGCTATTACTATAGAACAGTATGATTCTTTTATTGCAATCAACAATTTAAAACTCACCGGTTTATTTGAATATTTGAAAAAATTACCAAAAGAAACAAGTGATGTGGCTGTTGCTATTTTTATTGCATTTATTAATAATCCCTACTATGGTGTTCCACTTTCGGGTCCTAATAATCCAATAGGTTGCAAATTAACTATTTACAAACCAAACAATCCACAATATGCTCAACAAGGAGCAGTTGATGCAAGTACGCGTATATTAAAATTAAATGTTACAACTATTGAGAAAAACGCTGCATCATACAATAAAAATTATCTAGGTAAAAACAAACCATCCCAATCTTGTGAAAGACCCCCTCTAAATTTTCATCCAACAACCTATCAAAATAAAAAGGCTTGCAATTATGTTAGAAAACCAGACTATTTTACTCCTGTCTCTCAAGCTAGTCCATATAGATATTATTATTATCAAAATTCGCCATTTTCTCGTTTAACAAATCATTACAGACAAAGTCCAAATGGTAACGCGCTTTTATAATTCTTTCTCTTTACTAGTCGGTAGAAAAATATTAGTTTTATCTAAAAATTTATTATAAGGAATTTTATATTTCTCACACCAATTAATTGATTTTTGTATATTATTTTTTTTTAAACAATCAATTTTATCATTTTTATTTTTACTTTTTAAAACATTAATTATTTGATTTAATGAATCCAACTGTTGTTGTCCAATTATAATATTAATGTCATCTATTTTATTGAAAAAAAAATATGGAACTTGATCAATAATTATATTATGGAAATTTAAATTATTGGTGTTATCGTATTTATTTTCAATAATATTTTTCAATGCAATAATATAATTATTGATAATTTCAAAACTATAATAATTTAATTTTAAATTTTGTAAAATAATGTATTTATCGTGCGTTATAATGTTAGAAGTGTTAGGTTTAATAATATTTATTTTTTCAAAAAATGAACAAAAAATATAAATAATTTCAATAATTGGTTTATAAAAAATATTATTTATTTTCAAAATGACAAAACTATTTTCTTTCAAATAGCTTAATACAATTATCAATAATTCAATCAAATCAATAATATATTGATTCAAATTTTCACAATTATTTATCTCATAAATAATAAAATTAAACTTTGTTTTTTCTATTAAAGTATGTAAATTTGAGTTATATTCATAAAAACAGAAAAATTTGTCTTCATTATAATTTTCTCTTAAAATCTCAAGACATTCCAATGAATCTTCGTAATTTTTACCAACTATTAAAGAATTCATAATCTCAAAATTGAAAATTTCCAATAAGTTTAATGTTTGAAATATTTCTAACAGGTCATAAAACATCATACTTTTAGGTTTTAGTTTACTTACTGAAAAATTGGAACCAGGAACTTTGGAGAATATATATTCATGTGGATTTATAATTTTGATTATTTCATTATAATCTATTTTATTATTATCACAGTTACATAATGTAATAATTTCACTTGTTAAATCATTATAATAATTTATAAATGATTTTGAAATACATGGTTTTATTTCGTTAAAATCTACGGTTTGCTTAATCGTTATTTTATTATTTATTTTTGGTAATGTATAATAATTCATAAATTTTTATTATATATTACAACAAAATTATGTTTAAGTGATTTTATTGTTACCTGTTTTGTTTAGTTGCAGTGTTTTAGTTTTTTACTTTGTTTTATTCCATTGCTTCTGTAGATGGGTCCAATATTAATTTCTTACCTAGTTTGCGTACCTTACGTTTCTTTGTATTCTCTTTTTCAAATTCTTTTGAAACCGCGACAACAGTCTTTGTTTCTTTATTGTTTTGTTCAATTTCTGAATAATTATAATCACTAAACTCCATTTGCACCTTATCTGTATTGACATTTCTTATTTTTTTATATACGAAATATCTATTTAAAAACGAAATTTTCTTTTCATATTCACTCATATTAATTGCTTCGCCGTAGTCTTTTGATCTGTTTTTATTTTTCTTTATTTCTTCCATCATATTCATAAACAACTCGCTGAATAAACCACTTCCTTCCGGTAAGCCAATTGATATGGCTTCTTCTCTATCTATTAATTTAAATCCATAATTATCTAAAACACTATCCAAATAATCAAAATTCACCAAATATTCTGTTATTAATTGGTTGATTGAATCTTGATACACGTCTATTCTGTATCCAATACAGCTTGAATTATCCTCTAATGTCGTTGAATTATAACCCTTTACAATTTCCCACACTTTTTTGCCTTTTTCTATAATTTGAATAGACTCTCCTTGTAGTTTTTTTCTTAGCAAATTGAATACTTCTTTACCGTCGTAACATGTACCAATGAAATAACCATTTAATTTTGTACATTCTGATACATTTTTCATGAAACCTTGTAGTGTATTTGGATTTTCTAAAAAGTAATGTACAGCAAATTGACACGATGAAACATTAAACCCGTCTTCACCTTTACCATATTGTCTGAGAACCGCTTTTCCTAATACATCAGCATCCTTTGTACCACTACCAAAAATAGCTTTGGTTATTTGAATCGCTTTATCGTTTAACATTGCTGCACCAGATTTTATATTGTACGAACTATCACCGTTCACAAACAATGCACTTGGTATATGTTTATTTGTTTTGGTTGAGTTCAAATATCTAACGCAAGCTCCATCCAATCTATCTTCTAAATTATTTTTGGATTTATCAATACCGAAGACAAACGACAAACGAGAACTAATCCATTTTGGTAAATCACCTGCTTTTCCACACGCATAATCAATTAATGTATCTCCTTGTTTGGAAACTGATTTAATTAACGATTTTTTGACGTACAAATTATGAAAATTTTTCATTGCTTCAGTTGATGTTTTACCTGCCGGTTTATTATAATATATATCTTCGTCAACACTAATGTCAGGTATACCTTCTCCACTAGAAATCATATCTTCGGTTATTGGATTATTAATTGATTTCCAATTACTATTTGCAACGTGATATGCATTACCAAAATTTTTCATTCCTTGTAAAAATTCACTTGTTTTGTCATATCTAACTCTTTTTGGAATCCATCTCCAACCTTTTTCCTTTGATAAATCGTAACTGAATTCAACAATCATATTATCACCAAATACTTCATTTTCTTCAGTAAACATTTGTCTAACACCATTATCGTCTAATTTTAACATTATGTTACATATTCCAGCTTCGGGATCAAAAGGTTCTGTTGGGTAAAATTGTAGTGGTTTTGCATCATTTGTATATTTTTCTTCGTAGTTCATATCTTTAAATTCCGGTAATTTGTCGTCAATAACATCTTGACATGGGTTCAAATAAATTACACCGTGTTTTCTTTCGCTATATGTACAGCTTAATTGAATAGTTTTGTATTCGCTTAACTGTGTGCTTAAATGTGAATTTAATCCGGGTTCATAGATTGTTTTAACAATATCTTCTCCACCTGGTTGTTTTGTGGTAACTACAAAGAAATCAATTGTATTATCTTCAGCAGGTTTCCATTTAAATGAATATTCCCATGTAATTTTGCTTAAAGGTCCAGTTTCACCTTCTTTATTTGATCCTACACCATAATAAGCATGTGTAAATATCAGTCCATCTGTATTATATTCAAATCTATTTTCTCTTACTTTTGTCAAAATATCATTACAGGCATCAAATATATTACCTTTTAAAATACTTTCAGGATAGAACTTTTTGTTTTTAATTGTAATTGGCGACAATAATTTTTTAATTTCATTTGTATTTTTTGATGTTTCTACGGTAACATTTACATCCATTATAGACAATGCTTTTATTAAAGCAATTGTATTTTGTAATAACATATATCTGCATTGGAAATTGTCACTGTTATTGATTTTAGATTGCTGTTTACTTTTGCTATTACTATTATCATTAGCACCAATATCTTCTTCTTTAACAACAAACGGTAACATTCTCACATCCACTTTATTTAAATAGTAAATATCAAAAGCCGCATATAAATTTATGAATTTTCCATATTTATCATTTGCAATTAATTCGCCATCTAATAAACTATTGAATATATCTTTATTTATTGTTTTCGCTCCTGTGAAAATAACTTGCATATTTGTGTTTATTAAATAAATTTTACCTTTACCGCTTATAAATAATAGATTACGCTCGCCATCTGCCTTATCGGTTACTACAAAATCCTTTCTAATATTTGGAATATTTGAGTTTGCGTCTATTTCTGCTATATTGGACATTTGCAACGTAAACGAAGACGGACCAATAAAATCGCTTGGATATATTCTTTTTTCAGGTTTATAATTTTCTTTATGTAAAATTTTCATATATTCATCCATCACCTCTTTTTGTTCTAAATAGGATACTGGATAATTGGTGTTTTGAAGTCCGCTAAGAACAAATTTGATTACTTTTCGTAAAGCTTCTAATATTTTTTCATGTGTATCAAACTGGGTATATGGACCAATTTTATTATTATCCACTTCCAGCTCAATTTCTATTTTTTCAGGACTATTAAATACATTTGACTCTTCAACTGTGTATGTTTTTTTATAAATATCCCCATTGAACTTGGTAATACTAATATCAACATTGATAGGATAATCAGGATGTGTAAAAGTAACACGATTTAAAAACCGAAACATCTTTTTATTTTTATCCCAATTTTGTAATATGAAATTTTTAGAAGTCATACTAATATTTTCTTCTACTTGATAAGAAACCCTGAAATTGAATTCGTCAAAATTAACTGGAAATACCTTTTTATTGTCAATAAAGATGTTGTTCTTATTTACAAAAGTTACAGCGTTCATATTATCTTTGTATATAGCTTTAAGGTCATTCGTTTTACAGTATTTTTGAATTTGAAACAAATCGTTAATGGTAACTCTTGTATTGGATAGTTTGAATTTTCCGGTATTTTTATCAAGATATTCGGTTTGTATTTTTAAGCTAGATGTCCCTACTTCATTTATACTTGAAAACCCTAACGATTTTAGTTTTTTAATAACATTATCATAATCATTTTTGTTCAAGGGTTTAATACCCCTTGTTCCAAATCTAACTTCCAATTCATGATTTTTATTAGAATGACTAAATGGCGATGATTGATAATATAATTTAATTAAATTAGCAAAATCTTTTTGTGAGTTTTTTTGTGATTGTTTCAAATCTACTAAATTTATTTTAGGTTCAACTTCTGTTTCTCTTACATATTCTGTATCTGCAGCTTCAATATCCTCTTTTAATAGCTCATCAGGAGTTTGCTTTTCAATTGCATCGGCTGCAGGAGGGCTAAAATCAGGGGTTTCGGGTTTAAATTGTCGTTGCGGTGGCGGCTCTAGATCCTTTTCAAGACCTTGTTTTTTTAATATTTGTTTTAAAGTAAAATACTTATCTCTAATTTTCAAAGTATCTAATTTCGCCTTATCTTTTGGATTTAATTTTTCATAAATTTGTTGAATATCTTTGTTTGCTATATCTTTAAGTATTGCAATTTTGAATTCCAATTTAGATAATAAATCAATTTCTTGCTTTGTTTTATCGTCCAAATCATTATAAATTTTATTTAATTCAACACTTCCAAAATCAAATCCCATTTTCACCTTATTTTCGTCATTTAACATTTTATATATTATATAATTAGACTTATTTTTAAATTATTGTTCAATTTTTTTAAAAATATTTAATGATTGCTTCATACAAATCTTTTTTGCTTTTAGTCTTGATATTGTCACCACTAACAATTTCATTGCTTTCATTGCTTTTATTGCTTTTATTGCTTTTATTATTAGAAGCAGAACCAGAAGAAACAACACTTGTCTCAATACCTAATTTATTGCAAATATCTACCAACTCTTGTGTTTTATAAGCCGACATGGATTTTATTGGTTTTGACAAATTGTCAACTTTGTAATATTTATTTCTAAAATCGTCAAGATTATCTTTATTTGTCTCTTCAAATCCATATTTATCCTTTTCCGAAATATATTTTATAATATAAATTTTATTGGAGTCGTTCATATTCAACTCAAAATAGGTATTTTTTTTGATGAAAAAAATATTCAAACATCCAACTACACATAAAGTTAAAAATGTGTTAATGTCAATTCTTGTTTCATTTGCTAACATATTTTCGGTGTTCGTCAATGTATCAAACTTGTATTGTTTAATCAATTGTTTTTCTTTTCGTAAACGTTCTACATAATCAATTTTCATTTTTTTTTCAACAATTATGTTTCTGTTTGTTAATTGGGTGTAGTTTGATATACCATTTTTTATAATGTATAAACACCAAAATAAACTGTCACTATCATTCGGTATAAATATATTTTTATTTATGGATTCTATTTTTTCTGATTGCTGTTTTATTTTTTTATTGTTATATTGGTCGTGCAATTTATATTCCAATGATTTACACATACTCGTATTATTAAACATATAATCTTGAACATGTTTAACAAAATTTTGATATAAGTCGTCTTCTTTAACAAAAGCCATTTGCAAATGTTTGTTGTTTGTTACTAATTTATTGTTTGTTATCTTTATTATCTTTTGAAAAATATATATTTTTAAACGTTTCTTTTTGTTTTTCAATTTCATTCAAAGTACATTCTTGATTATTCACATAGTTTATGTATGATTTCATTGATTCCAATATATCCTTATTTAATTCAGATAAATTAACGTGAACACCGTATTTATTCTCGTTTAAGGTAACATATTTATAATTATTCAAAATTCTTAAAATTTCTACTTGATTGAATTTATTCATGTTTTCTATAGATTCTCTAATATAATTTAATTCACTAACAGAAAAATTATTAATTTCATTTGTTGTCATAGTTATTTCGGTATAGCTCATTTCACTGTAAATACGTTGTCTAATATATTCAATATAACTTATTATATTTAATATATTTTAATTATATAATAAGAATTACACCCAATATAATAATTAATAATATGGTAGTAATTGAAAAAGGTAATGAAAAATTATGGGAAAAAATCCCATACGACGTATTTATTAATCATATAATCCCGTACACTTATCAAAAAAAAGATTCAACCCTTTTGAATGACATTCGTAATTTTATTCGTGATTATAGAATAATACTCAATTATTATTCCTTTGAAATGAATGAATTTTTTCTTATTCATGATATATTAGTATTTTTAATTAGTGACGAAATAAAAATTGATTTTCTTAATCGTAATGTAATGTTCAAAAATTTATCATTGGATAAAAAATACGAGTATATTCAACAACATTTTCAGAAAAATTTAAATACAAAAGTTGACCAAAAAAATAAGTTTTTATTAGCACTTATGACGCCAAGTGAACGCGCGCTTTTTATAAACCAACACATAATTTCAGAATTTGAAAACGATTAATCCTCAATCACAAGTTTCGGTTTTTGCTCTCTTACAAGTTGTCCTATAATAGATACAAATTTATCGTTCAATTCAAAACGTTGACCAATAACGCGTATGTTTATTTTGTCGCCTTCTTTTACATCATTAAATTGAGAACTATAATAATGATGGTCTCGTGCAATAAATACAATAATAGGACTTGGTTTTTCATCAGCGCTTTCAGCTGTAATACCTGCCTTTGTATTTGTTTTTGCAATACAAGAAATATTTGTTCCTTCTACTGGAAAGCAAACTTGACATTCAAAAACTACGTCAAAAGATACAAGGTTTCCCCGTTTAATTGTACCGCTTGAATAAGTAATAATTTTTGTAGATTGTGGTTTGATAAACCCTTCAACAACACATTTACCTTCATAATGAAATGATATGTATTCTTCAATCACTTGTTTTAAATTCTTACCAATTGCGGTAATTGGTAGTGAAATTGTTCTAGTAATTATTGATCGTGAATAGATAGATGATAGTATTATTTCTTTTTTTTTATTTTTAAATTTAGGTTCTGTGGCCTGTATATTATTATTGTCGTTGTCGTTGTCGTTGTCGTTGTTATTGTTATTCAATTCCATTGCCATTTCCATTATATGTAATACTATATATAGTATACATAATTTCTTTTAATTAATTTTCAATTTTAATTTTTAATTTGATAAAAAAATTGATAAAAGATTTAACGTATTCATAAATTCAAATAATATAAGAAGAATGACAATTGAAAAGTTTTGCGACAAAAGGTTAATTGAAGAGAATTTTAAAAAATGTGTTAAAGGTTATCATTTGATAAACTCATCCCCTATCATTGAAAAAATATGGGAAGATTTGAACGCTACTGTATTTACATCTGTAGGAATTAATGTTGATTCAAAAAGCGACGGAAGTCATTTACCAGGAATGGATATTCATTGTGCAATGGGTGGAATTAGTAACAAGTCTGGTAAATATGCAAATCAAAAAAAAAGTATTGATATTAGTTCTTATAGATTAACTACCGTATGTAATGCAAAAAATTGTGGTAGTCCACAAGAAATAATCCAAGAAATAAATAGTAGAAAAAATTTTGATTATTATTCCTTTATAATTAGAGATGAAATATCTGGCGGGTCTTGTGGTGCTGGTACAGACCAAATAAGTTATGATTGGTTTCTTATTCCAAGTAATTATTTGGTATTAGACCCATCTTCTTACACATGGGAACCAACCATTGGTAAGCGTGGAAAAAATAAAGATACACAAGTGGGTTGGAATACAAATGAAATTAATGGATGTAAAATGAGCATTACATTTAGTATGTCATCTCAACTATGGATGCATATTAACATTACCGAAGAAATAAAAAAATTTATTGTAGCAAGTGCTTTAGTTAGCAACAAACCATGTTATAATTATATTCAAATAAGTGAATCTTTACACTAAGTGTAAAGAAAAACCGGAGTTGTCATTTTTTTTACGGTTAGTATAAATTTATATTATTTTATTATTATAATAAAATAATAAATAAATATAACATGTCATCAAAATCATATTTGACAAGTTCTAATTATTATAGGAATTATTCTCAATGGTTATCGTCACAAAAATATTGTAACGATAAAGAAAAATGCGACTCGTGTATGAGTGGTAGGAATTGTAATGGAGCTGGAGAAGGTGGCCAAGATCCTCCAAATTCTCAAGGAAGTCAAAAATACATTGGAAGAACAGGTTATAGACCACCCACTAAGGGTTCACAAGGAAATGTAGGAGGTATTGGGCCTATTGGCGGTTCAGTATCATCGTCGCTAATTCCCACAAGAGATGTTTCATATGACTTAGGTTCTTCAGGTGCAAGATTTAGGTCGCTTTATTTGGCTGGTTCAACTATTTATTTGGGAAGGACTGCTATTTCTTCTACACCTGAAGGTGAAATATTTATTACAACGTCACAAACTGGTGGAACAGGTTCTGTAGTTCGTATTGGAGAACAAAGACCACAAGGTTACACAGGTTCTCAAGGTTATACAGGTCCTCAAGGTTATACAGGTTCTCAAGGTTTTACTGGTCCGCAAGGTTTTACCGGTCCTCAAGGTTATACAGGATCTCAAGGTTATACAGGTTCTCAAGGTTTTACTGGTCCGCAAGGTTTTACCGGTCCTCAAGGTTATACAGGTTCTCAAGGTTATACAGGTTCTCAAGGTTATACAGGTTCTCAAGGTTTTACAGGTTCTCAAGGTTATACAGGTCCTCAAGGTTATACAGGATTCACTGGTCCAACAGGTCCTCAAGGTTATACAGGATCTCAAGGTTTTACCGGTCCTCAAGGTTACACAGGATCTCAAGGCTACACAGGATTCACTGGTCCAACAGGTCCTCAAGGTTTTACCGGTCCTCAAGGTTATACAGGATTCACTGGTCCAACAGGTCCTCAAGGATACACGGGATCTCAAGGTTTTACCGGGCCTCAAGGGTTCACAGGATCTCAAGGCTACACAGGATTCACTGGTCCAACAGGTCCTCAAGGATACACGGGATCTCAAGGTTTTACCGGGCCTCAAGGGTTCACAGGATCTCAAGGTTTTACTGGTACTCAAGGTTATACAGGATTCACTGGTCCAACAGGTCCTCAAGGTTATACCGGTCCTCAAGGCTACTCAGGATTCACTGGTCCAACAGGTCCTCAAGGTTATACAGGATCTCAAGGATACGCGGGATCTCAAGGTTATACCGGTCCTCAAGGGTTCACAGGATCTCAAGGTTTTACTGGTCCGCAAGGATACACAGGATCTCAAGGGTTCACAGGTACTCAAGGTTTCACGGGACCTCAAGGTTTTACTGGACCTCAAGGAGACCAAGGACCAACTTTTTTCTCAAACGCAGAAACACAAATAACCTCTGCAACTACACCAAGTATTAATTTTAATAATGTACAAGGAAAAACTTATTTTTTAAATATAGCAAACAATATTACTGGATTTAATTTATCAAATCCTGTTTCTGGAGGACAATATGTTATATATGTGCGTAATGAATCAACAACAACTAGCTATACTATTTCTACTATTTCAACTACAACAATAAAAACAAATTATTTATATACTCAAATTGTCAAGCCATTAAGTTATGCTCTTATAACAATTACTTACAGTTCTTTTAATATATATTATGTGTCTTGTTCTGTTTATGCTTAATATTTTTATAAAAAATTTATTTACGGAATCAATGTACCATTATCAAAAAAATAAAAATAACCTAATGGAACATATGTTTTTGCTAAAGTCGGATTTGAAATAGCAATTTTTATACCAACACCGCCTTGATTTTGTCCTAGTTGTATTCTAATAGGATAATAAGTGGAGTCAATTAAATTAATTGTACCAGATTTTTCAGGACCTATTCCATGTAGACCAGGAAATTTAACTACCGTATTATTTGCTGCATATCCAGAAGCTGCAACATCTCCAACCCAAAGAAAAGAACAATCATCTGAATCTAAATAAAATGTCCATGTACCAGTATAATTTGATTTAAAATATCCAAGCCACTGAACTGAAACGGTTTGTGTAACATCAGTTTTAACACAATTATTTGTACCAACATCAACTGATGGTATATTCAAAATCAATCCTTTATTAGGACCAGTAGTTGAAGTTGTATATGGTGTTGCAGTAGAAAAATAATTTACATTATCATTCATATAACCATTATATACTGTATATTGTAAACCTTCAAATCTTGTAGTATTTAAAGAAATCGTATTTGATGCCATTTTATATTTATTTTATTATATAATGTCTCTACAAAATAATTATAAAGATATTCTAAATGCATTTAATAATAATCTTATTTATAATTTGATAATGATAATGTTTATCATTATCATTATCATAATCAGAAATTTGTCTTTCACTCTTTCACTCTTTCATTTGCAACTGTAATATAATCATTATTAATTTCAAAACCAATAAAGTTTACATTGTTATTTTTTGCTGATACACATTCTGAACCTGAACCAGCAAAAGGGACAACTAATAATGTTTGTTGCGATTTATTCATTGAAGCTTTTATTAATGTATCACATAATTGTAAAGGTTTTTGGGTTGGATGGTCAACGCGTTCTTTTTTACCGGCACCTCCTGCTAGCGCAGGAACTTTAATTACGTCTCGGGGTAAAGCACCCAACTCATGAGCATTATAAGTTGTTTCTGTATCGCCGTTACTAAACCGTCCTTTGGTTGCCTTTCTCACCTTTCCAGCAGCATTTTTAATAAAATTTTCTGTATATGGTTCTCTTACATCGTCACGATTAAATATAGGCTTGTTTTTATAACAGCATAAAATGCTTTCATGAGACCTCTGCCAAAAATTGAGCGATGGTGTCGTTTTATTTGTATAATGCCAAACCAACCATCTCACGTTGCAACCGCCTATACGTGTTCTGATAAATGCAAGATTTTCACTGAAACCGTATATATAAAGCGTCCCGTTAGGTTTTAATATTCGCAAACACTCTTGAATCCATACGTCACACCACATTAAATACTCATCCATGGTTTGCTTATCACTATTATTACCAAAATCTTTACCAATATTGTAGGGCGGGTCGCATATAACAATATCCACAGTTTCGCTTTTTATTTTTTTCATTCCGACAATACAATCTTCATTATATATTTTATTTACTTCAATATCAAATTCAAATTTGGAGTCATCGTGATTCATTAATTTGTTGATTATAAAAGATATATATTAATACAAATATTAGTGTTAATATATTTAATATCATTTTTTTTATTTATTTTACGTGGATGGTATATAATTTATGGTACAAAGCCATTTCTGGAGTCAAAAACCATTTCTTATCATCCTTTCTAATTCTATCAAAAAATCGCAAAACAAATTCTTGCATAACACATAGTTCTACATGTCCTACCGCATCTTGAATAACATTTTTATCATCATCTTTTACTATTTTAGTATTTTCTTTTGTATATTTTTCTTCGCCAATAATTTGATTCAATATTTGCATTGTTTTATTTTTTCCTGCTTCGTCACATCTTGCACCAGTATCTCTGGGTGATAACATATCTTTTGTTTTAAAAATCAAATATTTATTATTTTTTTCATAACCCATAAATCCCACTATAACATTATAGTCACTCACTTTAAAATCTAATAAATCTCTTACTTCACTTGTTTCCGCAATTTCTCTCTGATCTTCCGGTTCTGCATCAATCCATTTCTTAGTTTTATTATTAAAAATCATTATCTTTCTCTTATTCAAATTGTAAAGAATCATTGCATTAAAGTTTTTAGTTGTAATACTTTTTCTCTCAAAGTGATCTTTGATGAAGTATTCAAGACTGTTCATTTGAATCTCTTTTAATGAATAAATATAATTCATCAAATCTAATTTTTCTTCAAACAACAATAATTCAATCATGTGAGCTACTAAAAAATATAACAAGTAATCCTTGCTGTCAGGATATTCTCTAGCTAGTTTTCGCATAACAACACCGCAATGTTTAAACCAATTATCATCACCACGAGGGACTTTCGTTCCTGGTTTTAAATATTCTTTTGTTAAATCAAAATTTTCATTCATTTCAGCCAATATCTTATTTTTTCTCTCTTCATATTCATGTTCCTTCTTTTTAGCATGAACATCAACTCCAACATCAAGACCAACATTATGAATATCCGATGCATCATCATGACCAACCCTTGATTTACCTATCTTTGGTTTTAAATCAAAGCTAATCATAGTATGTTTATAATCAATCGGAACGGATCGTTCATAAATAGATATGTTTTTGTCTAATAATTCAACTGGTTGAAACAAATAATAATCTCCAATATTTACCAATCTTCCATTTCGTCCATATTTATCTACAATAAACTCGTTATTGTCATCTATCAACATTGTCAACGCAGCATATATTTGAACCAAAGGATATTTTTTTGGTATATTAATTAACTCAATGAGGGTTTCTTTCTTATAAAAAAACCCTTCTTTCATCAATACTCTAATTTTTTGATTTATTTTTTCTGAATTCATTTTAATAAAAGTGTCATTGTATGTATCTTCATTTAAATTATTTTCATCAATATCTTTCGTAGGTCTACAAACATAATTACAAGTAGGCATATAATCACATGCCGGAGAGAAAGGTGCGTCCCCTATTTTGAAATCATGAATAATTAATCCTGTAGAAAGTTGTTGAGTAATTTCTTCATTCAAATATTTGCTCATTGTTTCTTGTGTAAAATTTGTTTGACCATGATTAATAATACAATCAACAGCTGTTTCTTTTAACAACCGAGTTACATTTCCTGTTTGTGTTGCTTTCAATTCAGCTACGCGAAATACGTATAAATCCGCAGCTTCTTCTTTGTTATCACCTAATATTGTACCGTACATAAAAATCTGGACATTTCTTTTTTCAAAAGGTAAATCTTTGTGACTAAAATTACGAACCCCGCGTCCAATAATCTGTTCAATGCGATTCATATTATACCATGGCTCTAATATATGAACTTGTCTTATAAATTTGAAATCAATACCTTCAGATCCGGCTTTTGAAATTAAGATTACTTTCACCTTGTTTCCATCTTTGTTGTCGTCGTTTGTTAATCCTTTTACTTCAAAATCATTGTTTGGGGACAATCTAGGGTCACCAGTTATCATTGCATATCTAGCCGGCATAAAGTCTTTCTTATTTGTTGGCGATTTCATTGTTCTTATATCAACAAGTTCAGCTGGCTTATTTTTAAACAATGGTTTTACATTTTCGCCATATCTTGTAAACCCGAATTCTTCCAATGCAAGCGCCATAGGTATTAACCCACTATCAATGTATTGAGAATAAATCAAAATAACACCCTCTGCTACTTTACTATTTCCGTCAACGTCCACATTTTTAACTAAAATGTTATCTAAAATACACTTGATTTTTGAACTATATTTGCCTATTTCATTATAAGAAAAAATCTTACCATAATCATTTAACGTTGTTTTTCTATATTCAAAATCACCTTTTAAAGGCGGAGATTTTTGATCAACGTAATCCATCATTCGTTCCAATCCTCTTTTACCTGTCAAATAATGTGGGTCAATAGTAGCAGTTCTCTCTAAATCAGTTTCTTTTCTTCTCTCACTCTCAGATTCTTCGTTATGTTCAGTCTCTTCTGATGATGACAACGGTTCATCTCCGCCTACTGTATTTTTAGTTTTATGTTTATGTTTTCTTTCAATTTCACCCTCACTTTCACTTTCTGTAATAGAAGGGATACTACTAAGACTAACTTCTACATCTTTATTACTGACGTCAAACTCATCTGCTTTTTCGTTTACAGTAGTTTCACCTACAAGAGGAGGATTATCCAAAACTTCGGAATATTTTTCAACGGGTATTTTTTCAATTATTTCTTTAAGACCTTTCATTGGATATGAAATAATTAACGACTCTAGTGGCGTTTGCAATAATGTATAGCCAAACGACTCCATATTCTCAAAACTAGGCATTTCTCGTGTTACACCTTTTTTTGTAGTAATAGAAAATTGTTTTTTCCTCAAGGAGTGAATAATATATTTATAAACACAATATTGACACATTCCGCAATTTCCACAATTTCCAATTGTATTTAAATAAATTCCCAAAATACGCGTTTTATCTTCTGATTTTATTTTTTTTAAATTCATTTGGTAAGATGGATATTGAATAAAAGGGAACGTATTTTTTTTCGCAAATTCATTGGGATATACTCTATATGGAAATGTATAAGGATTTTCACCGCGAACAAATGACACATATCCTGTTGCCTTTCTAATCAAAACATCTTCTCCTCCTTCTTTGAAATTACCATTTTTATCAAATACATCTTTGCTCTGTATAATTCCTCTTCTATCATTCATATTCATTAAATTTAATAACCATATAATTTCTTTATAACTATTATACATAGGCGTTGCTGATAATAAAAGAAGGCGCATGTTCTTAGCAGCTTTTACTAATAATTCCAAATTCAACGCCACCTTTTTATTTTCATTATCTTCTGTTTTTCTAATATTATGAACTTCGTCAATGACAATTAATCTGTTGTCAAACTCATTTCTTAGCTTTCGTATTATTCTTTTGTTAAGAGTAATTTTCGCATCACCTAATTCTGCGCCAATTTTTTGTATTTTTGTTTGATCTCCTGGTTTCATTTGGGTTCTCTTCACTTCTTCATCGTAATGAATGGTTTTGATAATATAATTTGCAAATTGCCCATATCCTAAAAATATGTAATAAGTATTTATTACATTCTTAATTTGATTAATCACTTTTTCTTTTGAAATACCTTTCATGTTCATTGGATTAATTTCTTTCAACAATTTATTTCCAATGGATGCACCTCCCTTCATAGTCCAAACACCATCAACTAATTGCAGTTTTCTCTCATCAAACAATTGTAATCTAAAATTATCTTGTACATTTTCAGACGCAACAATCATTATTCTTTTTGTTATACCCATTTGTTTCATATAATCGCGCATTTCCTCACAGACTCCAATTGCACTTAGAGTTTTGCCTGTACCTAATCCGTGGTAAAGAAGTAAACTATTATAAGGTGTCTGTGACGATAAAAAATTCTTAACAAACATTTGATGTGGTGACAACTCAAAGTCTGCTTTTGCTAACATATCAGCATATTCCTTTATATTTTGATGTATGTCTCCATCATATTTCGTATCATTGAATTCTTTTTTTTCGGCAATTTTTATATTGAAATTAATATCATTTAAATTCGGATATAAAAACCCGTTATCCATTACATTGCTATATTGTTCTTCCAAGCATTTTCTCTCGGCAATTTCCTTTTTTAGTAAAAATTTATTATATTCTATTGGTGTTGCTTCTACATTTGTTGCTGATTTGTAATCATTTTCCAAATTTATATTACAATAATTTGACATTAAAGTGATAGATAACTACTTATATACTATGAATATAATCTATATTCTTGTAATACTTTATTAATATTTGTTATTAAATTCTTTTTTTCTAAATTATAGGGTCTTATTGAATTAATACAATCGCTATAACTTTTCCATTCTAGTTTACTAACTTCAGTTTTTTGAAAATTAGTTAAATCTATAGTAGTACCATCTTTAATATACGCCAAAAAATATTTGTGTTTATACGCTTTGAGATTTGTACCAATAAACGTCTCTTCAAAAGGTAAAATATTTTCAACTATATTAATAATATCACTAGATATCCCAGTTTCTTCTTCAAATTCGCGCAAAGCACACTCTAAATCTTTCTCCCTGAAATTTTTTCGTCCTTTTGGGAATTCCCATTCAGTTTCATCCCAATTGGTATTACTATTATTTATTATATCATAAATATTTGTTATCTTATCGCCTATATTTAGACCATTTTTTAAGCACTCAAATTTCTTATAAGAAGACAATTCTTCATTTTTGTAATGACTAATGCGAGTATCGCACCACATATCTTTCCACAATTTATCAAAATCATATGTTAAAATGCGTTCTTTTTCAAAATTAGACATTTCATTAAAAATATTTTGTATTTGGTTAATATTAGATATATTATATTTACCGCGAATAAAATCAATAAAACCAAAGCTGTCTTTTCTTCTGATCATTAAATATTTATTATTTTCAAAATCTTGGGTAAATAAAATAATACCGTAACTAATTATAGGTAATTTGCATTGACTGAATTGATGTCCTAATTTACCACAATTATTACATGCATTTGTATTAACATTATTTATTGGTTTACTCATAAAAAGTTTCTTATATGTTTAAACGCCTATCTTTTTATATCATTTTATTCCAATGGTAAATCTTGATCCAAATGTATGGGGCCCTAAATTTTGGTTTTTTTTTCATACAATAACATTGAATTATCCTAATTATCCAAATGGTGTAACAAAAAAAAAATACTATGATTTTGTTCAAAATATTCCCATGTTTTTACCAGTAGAAGAAATTGCAACCCATTTTAGTAAATTATTAAATGAATACCCTATCCAGCCATATTTAGATAATAGAGAATCATTTATTAAATGGTTTTGGTTTATTCATAATAAAATAAATGAAAAATTAGAGAAACCTGTTATCACGTTGAATGAATTTTATATTAAATATTATGAACAATACAAATCAACAAATGTAAAATTAATGGAATATTATAAAATAAGACAAAAAATTATATACATTGTGTTAATTTTATTATTATGCGGGTTGATATATTATTTATACGACAAATAAATTATAATATTAGAATAATATAACACAACAAATTGCTAATTTTTATATAATTTATGGATACAAACAACAACAAACAAGGAGGCAAAGTATTAGCATCAGGTGGGTTCGGTTGTGTATTTACACCAGCATTAAAATGTATAGGTAAACCAAACCGTGATAAAAATAAAATAAGCAAACTCATGACAAATAAACACGCAAAAGAAGAATATGATGAGTTGTTATATGTCAATAATAAACTGAAAACGATACCCGATTATAAAAATTATTTTTTAATTGATGATTTTACATTATGCAAGCCAAGTAAATTAACAAAAGATGATTTAAAAAATTATCGTGAATGTGGAGCATTACAAAAAGAAGGTATAACAAAAAAAACTATAAACAATCAGTTAGATAAATTGCTTGCTATTAACATGCCTTATGGAGGTATTACAGTTGAAGATTTTATAATTAATAATAAACATTACGCACAATTAATAAAATTAAATAATAAATTGTTGGAATTGTTAAAAAATGGAATATTAGAAATGAATAAAAAGCATATATATCACAGTGATATTAAAGCATCAAATATATTAATATTACTACAACACGCTGATAATGACGAGAGTATGAAAGTACGTTTAATTGACTGGAGTCTAACAGTGGAATATATACCGTTTAAAAATCATAAATTTCCTAATAATTGGAAAAATCGGCCACTGCAATTTAATGTACCATTTTCAATTATTTTATTTACAGATTTATTTTTTGATAGTTATTCAAAATTCTTAGATAAAAATGGACCAACATCAGCTAAAAAACGTGAACTATTGTTTGAATTCGTTAAAAATTATTTGTATTTGTGGATGAAAGAACGTGGACAAGGGCATTATAAATACATTAACAAAATCGTATATATGTTATTTAAAAATGAGGTCTTGCAATCAAATGAATATGTAAATAACAAAAGGTTGAAACATGATAACGATGATAATAATTTGAAAAAATTTATTGAAACAAATTATACGCAGCCATGTATTATAAATTATTTAGTTGAAATCCTATTACATTTTACAAAGTTCAAACACGACGGTTCTTTAAACTTGCGATATTATTTAGATAACATTTTTATACATATAATTGATGTATGGGGGTTCATCATTTCTTATTTACCCTTGTATGAATTATTATTTGAAAATTTTGATGATTTAACGGAAACGCAAATGTTGATTTTTACAAAATTAAAATACATATTTTTAAAATATCTTTATGAACCGCATATTGAGTTAATTAATTTGACAAATTTAGAAAATCATTTAAAAGAAATAAATAGTTTAATAAAATAACGCTAATACAAAAAATTTATAAAATACAATAAAAATTTTATAGAATAGAAAAAAATATTATATGTATATATTATAATTATGTTTTCCTCAAGAGAGTTTGAAAAACTATGCACACCAGCAAAATTATATTTTGCGTTAGCAATCTTAAGTATTTTATTGGGTCTTTTTAGTGGTTTAAATTTTATGGCTATTTTAGGTAAATTAGTTTTTGCCGTTATCTATACTTTTATCCTAGGATGGTTGTGTAGTAAGGGATGGAAAAGTTTATCATGGTTCTTAGTATTATTACCTTATGTTTTAATTCTATTAACATTTTTTGGTTTATTCTCTTTATCTAGAAGCCATATGTCAATGATGAAACAAAGTGGTATGATGCCTATTTCACCTTAATTACAATACGTAAAATCAAAGTTCTAACTTCTAAGATACAGGCACGTTATTATTTTTAACATTTATTTAATTTATGTTTTTACAAAAAATATAAATTAAACAATAATATATAGTATGAGAGTTGAATTATGGATATTATTGATAACAGCATTTTTAGTTTATAATGCATATCACGATGGAAAATACATGAAAATGTTATTATCTTATAAAAAATATTATACAATGGGATTTTATTGCATTTTAGGTTTAGGAATTTATTTGTTATTTAAAAGAAACCCTGAACAAGGTAAAAATATGTTACAAAGCGCTCACAATGTTGTAAAATATATGCCTATTGACAAATCATCATTGGAAATGTTTTCGCCTATTTTTGATTTTACATCAAACGATGGAAACGGTGAAGGTAGTGGTGGTGGTGGTAATAGCTTGATGCAAACACTTTATGGTATGGATTCAAGCTCTTCCACTCCGCAAGCGATGCAAGTACATCAAAGAATGATGCAATCGGGCAAAAATGGAAGCAAACGTTCTGTAAGTGAAACAAAGAAAAAATATGTTGCTGCAAATCAAGATTGGAAATGTGGTCATTGTCAGTCACAATTGGACCATACTTTTGAGATTGATCATAGAATACGATTAGAATATGGCGGTGGTAATGACGTGCAAAACCTAATTGCTTTATGTCGCAATTGTCATGGTAAAAAAACTGCAAGTGAAAATATGTAAAACTACATAGTGAAACTAATCAGTGAAACTACCGAATAAAACTAACAAAAATTATATTATATTATTATAATATGTATGAAAAAAGTAAAACAAATTTAGATAATGTATTGCAAAAAATAAAGTCAAATAATTTACCTTTAATATTATTGTTATTAATATTAATCATAATTATGTTGGTAACAATTGTTACAGATTATTTTTCATTTAGTAAATCTAAATCTAAATCTAAATTTGAAGGGTTTCAAGGGTTTGATATACCGAATGATAACAGGATACCCGATAATATTGATGTACCACCGCAACAAGAGATCCCTGAAAGTGGTAACAACGTCCAAATACCTGTTAGTGACGAAGAATTACTAAATGATTATCGTCGTAATTATCCTGAAGATTATGACCAATACAAAAAACAATATGATCAATACAAGAAAGAATCTGATAAATATAAAAATGACAGTGACAATATAAACAAAATAAGCAATGATCTAAAAGATTATAATAAAGAAAATGTAAATAATTATATTGACAATTACATTGATAATTATCAAACTAGTGTAAAAAATGAATTGGTATCCGCTGTAAATAAGGAAGCCTCCAACGCAAAAAACAAGATTCCTAGTTTTAACATTAGTATTCCGACTATAAAAGACCCGAAAATTTCCAATTCTATTATTGTAATCAGTTTTATTTTAATTGCCCTTATTTTATGTTTTGTTTTTATACCTGGTTTCAGTGATTTCAAAAACTTGTTCAATCAAATAAGTAGTGTTACGTATGTTATTTTATACACTATTTTTCTAATTTTATTTTTAAGGTTGTTACCAAGTAATGTAATGAATAGTAACGCATATTATATTGTACCTATAACAATAATTATTGCTGTTTTTTTATTTATTCTAGGTTTTCGCACTAACTATGCTAGTGATTTTAATGTAAATTATGAGAGAATCAAAACGATAATTCTATATTTTTGTTTTATTACTATATGTATTACATATTATGCTGTTAATCCAGGTGATTACATAACAAAAAATTTGAATATGTCTTCATTATTTGCCGTATTAATTGGAGTATTTGGTTTTATCTATTTAATTGTGTTATTAACATTACCTGAAAATTATAATATTTTTGGTAGTTCTAGTAGTTCTACTAGTTCTAATAGTTCTAATAGTTCAAAAAATATTACCAATGCATTAGCAAATATGTCGTCATTTTCTAAGTATGGTGGAATTGGTTTTGTTTTGTTTCTAGTTATAATGACAACGGTTATTGCAACTTATCCAGGAGGGTTTTTCAAAAATATGAAATCATCCATTATTGTATTGGTACTATTTTTGGTAATCTCTATAATTTGGTCAATATTGTTAGTGTCAAATATGTTTACTGGATTTAATAGTAATTCGCCATCCGGTTTTATGGATTCCAATTTAACGTATGCTAAAAAAACCATCTTGGCTTTGTTGGGATTCACTCTTTCAGGAATTATCATTGCATACATAGTGTATAGTGTTCAAAATTTATCAGGGCGTTCAGGTATTGCAAGTTTTATTTTAAGCATTTTTCTAATTATTTCTATTTTGATTTTAATATACAAAACCATTTTTGTAAAATTACCATCCAATAATGCAAATAGAGGGAAGAACAGTTTTTTTGATTTAATTATTAATTTGATTTTTTATATACCATGTTTATTTTCGGGTCTTTTTGATGTTATTATGAAAACAGTAGTTGGTGAATACAAATCTACGACTACAGGCAATCTCTTGATATTGATAGTAACAATATGCTTGCTTTTATTGTATATTTATTTACCTACAATACAACACAATGCAAATTTACAAGGTGGAAAACAATTGGTTGAAAATCCGGTCTACACAAATACAATGCATTCATTAGCTAATTACATACAATTAAACGGAAGTGACAAGTTTGATTATCAATATAGCATATCATTTTGGGTATTTATAGATTCAAATGCACCTAATACAAATCCTAGTTATAATCAGTATACATCTTTATTAAATTATGGAGGTAAACCAAATATTCTTTACAATGCAAAAACAAATACGTTAATAGTTACTATGGAACAAAAAGATTTGGACAAAAAAAGTGAAAACAAATTGCTAGAGTTTGATGATAATGGTAATAGAATTATTTATACTAATAAAAATGTGTTACTCCAAAAATGGAACAATATTATTATTCAGTTCAATGGCGGAACTTTAGATATATTTTTGAACGGTGAATTAGTTAAATCTTCTATTGAAGTAATACCGTATATGAGTTATGATACATTAACAATTGGTAGCGATGGAGGGGTGAACGGAGGAATTTGTAATGTAGTTTATTTCCAAAACCCAATAACAATTGCAAATATTTATTATATTTACAGAAACGTGAAAGATAAAAATCCTCCTGTAATACAAAAATCAAATAATACAATTATTCCACCAATAAAATAGATAATTTCTAAATCTATATTATATTACAATAATGAATGTTTTAGGTATTGTATTAAGTATTCTAATTATAGTTTTAATTATCATGTTTTTAATTTATATTTTTAGAGACCCATATAATTTATCAAGTTTACAAAACGGTCAAAATTCAACTACTATTAAATCGTCTTCTTTAGCAACAAACGGTTCAAATATCCCATCTAGTAATTTTGCATATTCTATTTGGTTTTATATTAACGATTTCAATTATAGATACGGTGAACCAAAGGTAATTTTTGGTAGAATGGGTTCACCAAGTTCAAGTAAAGGTGGCTCTGTTACTGGATTAAGTGGTCTTGATCCATGTCCAGCGGTTGTTTTAGGTGCTGTAGAAAATAATTTAGATATATCTTTAGGATGTTTTCCTGGTATTAATCAAGTACCTACTACTCCTGGAGGAAAAACAGTTGTTCACACTTGTAGCGTAGCAAATGTTCCTGTCCAAAAATGGGTTAATTTAACTATCAGTGTTTATGGTAGATCATTGGATGTCTATATAAATGGTAAATTAGTAAAAACTTGCTTGTTACCAGGTGTTGCTAACATTAATAACAATGCTGATGTTTACGTAACACCAGTTGGTGGTTTTGATGGATGGACATCACGTTTCCAATATTATCCAAATTCATTAAATCCGCAACAAGCTTACAATATTTATACCAAAGGATATGGAGGTAGCATGTTTTCAAATTTCTTACAAGGTTATCAAGTTCAAATTTCTTTAGTTGAGAATGGAACGACTCAAAGTAGTGTTACTATTTAGATTATTTCATTATTATTCATTAAATTCATCAAAACGAATAAATTTTCTTATTCATTTAATATATACATATTATATGAGTGATAATTCAAATTATAATTCATTTTCAACAAATAAATCAAATACAAATGAAAATTTTTTTGAATCCAATAGTTTAGTAGCAAAATTCGCATTTTTATTAGTCGTTATTTTTGGTTTCATTATATTATTGAAATTCGGTATTTCTATTGTTGCTTATTTAATGTCACCAAGTCAATCTCCACACTTGATTGATGGTATGGTTGACGCAAAAAATGCAATTATTTTCCCACAAGATCCAAGTGGTAACAATAATACGGTTACTATTTATAGATCCGTAAACGAGAGGGACGGTTTAGAATTTACCTGGTCTGTGTGGATTTATATAAATAATTTACAATATCTACAAGGACAATATAGGCACATTTTCTACAAAGGAAATAGTAATTTAGCAGAAAATGGTTTGAATTTTCCTAACAATGCTCCTGGATTATATTTAGCACCTGATAGTAACAAATTAATTGTTATTATGAATACATTTGATGTTATCAACGAAGAAATATCTATTCCTAATATTCCTTTGAATAAGTGGATGAATGTTATTATACGGTGTCAAAATAAAACACTAGATGTTTACATAAATGGTACTGTTGCCCGAAGTTTACAACTAACGAGCGTTCCTAAACAAAATTATGGAGATGTATATGTAGGAATGAATGGCGGATTTGATGGATATATTTCTAACTTATGGTATCATAGCTATGCTTTAGGAACTGCAGCTATTCAAAATATAGCTAGTGCAGGTCCAAATACTAAAATGCAGGGAAGTAATGGTATGAATCTAAAAGATTCAAATTATTTGTCGCTAAGATGGTTCTTTAAAGGATCGCAAAATGCTTTTAACCCATAAACAAATTAAATTAGATATTATTTATTTTAGATAATAAATAATATCACTAAAGAATTATATTAGCTAATTATAATAAATAAATAAATACAGAATCAATGTCTTATTCAAACGGTTATTTACCTATTCCTCCTAGAGCGTGGAGTAGAGTTGATAACAAATGTACATATGATAACTCAACAAGTGTAAATATTGATAACAGTGATAGTATTTATGACCCTGCAATATTTTATAGAGCTGCTTTAATTAATAAAGGAAATGTTTTGCAGTATAAAAAAAATAGCACTCAATTGACAAAAAAACAACGTTATGCTCAAATTGCAAAGGGATTGTGGATAAATAGGACAAAAACATGGGCGACTCAAAGTGCAACATATACAAATCCAAATACAACGAGTTTAAAAAGAGTTGGTTTTGTTGAGTATCCAAAAGATGATATTACTCCTGGAAGTCCTGCTAATATTGCGGGACCGTACATTCCTGTTTCTGTATTAAAAGACCCTTTTAACTGTCCTGATTTAACATTTAAAGATGGTGGTAGTTTGGTTTGTGGCGTCTATCAAGACCCTTGCACAGGTGAAGTTGTAGACAAAACATATGAACCTAAATATTATCCAACAAGTGATTCAGATGTTCCAGGACCTATTGAACCATTATACTGGGACCCAAAATTACAAACTTGGTATCCAAAAGTAAGACGCGTTATGAATAACAGCACAAACAAATGGCCTACCAACTATAAGTTATTCAGGAGTGCTATCTATCCTGGTACGCCAGTTTTGGAAATTGTATCTTCTACTATTAATAGTATTGAATTGGCGTGGACTATTAATGATGAGAATAATAGATGTTACCCAGTTTCTAATTTTCAAATTTACGTCAATAATAGTTTATACAAAACAATAGTAAATTCAACCAATTATACAACTACCTTAACAGATTTAACCAAAGGACCTTATGATATATATATTGTTGGAATACTTTCAGGTAACCAGTCGTTGCCGTCCAATATTGTAATTTACAACAATGTATTCAACGCTTAAGCCCTTAAACTTGGATTTATACAGATTTCATTTGTTGGAAATATTTCTCCTGACATACAAATATCATTTTCATTTACACGCATACACGATCTATGTCCACGCTCCTCGCCAATATAGCAATAGCCAGCCTTAGATTGTGTTTTTTGAATGCTACTAGTTGCATCGTCTGCTAAATAATCCTGGGATTGTCCGATATTTTTCTTTACATTTGAATTATTCAATGCTTTATTTAATGTATTGTTTTGCATAACATCCGCGGTTGGTATTGCATTTGAAACTGGCGTCCCTCCTACAGTAGAACCCGCTTTTTTACCTTGTGTTGTATTTTGTGTGACAAATTCTGTAGCATCTTGAGTAACATTTTGGACACCTGTCAACCCACTATCAATAACATCTGCAGTAGTGTTAACTACCGCTTTTGCTCCAGTTGCAGTAGTATTGATAACTTGTCCAGTAACCATTGCAAAAGCGGCTAGTATTTTTGAAATAATTGGGGCGAAAAAATTTGTAATGTCTTGGGTTCCCTTTGCTAAATAGACAAAAATATTGAATCCTAAAAATGCAAGAACAAGAATAATAATAATCCATGTGGTAATTGAAACTGAAAAAAGAGAACCAAAGAACCCGCCGCTGCTGCTTCCACTTGAGGTAGAACTAGATGATACTGTTGGAGTAGAGCCCATATTATTACTACCCATTGATTGATTAATAGTTTCTAAAATTGATTTTGATGATGATGATGAATTATCCATTTATAATAAAAATATATATATTATTTTTTATTATAAACTATTCATTTGTTCATTTGTTGAAAGATAACAAATATAAAAACTGATTCATGTCTCCCAACATTTCATCCCGAATATTCAATAAATCACTATTTGTCATAACCTTTATTGCCTTATTGTTTGTTAAATTAACTAAATAACCTTTGAATGAATTGACTTTTTCTATAAGTTGAGTTGTATTACTTAAATCATATAATGTTATTTGCTTTTTATTAGTCAAATCAATTCTCATACCCGTTTTTCCTAAAAGAACTTCAATAAATTTATCCATATTTTCATTGAATTTAGAATACAATTCATCGGTTGCCTTGTGGGTTGCGTAACTATACGTTTTCCAGTGAAACAATTTAATCAATAAAAGCATTTCAAAAAAATTAACAGTAATTTCACGCTGAAAATTACGCAGTACAGAGCTTTTTGATGAAGTAATATTTTTACGAGTTTTTGCATTACCCATACTTCGTTTTTTTGTGATTTTATTTAATTTTGACATTTTTGCAGTATAATATATGCATATAAAATAAATAAATTTACAATCTAGGAACAAATTTCTCTCCAAAAGTATTCATTGCTTCCAATTTTTCAATGGTTTTTTCTAAATTAGAAGTCTTGACATCTTTGAATAAATAATCTGTTCCTGGGGATTCTTCGTTTTTCTTAATTTGCCTATAAATAGCGTCAATATTTTTAATAACATTCGCAACAACCTCTTTTTGCTGTTCTCTCATAATCTCTTCATTTAAATTAACATTTTCACATAAAAGTGATACAACGAAATATAATATGTACCGTCTTTTTCTATTGCAACCACTAGTGTATTTGAGGGTAAATAAAGTGAGAAGAGCCTTGATTATTTTTTTTATTATGGGCGGACATGTTTCCGATTTTTTTAAAAATATATCCCAAATCAACCAAATAACATCTAATTGATATTTATTTTCTACTTGCACATGTATATTGTTCCTACGTTCACAGGCCAACTTTTCTTTTTTGTTTTTGCATATATTTTCAAATTCAATGAGCCATTCAATCCAATAACAACTTTGAATCACGTTTTTTGAATTGTCAGACAAGTTATATGCTAATTCATTAACTGCAATAAATAACTCTTTGGGGTCGTCTTTCATAAAATAGTCGTCTGCAAAATGAACAGTTGGCGCCTTGAAACGGTCTGTCATTTGTGTCATATCAAAGTCGTCTTTTTTTATTTTAACATCATCAAAACTATGCTTCCGTTTAGCATCGCACAAAACACACATTATTTCGCAAAAAAGCTTTCTAATCTTATCACTATTTCGCATTCTCAACTCATTGTTTACATAACCATTGTTTACGATTTGCTTAAAATTATCAATTCTTAATTCTAAATAAATGGAAATTTTAGGATTTCCTAAATGAATAAATTTACTGTAAAAGTGCAATATAGTTTCCCATAAATCACTATAATGTCCTGAACATATTAGTTCTGCACTCCAATAACATGCAGGTTCAATTTTTGATTTTGTCAAACTATTTAGCAATTCTTTTTTCACATCACTCTTTTTGAATTTGGAAAAAGAAATCCCTTTGAAATCTTTTGGTTGTCTAATATCATTAATTTCGGAATCATGAGACATTGAATATATAATAAAAAATCATACAAAAAAAATAACAACAATACATATAGATGAAAATGAAAAATCCAATGAAATCCATTACAAATTTATATAGCAAATGTTCCAATTTTGGTAAAATATTAATAATGATATCATTGTTGCTGATAACAATTGTATTCTTTAAATATCTCCATAGTTTGAATCCAAACAGTGCAAATAATATGGCCAAAAGAGAAGGATTTATACAACAACAAGATTTCCTTTTCAAAAAAGGACCTGAGATTTACGATGATTTTTATGCTAATATTTATGATTTTCTTGTTTTCAATGAAGTGAAAAACGATTATGAAGTGGGGCTTATATTGAATCAAAATGTTCCTAATACTAAATCGGTGATTTTAGATGTTGGTTCAGGCACTGGTCACCACGTTGCAAAATTGGCTGAAAATAAAAATTTGGAAGTGATTGGTATTGATAATTCCCCTTCTATGATTAAAAAGGCAAAAGAAAATTATCCGAATTTAAATTTTAGAAAGGCTGATGTATTAAACAAAGACAATTTCAATAACAATACATTTACACATATTATGTGTATGTATTTTACACTTTATTACATTGATAATAAAGCAGCATTCTTCAATAATTGCATGGATTGGTTGATGCCTGGTGGTTGTCTAGTTGTACACTTGGTAGATAGATATAAATTTGACCCAATTTTACCTCCAGGTAATCCATTGTACATCGTATCGCCTCAAAAATATGCAAAAGAACGGATCACCAAAACCAAAGTGAATTTCAATGAATTTGTATACAACGCGGATTTTAAATTACACGAGTCATCGGACACTGCAACTTTTGACGAAAAGTTCAAATTCAATGATGGTAAGGTGCGAAAACAAGAACATATTTTATATATGAAGGACGTTGGTGATATTGTAAATATGGCGCAAGAAGCCGGGTTTTTATTGCACGCAAAAGTAGATTTAGTAAAAGTCGCTTATGAGTATCAATATTTGTATGTTTTTATGAAGCCTGGGTGAATAAGATGAAAAAACGATAAATATAAAGTAATGAAATAAGTTTAAAAATATGATCGCAAGTAATATTATAGTATCAATGGAGTGTATGGAATCTATGGAATACGTGGAATCTATGGAATACGTGGAACATATGGAAAATGTGAAATCAATGGAACCCCTGGGACAAATTGATGTTTTTGTAGAAATTTCAAAAAATTCACACATTAAGTATGAATATGATAAAAAACTTAATGCACTACGATGTGATAGAATTTTACACACCCCCTTAAAATATAATTTTAATTATGGTTTTATACCAAATACGTTAAGTGATGACGGGGACCCATTAGATGTTGTTTTACTAATGGAAGACGAATTGGTGCCTGGATCCTACATAAAATGTGAAATATTAGGATGTTTAGACACGTCTGACGATGAAGGTAATGACCCAAAAATTATTGCTTGTCCTATAGCCAAAATTGACCCTACTTACAAAGATGTTTGCGATTTGAATGATGTACCGATTCATACATTAGACAAAATTGAATATTTTTTCAGTCATTACAAAGATTTGGAAAATAAAAAGGTGAAAATTGGAAACTTTTTGAATAAAGAGATTGCTATTGTCATTTACGAAAAATCAAAACTAAAATTTATCAAAAATAAAACAACTTGAGTTTAATAGTAAAAATATTAAAATTACAAATAAATATGTACGAAACAATACCTTACATATTTATTATAATGATCTTCATCATATTTTGCATTTATATTTGTATAAGAATGAAATATGGTTTTTGGTTTTTACAACCAGTTTTTCACGTCTACGACATTTGGTATATGTTTACTCCGCCTGGAATCATTCAACACGAACTACCAAGAGAGAACAAATACACAAACTTTAAGAATATTGAAACGACCCTTTATAGCGAACTATCTGATATTAAATTACAGCGATTTGTCCACTTTATTAATTCCAATTATTTGCAAAATAAAGACAACGTATTTTGTCCCAAGCCCGAAAATGTTGAACCTTATTTTGCCGGTCATAACGATAAATCATTTGTCTCTTTTTATACTGAAAAAGATCTTGTTACTGACTTAAAAAAAGGAACCGTCGTGGAAGAGACGCGAATTGTCGGCACAATCACGTCAAGACCTGTCCACGTTTTCATTAATAAAGGCGACAAGGATAGCTATTTTGATGCCTATTATGTAGATTATTTATGTGTTGACAAAAACGATAGAAAAAAAGGGATTGCTCCACAAATTATTCAAACTCACAATTACAATCATAGACATCTTAATAAAAATATTGCTGTATGTTTATTCAAGAGAGAAGATGAATTAACTGGAATAGTTCCGTTATGTGTATATTCTACTTATGGGTTTTCCATGAAAAAATGGCATAAACCAGACGAACTACACGCGATGTATAAATTATTAGAAATTAATGACCAAAATTTCCATTTTTTGGTTGATTTTATTAAAACAAATACACATCAATTTGATATTATTATCAATACCGAACATTCAAATATTATTGAGTTGGTAAAGACAAAGAATATTTTTGTTTATGTTTTGATGGAACACGATAGTAATAGTAGTAATAATATTAAATGCGCATATTTTTATAGAAAATCATGCGTGTTTTATGAAAAGGGGCTTGAAATTTTGACATGTTTTGCATCTATTAATGGTTTTGAGAGTGCAAACGATAATCATATTTTTATTCAAGGATTCAAAATAAGTTTTTGGAAAACCGCTGAAAAGAATTATTTCGGATTTGCAGTAATTGAAAATATATCACACAACAATATGATAATTTATAATTTATGTATTAAAACAAAACCAGTTGTAGTGAGCCCTACTGCATATTTTTTTTATAATTTTGCTTATCATAGTTTTAAACCAAAAAAGGTGTTGGTTTTGAATTGAAATAATACAATCTAGCAAAACATATTATATATTATATTATATGTTATTATCATAATTATTATTTTATCAAGCGTTTACAAATCGTCGTCCTTCAATTGCTCACACATCTTACCCAATTCTATGTATCGTTGTTTCTGTTCCTTACCGAGAGTTTTAGATTTGCGAATTAGCTTATTTGTTAAATTTAAGTTACTAATATCAATCTTAATATCACATGGAGGCGTAAATACTTGTGCGCCAATTTCTAAGAAAAATATTTGATTTTTTTTATTGTAAAATAAGATTGGATTTCCATCATCATCCATTTCAATGCATCCACATGTACAGTAATCAATGTGATCAACTTCATCATTTTCTTTTTTGCATCTAATATCTAAAACATCAACGTCATTCATATATTCGCTGAAAAATTCATGCGCTTGTTCTTTATCTGTAAATAAAAAGACTTTGGGTGGATTGATTGTGATAGACGTTAATCTTGTTTTTGTAGAATTGTCTTCATAATATTGGAAGTCATAACATCCTTCATGCTTATTGTGAACTATTATGTATTTTGTAGCCATTGTATATGATTATTATTCATATATAATGACATTGGTTTAAATGGTTTTTATAATTTATTTTTATAATTTATTTTCAAATATATAAATTATAAAATAAATTTGAAAATAATGAAATCGTCAAGCTGTAGATTCATTATTTTTTGATTGTTAAATATGTGTTCCAACAATACTCTTGTCTATTTTTATAGAATATATTATATTTATTTATATTCTCATTATATTCGTTACTATTCTCGTGAAAAAATCCGTCCGTATCAAAAGTTCCTTCATGTAGATATATTTTTGATGAAAAAATATTAGGAAATACAACATATTTATCTATTTTATTTATTAATTTTAATCTATCGTTAGTATCAATATGTGGAAGGGTATTAATAGAATAATAATATTGACTTGATAAATTAAATTTATCTCTTGAATCATTATCAATCAAGTGTTGTATTGAATAATGACTACCTGCATTTAGAGGATAATTATCATTAAAAAAAACATGAGTAATATTTTTTTCAATACATTGTGTTAATCGTTGCGCAGAATTTTGATGATCGTCAAAAAAACATAAAATAGTTTCTTTATCGTTTATCATTTCTTCTAAATTTAACTTTTTAAAATCAACAAATGAATTACCTGTGAGGTAGATTGTGTTTATGTTACTATCTATAAAACCATCGCTTGGTATTTCTCTAGGATCTAAACATATTATTTTACAATCATCGCCTAATACTTTACGCATTAATTTTGTTGAAAAACCATTCCATACGCCTGATTCAATAATTATTGTTGGTCTTAAATTTTTCAATAAAAAATATAAAGAAAACATGTCATTTATTTTCATTCCACCTACATTATTTTCAATATTGTCAAAATATACATTATTCATAAAATCATCTAAATCTTCCGTTGTATATTTTAAATTCATTTAATCAATATAAATACTTTTTAACATTGTTTTTAAACCCTTAAATATTTTGAATAACACAATTTAAAAGTAGTTAAAGAAAATTAACAATTTTCTTATTTGAAATATGAATAAAAAAATTAAATATTAGTTAAATAATTATAGAGGACATGACAATAAATTTAACAACCGTTCTAAAGTCCACAACTCTTTTTGGCTCCACCTTTTCCAAAGGTGGACTACCGCACATATTTTCCTACACGAGCAAAAGAATCTATGACAAAAATAATAAATATTCCTAAAAATGAATACAAAACCACTTCTTCTGTAACATTATTCGTTTTTTCGTCTTGTTGTTCTTCAAGCAAATTAATCATATAATTCAACTTTTGTAAAAGAACATCTTGCGTTGGATGTAAATTTCCATATCCATGCATTTGCATTTGCGCGTCATTATTAGTATAGTATTGTTTGTTCACTGGATTTCGTTGTGGAATACCGTTCACGTCTGGCAGCATTTTTTTATAGTAATCCTCTACACTTTTATTGTCACCATAGTTAGTACGATAATTATTTAATTCTAAATTATTATCATCTTCATCGTTAGGTTGCGGAGATTTTCCTAATACTTTATACATGTTCATGTTATTTTGATTTATCATATTTTGCATAGCTTCATTCGTAACAGTTCTTTGAACACCTGATGACTCAGGGTTAGGAGGCGGACTAAAATTTGCCATATCCGAATTAGAATCTTCGGTATTATTGTGAATTTCTTCTAAAACTGAATTAACTTTATTTTTATCAATTTTGGTTGAAGGAGTAAATGATTCTTTATTATACATTTTTTGAGTTTTATTATGATTATGGGTTTGTCGTTTTTTATTTATTAAATTATCGTTATCATTATCATTATTATTATTTGAATTATCATTAAATGGAGCAGCATACATTGCTAAAGACATTCTTCTTAATAAAAATTAAGATAATAATTTGTTAAAGACACTGAAATTAAATTATAATATTGTCAAAAATAAAAAATATTATATGAGAATAATATAAAATGGCTATAAACAGCTTAGGTAAAAATAGTATTGGTGTTTGCCTTTCATTGCTATTAGTAATTCTTTTAAGCGAATCTAGATTATTTAAATTTTTCACAGATACTTATTTAGGAAGAGCTTTTCTGATTATTATTATATTATTTGCTAGTTATTTACATAAAATTTTAGGAGTAGTTTGTGTATTAATAATTATTATCATGTTTAATAACAACAATAACAACATTTTTTCATCTTATTATGAGGGCTTTGAAGGTAACACTACTGACGACAAAAAAGATACAAAGGTTACTGCAACTAATTCTGTATCAGAAACGACTACGACTGGGGACAGTAAAAATAAACCTATAACTACTCCTACACCTGTTCCAAATGATAAAATAGATGTTGTTACTTCTTCAACCGATTCATCCATAAATGCTAAGAATGTTTCCGGAAATACTGATGACAAATCTACTACCAACAACAACGCAAGCAAAGCTATTGAAGGGTTTGATTTGCAATCTACTGAAAATAATATTAAACGAGGAAAACAATCTAATTCTATACCAGTGAACCAATATAATAAACAATCTATTGAAGTAGCCCCTTATGAAACTGCAAGTTTTAGCAATTTTTTCGGGCTTTTGTAAAAATATAAAAATATAATGCTAAATGTATAAATAAAATATTAATATTGATATTAATGAATTATTTTAAGTCAAACGTTAAAATAATTATAGCAGTTGTTTTGATAACCATAGTACTAATTTTACTTGTAAAAATGAATAAAAATAAAGAGGGGTTTACATCCGGATTTCGCGAAATGTACCGTCCCTATGTAAGGAATGTTCGTTTAATTTATGACAACTATTACACAAGACTTAAAAATAATACTCAACTAATTTTTAGAAAATTTGGTCTAATTTAATATATCAATTAAATATATGACAAAAACAATCCCTAATCAAAGTACACATATATTTACCCCATTATTTAACGGGGTAAGTTATGTGAATAGTCATGTAATGTATTTAAATAATAGCAAGTTCTTTGCAGGGGTTATAATGATTTTATTAAACGTTGGTTCAAAATTCATGTCAATCCAGTTTAGTAAATCAACAGAAGAATATATGAAATTTACATTGAGTAAACAATTGCTCGTATTTGCAATGGCGTGGATGGGTACTCGCGATATTTATGTAGCTTTAGGATTAACAGCCGTTTTTACTATTTTATCGGAACATTTATTCAATGAAGAAAGTAGTTTATGCGTCGTTCCGCACGATTACAGAGTTTTGCATAAATTAGTAGATACTAATAGTGACGGAGACGTTTCTGAGACTGAGATTGCTAGCGCTATTGCTGTTTTAGAAAAGGCAAAAAGAGAGAAACAAAGAAAGCAGCAAAAAGAGGCCTTTACTAAATTTGATTTTGATAAATACAATTACGACAAATAAATTCGTTTTTTGGTTTTGTTGTTGGTTTTGGTATTGAACTTATTTGCTTGTAAACCTAAACCTCCTTTTTGAGTTTTAGATTTATTATTTTGTGATGGTTTTGAGTTGGATGACGATGACGATGATGATGACGGCAAATTGCTGTAATCAGGTGTTGCTACGTAATTAAGTCCTCTTAAATCCGCGTAACTTTTTCTTACCGAATTCCATCGTTGTCTACATTTTAAATTACTTAAATCTTTGCTTGATAATGTTGTCCCTTTTTGTAAATCCATGTCAATTGTAATATAGTAACTTATATTTGATTTTGTTGGGTCAGCTTGAAAAGAATTATTATTTTTGGTATAACTAGATACGTAAGGTGGTCTGTATTGGAAAGGGATAGGGGCACCTCCATCAATCTGTGACATGAATACGGATTTGGATGGTGTAAAATATTCGTAAAATAATTTTAAGAATTTTTTATTATCGTCAGTTTTTTTGTTTTGTTCTATTTCATTGAAAATGTTAAATATTATTTGTATTATAGTCGTTAACAATTGAAATTGTTTTTTATCACGAGAATCACGAATATTAATATAATTGGTTGCAAAGATTAAAAATATTATATTGAATGGTGGATAAATATTGCCTAATTTATCAAAAATGGTCGTACGTACGTTATTTGTTTTTATTGAAAATGTAGGCTCCTTGCGAAATGTTTTAAAAATATAATCAAATGATATTAATTCATAATGATTATTTTCATGATACAAAAACATATATTTTGACCATGGTTTGGTATTACTATAAATATATGGGATTCTTAATTTATCATCAATAGATTCTATTGTAATTATATTCAACCCTAAAATTTCACACAATGCGTCTATAGCAACTGTGTTTGCCCAGTAATCTGAACTTTCAATATAATTTTTTATTTCCGATTTATTAACAACTCTAAACGGTTTTCGTAGAGTTTCTTCGGTCATTTTAGTTGGTTTCATTATTAAAAAATTATCATCACTATGATAAACATTGTTGACAATATCAAAAAATATATTTGGAGTCATTGTGTTGTTGTTGTTGTTGTTCAATACGTTTTTTATATAATCGTCATACTGTTGTGCAAATTTATTATTTAGCGATTCAACCTTATAATCCAAAGCATCATTTAATTCATTGAAATTAATTGGGTTTAAATGTAAAATATAGTAAGCTACCAGCTCTCTTAGTATTTTTTGAGTGTAAATCATATTTCCTTTTCCATAATTATTATAAATTATTTTATCTGCATTAGAATTTACATTTGAATTATAATAATTGATTGCGTCTGAAACTGCTATAAAGAAACAGTCTCCTGCTCCGTTGTTTTGATTTACTCTTATGTTATCTGTTGTTATATTATATGCTTTTACGCTTAGATTATTTGAGGGTTTTACGTCAACACCACTTGTTTCTTTGAATATTTTATCAACAACTGATTTTTCATTCTCATTCATATTTTTAAAAATGGTATTAAGCATGAAATAATAATCCTTGTCTTTAAAATAACTACGCAACGAAGCCGATGATTTTCTTGATGCGTTTAATTTTATTTCGTACGTAGAAACTGTTTCCTTATCATCGTTGTATTCACTATCGGCAATTTGCAAAACCTTTGCAGGTTTTTTTGGAGGGATGGGGTCTCTTGATTTCGGTGGTTCTATTGGTTCTATTGGTTCTATTTGTTCGGATGGTGGTAACGCAGGATATTGTGGTGGTTGTGGTGGCTGTGTCGGTTTTATATTTTGCTCTATTTGTTGCAGTGGTTCTGAAGGTGGTAACGCAGGATATTGTGACATAGGTTTAATAAATTTGTTATTTTGTTGTAATGGTTGTCCTGGTTGTCCTGGTTGTCCTGGTTGTCCTGGTTGTCCTGGTTGTCCTGGTTGTCCTGGCTGTGGTGATTGTGAAGGCGGTAATGGTAAATATTTTGGCGTAGGCTTGATAGGTATGTTATATTGTTGTATTGATTGAGATGGTTGTATGATTTGAGACGCTGGTAACGATGGATACGTATTAGGTTTTTCTTGGGTTTCTTGGTTTTCTAGCTTTTCTTGAATTTTTACACCACTTGCTACATTTTGTGAACCCGTATAATTTGATCCATAAATAATTTCTTTGGGTAATTGGTGTAATTCATTTTCACCACTTATTATTTCATCTTTAACAACACTTCTATACAAATAAGGATCTATAATTCTAGTACTTTCTAATTCGGGTAACTGTTCTATTTTTTTATCAATTTTCCAATCGCCTTTTCTCCATTGAATGTCTGCAATTACATAGGGTTGTTTGTTTATATATATAACGCTGTTATTTGGAAATAACGTGTCTAAAGTTACTTTGATATTATTATCTACATAACCATTTTTAGTTGCTTCTACTAAAGATTTATCTCTAAGTAAACCATGTGAATTTATTAACGATTGAAACAAGCCTTTATTGAAAAATTCTTTTTTTTGAACATCTACCGGCAATGATTTGATGATAGATGGATTTAATTTAACAAGTGGATTAAATTGAAGTGAACCATCATTTTTATCACTCGGAAGGGTCATGTATGGTTTATATTTAATACTTTGAAAACCAGGAATATTTGTATTAATTGTTATTTTTAATTCATTTGGCACATTTGAAACATTTGACATTTATATTATATATTATTATTGATGTTATACTTATAATAATAATATATTTAAAATAAAATTGAATTATATATTTTGAAAACTTATTTTGCATATTAAAAACAATACAGTATGTCAAAAATATTAATGAAACTTGGCGATTTAATAGAAGGTAAAGTTGTAAAACGGCCTTCTAAAATGATTAAATCCCCCTATGTTGCGGATATTATACCCCTAACACTTGATTCGGATAAACAAAATGAAGAAATATTAGGGCATACTGCATCACTCGGGTGTTGTGGGCTAGCCGACGTTGGTGCAAATATTTTAATGTCAAAAATTCAAAGTAAACAGACCAAAGATAAAGAAGATAAACCAAAATGTTCGTACCGTGTTTATTTATCATGTTTTATAGATAAAGAACGGAACCAACAAACAATTGTAGGAATTCATCCAAAGTTAGCTGAAGATTTGACGGAACAAGCACTTACTAGAAATTATTTATCAAAATTACAAAATGTAAAAACATACAAGAGAGAAACTGTAATATACGTGGAGGACAAGGTTGACTCGCGTTTTGATTTCAGTGGAATTGACGAAAATGGGTTGCCCTTTATTATGGAAGTCAAAAATGTTCCACTTGCAGATTATGAAGATATAACTGCAATTGAGCGTAAAAAAAGGAACTATAGTGAGCGGGATTTTGGGAGTAAAGTTGCTTATTTTCCGGATGGTTATCGTAAAAAGGCAACTGACACAGTCAGTCCAAGAGCATTGAAACATATATGCGAACTTACTTTAATTAAAAAAGAATCCAAAACTCGTTGTATTATGTGTTATGTAATACAACGAACTGATGTAGATAGATTTACCATTTCTGTTTTAGATCCTCAATATAGAGAAGCTGTGCGTTTTGCAATAGAAAACGGCGTAGAAATTATCACGATGGTTGTAGAATGGACGCGCGACGGTCACGCTTATTTTGTTAAAGATGATTTGATTCTTGTTGACTTATAAATTCGTTCACCAATTCTTCCGGTATTTTATCAAAAGAAACCAGCGTATCATTCAATAAATATTGTTCATAATAGGCAACATTATTGTTCATTTTCTTTTTGAAGAATTCTGGGTCTTCTACACATTTCATAGCAGTTTTAATACCGCATTTTGGAAAAACGGATGGTATATTATCACTGACGTCGCCCATAATAGTTTTTATTTTTAAATCTTTTTCAGGATTTCCTGTAAATATTTTGGATTCTTTCAAATTTTTGAAAGCAAGATTGTATATGTGGATATTTTCTTTAATCAATTGTAAATAATCGTTGTCGCTTGTAATTATGTAAATACTACAGTCGTTTGCAGGATATTTTTCAACCAATTTTTTTACACAAATCGCTATACAATCGTCTGCCTCTAGTCGTGGGTGGTACAAAATTGTTTCGGCTCCGGCTTGTTGAAATAGATTTTCTTCGTAAGCCATTTTGAAAAATGGTCCGCCCATAAATCCATCTTCAGCGCCACCATTTGGGCGGGTTGCTTTGTATTTATCATAAAAATCATTGCGCCATATGTGTTCCCTCTTACAATCTTTTCCTACTATCATTTTTATATTTGGTTCATTACTATCACTGGTTGTGTCGTGATGTTTTTTGCTTTTTCCTCTAGGTTTAGCTTTAGTTAAATTTAATTTTTTTGGTATTTGTTGAAGTGATTCTACAAATGTTTTTTTGAATTTTTCTACAAAAACGGGTTTTTCAATAGGATTTTCTAACGGTTCTTCAGGAAACGCATTTTTCCACCAATTTAGAAGCGAATAGTATCTGTAAAAACAATAGTAACTACCATCTACAAATATAAATATTTTGTGGTTTGAAGACGATGGATTCATTTGTAATTATATCTTGTAAGTTATATATTCTTTTATTATACTTATGTATTTATTTCATTTTTATATTATTCACAATTATAATATTATAATATAATAGTTGTGAATATGAAAGGAAGTAAATGGGTCGTTGCGTATGGGTTTGAGTATGATAAAATCATAATAAAAGATTATAATTGTTGCATCGGTAAATCACTAAATGGTAAAAATCCAATTTATTGTTCTTTAATGATTAAAGATAAAGATATGCAAACAATTATAAATAAAATAAAACTACTTGAAAATTGTAGAGAGACATATTTATCTCATATTGATAAACTAGCAAGTGAAAAAAATGCTGTACCAAAATGGCAATTAATATCTTATGATAAAGATTATGAATATTATATTCATGTTTTACAAGGTAAAATGGAACATTTTACCAGCGAGTTGAATCCTTGTTTTTAGTTTAGTCATCCATAAATAATTCTGTGTGAAATAATTCATTCACTACATTATTTGTAATTTGCATTGTTTTTTCTTGACACAGTGCAAACGTAACACCATTCGCCATGGCTAAAGATAATTGTAGATTAACAAAATTGTCGCTCAATCTAATTCCATATTTTGATAAATTACTATTCAAAAACCCCAATAAAAATTTAATTATTTCATGAAAAAATATTTGATTCAAACTTTTTGAATGCACTAATTTATCAACAAAAGGCAAATTTAATTCAATAAGATTATTATATATTTTTTCAGGCATAATATTTTTAATGATATGTGGTTCAAAAATTCCCGAATTTATAAATTTATCCAAAAAAACAATAGATGTGTCTTGAAAAACAGATGTCAAACAATTCAACATATTTGACTTGAATGGTTCTCTAATTTCTGTCATGATACCAAAATCTATGATACCTAGTTTGTATTTTGTTTTTATATTTTCACTATCTTCTTTGATAAATAAAATGTTACCAACATGGAAATCTCCATGCGAAAACCCATGAATTAGCGAAGTGACTACTCCGAATTTAATAACTTGTTTTGCAAACTCTATATAATCTTCTTTATCTATTTCACTAAATCTTTTACCATTAATATAACTCATAGCAATTACATTTGTAAAATTACTATTTATATTATCATAAACATAAGGTATTTTTATATAATCAAGATTGAGGCAATTCCTTTGCATATGTTTTATATTTTCTATTTCTTTACTAAAATTCGTTTGCTCTTTTATAATATCAATATTCTTATGAACAGTTTCAGAAATTTTATAATTATTGAAAAATGGTATAAATTTTAATAAATTTATAAAAAATAATAGATTATCTATCCCTTGTTCTAATTTTTTATCTATATTTTTTCGCTTTATTTTGATAATGATAAAATTTTGGGTATCTTTACATCTACCTAGATAAACAAGTGATATCATTCCGGAATTAATTGGTTTATCAAAACCATTTTTGAAAACAATATCATAGTCATTGGAAAGTTGTAAAAGTGTATTGTAATCTATGTCATCTTTCGTAAATGGTGCATTGTCTGCAAATTTAAGTAACTCGTTATTAAGTTTATCATTAATAATACTATTGTTCAATGCGAGTGATTGAAACACTTTTACATATAAAATATTAATTGATCCTAATTTTTTTGTAAATCTGTTTATGAATAAATCGTAATTTTTGGTAAAAAAATATAAGGAAAATTCAGTAAAACAAATCCAAGATGTTTGTATCAAAAATAACACATTTCTGAATAATTTTACTATATCATTCAATCTAAAACTAATTGTTTGCATTATGTATATAACAATTATTACAGCAAAAGTATAATTGTTATATTATCGTATGTTCTCTATAAATTGTTTTACACGTTTAAACATTTTAATAAATATTTTACATAAGGCATTTTCTACAAAATCCGGTAATTCAATGAATTCTGTATCTATTTTAAAATCAATGATAAATTCTACTTTATGTTGATTTGCTACGTTACATACAACGATAAATTGTTCAATAGGTAATTGTTCGGCTTTTTCAGGGATTAAATGCGACAATGAGTGTTCCCGTGGATTATTTTTTATTGGTTGTAAATCAAAAATTATTTGATTTGTTCCTAATAGTTTTTTTGTTATTTTAAGTTGCGTAAATTTTTGACTAATTCCTAAATCTTGAAACAAATGTTTGTTTATTGCTAATAATGTAGCCTGGGTATCATTAAATATTTTAAAATCTATTTTTTCATATATGTCTTGATTTAAGTCATACAACAATTTTATTAAATTAAAATCAATCGCTTTTGCAAGATTTACATTTTTATTTTCTAAATAAAATTTGATATTATATTCTCCACTAGTCACTTTATTCATTTGAAAATTACTATTATCGTTTTTACTATCGTTGTTCATAAAGACAAATTAATAATTTTATAATAATTATATTTTTATATTATTATAAAACTAGTGAAAAACCGAGTTATACATATTCAACGCCAATTTTTTTTGTTTTGAATAATCAACTATTGGTTTTGGATATTTGATTTTTTCTGCGGTTGTTGATGATGATGTTGATCTTGACAAATCACCCCAATTCATAATTTCCTTTACAGGAACATCTCTTAATTCAGGTATCCATTTTTTTATATATTCTGCACTCGGATCAAAATTTTTGGCTTGTTCCCACGGATTAAAAATGCGGAAAAATGGCTGGCTATCCGCACCAGTAGACGCAATCCACTGCCAATTGCCGTTATTGGATGCAGGGTCATAATCCGTTAATTTTTTGGCAAAGTATTTTTCGCCATGCTCCCAAGAAATTAAAAGTGTTTTGACTAAAAAACTGGCTGTTATTAGGCGCGCTCTATTATGCATGTATCCGGTTTGGTTGAGCTGTCTCATACCGGCGTCTACGATAGGAAAACCAGTCATTCCATCTCTCCATGCCTCAAACCATCTTGTATTGTGACGCCATTTGATTTTATTATAATTTTTCTTCATTGCATGTCCTAAAACATGTGGAAATGAATACAAAATGTTTGCATAAAAATCGCGCCATATAAGCTGTCTTATTAAATCGCGTTTTGATTTAAGAACATGATACACTTCCCGAATAGAAACGCATCCAAATTTAATATATGCGCTTAATTCGCTTGTGCTTTTTGCTAGATCATTATGCGTTGAAGAATAGTGTACTTGTGACTTATTTGCTCTACTAAGTTGTCTCAATGCATTTTCACGACCTCCATGAACTAAGATGTCCGAGTTTTCTTTTGTAAATTTATGCATTGCATCGTTTAATGAGATTCTGTTAGGAATCGTCTTTTTCGTGTAAGTTAAATGAAGTTTCTTGGTATTTGAATGTTGTGGTGGTTGTATTTTTTTTCTTATAGCAGCTTCATAATACGGTGTAAATTTTTGATAAGGAGTTTTGGAACCAGTTAATATGCTACCAGGTTCATGCAAATAATAATCGTGATCATACATGACAAACGTATCCATTTTTTCGCAAAGTGTGATAATTTCTTTGTCTCTTTTTATTGCATATGGAGTGTAATCTAAATTAAAACAAACTACGTCAATATTGAATTCTTTTATACATTGCGAAACGATCTTTTCATTGTGGCCGTAAAATGTGTATAATTTACCACTTTTATTACTGATTTGTGATTCTAAATCTTCTAATGATTCAATCATGAATTGAACTGCGTTATCAGATTTGAATTGATTCGCATTTGTAACTTGTTCAGGCGTAAATATAAAAATGGTGTATATATTTTTGCAATGAGTGTTTAATAAGTTCAATCCATTGTTATCTATAATACGAAAATCTCTCCGAAATATAAAAAGGCCATTTTCAAATTTTTCGGACATATAATCAGGTATTTTAATATATATTTATTACTATATTAAAATTATAATATAGTAATAAATATATAAATATTTTTTAATATTTATTACTATGAAATTTGGTTTTATTGTTTTGAGACACGTCAATTCTGAATTAACAAATCAATATTGGAATCAGTGTGTAAAATTATTAAGAACTTTTTATCCTGAAAATCAAATTGTTATTATTGATGACAATAGTAATCAAAAATTAGTAAAATCAGATTTTGACTATAAAAATGTTACTGTAATTCAATCTGAGTATCAAGGAAGAGGTGAATTACTACCATATATATATTTTTATAAATACAAATGGTTTGATAACGCTGTTTTTATACATGATAGTGTATTTTTTCATAAAACAATAAATTTTGATAAAATAATTCAAAATAGTAATTATAAGGTAGTATCTTTATGGTATTTTATTAACAATGATAGTGAATTAGAACACGTTTTAGATATAGCAAATAATTTGAATCATCATGAAATTATAAAACAAAATTTATTAGAATGGAATAAAAATATATGGAGAAGTTGTTTTGGAGTAATGTCACTAATTAATCATGATTTTTTAAATGAAATCGTAGAAAAATATAATTTATTTAATTTAATTGATGTTATTAAAAATAGAAGTGATAGATGTGCATTGGAAAGAATAATGGGTATTATATTTTATATAGAAACAAATAATACAAAAACAATTTTCGGAGATATTACAAAAAATCATCAACGTTCTAACGATAGTTATAGATATAATCATTATATTGAATCTTTTTATAAAAAAAAACTTCCAAGTTATTTTATAAAAGTATGGACCGGTAGATAAATATTATTTATTTTATCTAGAACAGTTTTTGTAATTATTCATTCAAGTAAAATAATTGTTATTAATTGTATTAATCATTTTATCAAAATTTTGCATATCATCTATGAATGATTTTAGTGTTGTTGTTTTATTAAATTCAATTATCTCATTCCATTGTTCTTTAAAAAGATGAATCGTGTTTTTAGCAAACTCCATTTCGTCGTTACCATATGCTATTCCATATATATTATAATCATTTTTATATTTACAATATTCTGCGAAAGCTGTTGTGTTTATCCAATCAATTTTATTCAATCCATCTACTTTATATATAACAGTTATACACCCACATAAGGCAGAAATAACAGATAATAATGTTAAAGAATCATAACACATAAAGTATTCGTATGTATTAAAAATTTTTATGTAATCTAATTGCGTGTGTTGTCTCGTTATTTCAAATGAATTTATTGGATGAACAAATTTTAATTTATCTTTGTGAATTAAGGGGCCTTTTCTTAATGTGTAACATATACCCGACCTAGAATTAAAATTTGTTTGTTTTATGTATGGATTCATATAAATAACAGTTAATAATTTGTAAATACTCCCAAATTTTTCAGGTGAAGTACAAAATTTTCTTTCAGAATTAAAGTAATAAACAAGTTCATCTTTACCCCATGTATTAACCCATTCTTTAGGGACATTTTGTCCTAATTCACTTAACATCCACCTCACAACTTTCTTAGCGTTTAAAGGATTGCCTTGTGTTCCCTCGCAATATATTACGATAGTTTCATCATTAATTGGAAATTCATTATTATAAAATTTACTAAAAATTGAATTGGGTGTATTCACATTATTATTAGTACAAATTCTAACATTTTGTCCTAATTCTTCAAGCAGTTGTGCTAAATAGTATTGAACAACTGTTCCGCCATCTTTAAAACAAAAATTAGGCATATGAGTATAAATTAAAATATTCATTTATAGAGTAATCAGTATTCAAGCAGCGACTTAATATAATAGTATGAGAAAAAGTCTTCATTTTAATTATTATATATATTTCTATCGTTCCATAATTGCGAATAATGTTTCAATTTTTGAAATTTTGATTGTTCATCTCTATAACCATCATACCATGTTAATATTATTCTCTCACCTTTTACAATATAATATTTATTGATAGACTCTAGTAAACTATGATACAATTCCATAGAATTTCTTTTTTCTTGTGTAAAACATTTACCAAGCAATCCAGGTCCTGTAGGATCTAAACAACCATTACCATAATATTTAATTTTAACATTTTCTACAATTTGTCTTATACATTTATGTAAAATTTCATTTCCAGGTAAAGTTACTATTAACGCAGTATATGTATCATTTATATTGTAATCCCTGACAAAATATTCTTTATCTGTAAGATCCAAAAATTTAAATCCATTTACGCACCGATATTTAATATCCATGTAAATCCCCCCGTTTATATAAAGAACACAATATCTCCACAAATCTGATTTATATGAAGAAGGAATAAGTGATTCGTATGCATATAATACATCTTGATCAAAATTGTTTTTGATAAATTCAATGCAATCATTATCATCATACAAATGAAACGTGATTTTAGGATTTGATTCTACTAAAAAATCATAATTTGCTTTCATTAAAGGAGGTAGGTCTCTGGTGTGCCAACATGTGTATAAATGTAAAGGTATAATACTATTGTAGCTATTTTTTAATACAAAAGGTTTATTCAATTTATTATAATTCAAAATTTTATTATTGTTTTCCATTGTTGATTTAAGTTTATCCATAATTTCTTTTTTTTCTTGTTGTTTTTTTTGCCTAAGGTGTTGTATTCGTTTTTTCTGTAAAAACATTTAATATATTTTGGTATTATTATTTAATACTAAAATATATTAAATTATACTTTTTTTGTATTATTTTGTATTTTGTATTACCACCCGGTAATTTGTTTTAGTTCACCCCAAAATGATTTGTTTTTTGCTTGTGCTTTTTCATTTTGTTTTGCCAATTGAAAAGCTAAAGCTATACTTTCTTCTTCTTCTCGTTTTTGTTGTTGATATAATTTTTTCATGGCTTCTTCTTTTGACGTAGGACCAGTGTTTATATTATCATTGTCGCGCGCATTTTTATACTCATTGATGCTTTTATATTTTGGTATGTTTTGATAATCTTCTTCTGTTACTGGTATCACAGATTCCTCGTAAGCTTGCCTTAGGTCGGTGAACCCTAATCCATCATTATTAAACAACCCACCGGATGTAAAATTATTTTGATGTGATAAAAGGCTTGTTCCAAAAGTTGATGAAAATCCGTCATTGACGCCTTTGTATACAGTAACCGACTGAATTTGTTTTTTATATCTATCAAATTCATTCGCCATATCAGCTTTTGCTACATTTGAAGCGTCTATAACGCCTTCATTTGATTTTAACCAATCACCATAACCTTTGTTAATATCACCTGCGTCGTCTGTCTTATATTGATCAAATTTTTCATTGAACCATTCATTGAAGTTTTTCGGGTCTTTTAAAGTTTCATTTTTTGTAAAAATATTGTCTAAAATTTTATTGTTGCTATCATTGGAATAGTCTGTTTGATCTATCTTTTTCTTGGTTGATTTATTTTGAAATTCAAATACTCCATACAATTTTTTGTATGCAGACGAATAAAATAAAAAATATTTTGAATCTAAATTAGATTTATCAGGATGAGTTTTTAAAACAAATTTTTTTGCTTCTTTCATGACATCTTCATTTAACAATTCACTTTGAATATTAAATAAATGAAAAATGTCTTTCATTGAATAATTCTCAATATTTAAATCAAAACTATTTGTGTTGGATAGTTCGGGTATGTTCATCGTTTTTGAAATAGGTTTTGAACTCTGGATTGGTCTTGGATTAAGGTTTGAACTAAAAGGATTAGTTTTGTATTCATTATTGCTTTCACGAATTTTTATTCCAATTTTTGGACAAGGTGCTTTCATATTATTATACATATGAAATAAAAATTTTAAATAATTAATTGTTTTATTATTTAAAAATAACTAGTGGAACTATTGTATATGATAGTAAATTGCTATTTATTCTATTTTTTGTTATGTTCAACAAACTATTGGTTTACAGATAGTTTTTTAACACGTTTTCATCGTGTTAATTTGAATCATAACAAAAACAATCAGGAAAGAAACATTGTAAAATTGAACACTCATAGAAAGAATTACCATTTCTCTCAACGATATACAGAAGATTTGCTAAAAAAATTGCAAACAAACAAGGGACTTACAAATAATAGTAGAAATAATACTGATACCAACAAAAATAACGATTATGATAATGACAACCAAAATATGGAGTATTATGAAACATTATTGAAAAAATTAAATTCCAAGAATGAAACAATACAGAATATCAGTATTTTGGGCGAAGACTTTGATTCATTTTATCGCAATATAAATCTAAAATTAAATAAAACACAAGAACAACCACGGTTAAGAATTATACTTAATAAAAACAGTGGACAAAATTTCTTAAGTGGTTTAGGCATTCAATTCAATCCCATAGATGAACATATTTCGGAGATGAATGAAATGGCTAATAATCCTGACAATATTGACAACTACAACAACGACAATGATGGTGACGATTCCTATTCAAACAAAAGGCAAATGGGGGTTAGTAGTGGTAGCTACACAAAAACCAAGAATTTTGAAGTGTTGAAAAAACCAAACATGAATTTTACGGATGTTGGTGGGTATGAAAATGTTAAAGATGAACTGAGACAGTGTGTGGATATCTTGAAAAATTACCAAAAATACAAACAATACAACGTACGAATTCCTAAGGGTCTTATATTAGAGGGGCCTCCTGGAACAGGTAAAACACTTATTGCTAAAGCTCTTGCGGGTGAGGCAAAATGCAGTTTTATACCGGTGTCAGGATCAGATTTTCAAGAAAAATATGTTGGTGTTGGTCCTACAAGAATTAAAGAACTATTCCGTTTAGCACGTGAAAACATTCCATGTATTATTTTTGTTGATGAGATTGATGCTTTGGGAAGAAAGCGTTCTACTGATGGAGAAAGTTCTTCCAATGAGAGAGACAATACATTGAATGCTCTTTTAGTTGAATTGGATGGATTTAAAAACACTACTGGAGTTTTTATGGTTGCTGCTACAAACCGTTTTGATTTGCTAGATAACGCATTAACCCGTCCAGGAAGAATAGATAAAAAAATATATATTGGTCTACCTGATAAAACAACACGCGAATCCATTATTAATATTCACATTAGAGGAAAACCTTATGATACTTCTAGTGTTGATATTCAAAATCTGGTGGAAATTACAGACGGATTATCCGGTGCGCAAATTGAAAATCTATTGAATGAAGCCATGTTAAATGCATTGCGTTGTAATCAAACGCAATTTAACTTTGGAGATTTTGACTTTATTATGAACAAAATGATGGCTGGTTGGCAACCAAATGAGCATCAATTTACATCGGATATTATTGACCATATTGCGATTCATGAAATGGGTCATGCGGTGGTTGGATTTCTCTCCAAACATCATTCTAAAATGTCAAAGGTTGTTATCAATTTATCGTCTCCTAAGAGCCCGGGTTATACTGTTTTTGAGTCCTCAACAAGTAATATTTATGTGAGAGAAGCATTGTTTGAACATTTGATGATTTTACTATCAGGGAGAATTGCAGAAGAGGTTTTCTATAATGTATCCGTTACTACGGGAGCAATAAATGATTTTGAAGAGGCTTTGAAGCTAGCTGAAAAAATGGTACTATATTACGGTATGGGAAGTAATGTTATTTATCCAAGTAATAGTGAAAAATACAAGGAGCTTATTGATAATGATGTCATTGAGTTAATCAATAACGCGTATAAATGCGCACAAATGTTGATAATAACCTGCAAAGATTTGATTTATGAAACTTCTGAAATATTAAAGAGAGACAAATTATTGAAAGCGGATGAGTTGAATACATTGATAAGTGAAAAATATGCGGATTTGATGTATTTCAAAGATATCCACCTTTAGAATCCAACTTTTTCCACCTTTTTCCACCTTTAGAAAAGGTGGAGCCAAATCTATTACTTATTTTTGCACCACTTTTTATAAAATATATAAAATATATAAAATATATAAAATATATATAACATGTTAAAAAAGTTTAACATAAAATTTAAACCGATTAGAATTATTTTAGTTATATCAGTAGTTATTTTAATTGTAACATTATATAAATTCTTTAATAAAGCTGTGGAAAATCTTCAATGTAGAGGTACATCAACGCCATGGAATGATGAAGGAAAAGGAAATGCAGTTTTTTTAGATAGACATAACGTGGGTTGTAATCAAGATGAATTAATTAATCGTTTTCAGTTGGTAAGAAATGGAAGAGGACGATACCGTTATGATTATACTTGTTGTAAAGTTGGAAATGGGCCTCCTGGTCCTGCTGGACCTGCTGGCCCTGCTGGTCCGGCTGGACGCCCTGGTCCTGAAGGTCCTCGTGGTCCACCTGGTAATTCTGGATCTCCTGGAACTATAGGTCCTCAAGGCATTCCAGGGTTTTATCAATCTCAAAATTAAGCAAAATTTTGCCTTTTTCTAGAGATAGAATTTTTTATATTTATAAAATATATAACATATACTTTATAAATAATTGTCATGAAAAATTATAAAAAAATGTTTTTATGCGGTTTAATGTTAGTCGTTGGTTTGATTATAATTTGGTGTATTTCAAAACAATATAAAAATATTATTGAAGGCATTCGCGGAGGTGGTGGAGGTCGCGGAGGTGGTGGAGGACGTGGGGGTGGTATTGGAGGTCGCGGTATCGGAGGTCGTGGTATTGGAGGTCGCGGTATCGGAGGTCGTGGTATTGGAGGTAGGGGTTACGGAGGTCGTGGTATTGGAGGTAGGGGGTACGGAGGTATTGGTGGTAGAGGTTATAGAGGCAACTGGGGTGGTCTAGGTGGATATGGTAGAGGATTAGGAGCAGCAGGTCTTGGTTACGGTTTAGGAAAATATTATGGAGGTTATGGGTACGGTGGTTATGGCGGTGGTAATGGAAACAGCTATGGTTATTTTGACAATTATTATCCATATCCAATTTACATTTACGATAATAGTTATTATACCAAAGATCCTGAATATCCATATTATTCGCCTTTTTATTCAATGGTCTAAAAATAAGTGAATATTATTTTTATATTTCATAATATTATATACAAAGTCAATATTATGAAATATTTTATAAAATTAGCATTTTGCATTTTCCTATTTTTCATTTGTTTTATGATACTTCGTTATATTTCTATGCCAGGTAAAGAAGAATTTGTCACTTTTGGTAGTTATAGTTTTGATAAATATTATGGAAATTACAGAAAAGATTATGGTTACAATAACAATATCTACAAATATCCAGTGTTTGTAGATAAAGAGTACAAAAATTTTAGCGCTAATGGTGTCAATTACAATGACGTTTACGATGCTGTTTACAAAAATATTGAAACTAAAGATTCATCATAATATGCTTATAATATTTCAAATGTAAAAGATATATTTGAAATATTTTTGGGAAGTTCTTTAAGTAGTTTGGCGGAATTTATTATATTAACTTTATTTTTTTTTCCAAAAGTATTTTGGGATTTTCAAAAATGGACAAAAAAAATGTCCAAAAATGAAAAGGGGCCAAAGACTTTGGTAAAATGCAACATTTGTTACTGAAATGTAAAATTAGCATGCGGATACAGAAAAAATAATTCTGATTTTATTATGATAAAATTTAAATTATTTTTATGTAAATATTAAGGAACTTTTTTCTGTTGACAATTTAAGAACTATGTTGAAAAGTTCCGTTCCGGAAAGTTCCAATAAATACAATTGTGAAACGTGTTACTATAACACGTCACGCTATAGTCAGTATATAAGACATTTAGACACACCAAAACATCAAAAAAGGGTAAATTCAACATTTTGTCAACAAACGTCAACAATCGTCAACAAAGAAAGTTCCGAATTTATATGTAATTGTGGTAAAATATACAAAGAAAGAACTGGATTATGGAAACACAAACAAAAATGTAAAGAATCCATTTTAATAAATAATATTAACAGTAACAATAATAATTCAGACGATGATGATGTTGCTGAATGTGATGATGATATTATAACTGATAAAAAACTCATACTTATGTTGATAAATCAAAACAAAGAACTTATGGAAATTGTCAAAAATGGAACTAATAACACTATTAATAATAATATAAACTCTCATAATAAAACATTTAATTTACAAGTATTTTTGAACGAGACCTGTAAAGACGCCATGAATATTAGTGATTTCATAGAATCTGTAAAATTGCAGGTTTCCGATTTAGAAAACGTAGGAAAGGTTGGTTATATTGAAGGAATATCCAATATAATCATTAAAAATTTACAGGCGCTAGAAGTAGAGAAACGCCCTGTTCATTGTACTGACCAAAAAAGAGAAGTTATGTATGTAAAAGAAGACAACGTTTGGGAAAAGGAAGATGAGGCAAATAAAAAATTGCGCAAAGCTATTCGCAAGATTGCTCATAAAAATATTTGTATGTTCAAAGCATATAGAGAGAAATATCCTGATTGTGAGGATTACGATTCTAAGAAAAATAGTCAATACAATACAATCATATATGAAGCCATGGGAGGAAAAGGAGATAATGATTATGAAAAAGATACCAAAATCATTAAGAAAATAGCCAAGGTAGTTGGGATTCAAAAGAATTAATCATTCTAAATTATCTAAATATCTAAGCTTACTGTGTTACTAGCAGATTTTTGACGTCTCCTACTGCGTTTTGGCATGTTTATATCTGACTGCCCTTGTAATTCTTTTAAATCTTCAATACTAATTGTACTATTTCCATTAGTATTACTGTTACCGTTACTATTACCATTATTCATAGATTGTATCCCTGGATTTTGTTGTGCAGAGTCTTGAATATTAATTGTTTTAGTTTTTAATCCTGACAAAATGTCTGTAATATCACTTGGTCCCTTCATTTCTGGTCTAGGTTGTCTTCTAGATTTTTCTTGAAAATCCACAGGTCCAGAGGCACTTGCACCCCTTTGATAACTTTCCCTCATATTAATACCATCATCTACAAAATTACTGCGACCTAAATTCAAGTCAGGTCTATTTGCAAAATTGTTGTTACCTGGTCTACTCATTGGAGGAGGAACTGCGTTCGGACCTTGTGTTGCTAAAGGTGGAGGCGGTCCATTTCCTGAACCCATTTGCATTTCAGGATTCATTACTCCTGACATGAATCCCGAAAAATTTGGACTAGTTTGCGCCATAGAATTTACAGCAGCGTTTTGAAATTGACGCATTAAATCAGGATTTTGACGCAAAATATCATCCATTCCAGGCATTGCGCTCTTAAACATTGTATTTGTCAAGTGAACCATCATAGCACTACCACCCAATTGAAATAATAATTTCAATTCAGGCGCCATAGATGCTCGCGATTTGTATTTTTCATATAATTCGGCAAATATTTCATCATAATCATTAATATTTTCGTTCACTTGCTCACTCCAACCATCCAATTTAATATCAAAAGGATCAAAACGGTTGTTTAAAAATTCAATACCGTTGATAGCAGCCATTAGCATATTTCCTTGAAATTTAACAGAGTTTTGTTTGCTCTTTTCTTCCATGATGGTTTCATATTCACCCATCATTTCTGCTAAAGAAGATTCCATATTGTATTTCTTTGAAAGCTCAACTCCTTTCTTTTCTAATCCTTCCAACTTCTTTAAATATTTGAATTTTTCTCTTAATAATTCCTCTTTTGATAACTGAGGTCCAGATGTAGATGATACATTTTTATCAGGATTTAAAGGTACATTATTGAATTTACCGTATCCATCCCAGGTTTTACCATCGTTTAAATCGTCTGCGGCTGAAGCGCCTAAACCAATACTTGGTTCATCATTAAATCTAACCCCTCCTGAAAAATTATTTGAATCGTCTGTATCAAAATTACTGCTACTATTACCATAGTTAGAAGAAAATACATCTGATTTTGATTTGAAACTGTGACTAGGCATGTCTTCAGCCAAATCATTCAATTCGTTTTCTAAATTGTTTAAATCATCTAAATCTATGTCACTGGTAGGTTTATTAATATCTTTAATTTTATCATTCATTAAAAATTCTAAACCACCGCCAAAATTAGTTGTTTTTGTTTGTTTAAAATCATTATTGTTGTTCAAGTCCAACTCAGAAATCTCAATTATATCGTTCATTATTGATTTAATAAGAACATTTAATTTTAAGTAATACGAATTAAATATATTTAATTTTAATTCGTATTCAAAATTGTTTTTACAAAAATAATAAAATTGAAATGTTTTATTATTGAAATAAGTAATTCAATAATAAACTAACTAGTAACATTTAACTAACAAGGAACAAATCGTCATCTCAAAATATTAACTGAACAAAATGAATACAGCTAACGTTATTTCTAAAAAACCACATTGGTTTGACACGTATCAAGAAAACCTAATTGAAAACATTAAAATAGAAAAAAAAACTGAAAAAAAGGAACACAAACAAGAGAGACGAGCATTAAGAATTTTGAAAAAACTTCCTGAAGATATAGTGAAACTATGTTTAGAATTTGTTGATGAGAAAATAAAAAGAGAAAATCACATGACAAAAATAACTAATTTATTCAAAAAATATGTTGGAAATCTAGATAATCTAAATTCAAATAAATATGAGGAGTATCCTATTTACAAGTTACTAAAAAAAATACCCCAAAAAACTTTAATTAAGTTTATAAAATGCGGAACACCATCTAGATACTATCAAAAAGTATACAATCACACTTTATTCAATAATTACAAAGTGAAGAACGCCTTGTATAAAGTTTTGGTAGATCGTTACGAAGGACATAATAATTTACATTCTTATACATGTGCATGGGAAATAACAAAATTGATTGGAGCTTCGTTCAAAGAAATAATGATAGACGGTGAAAATCTATACAATACAGACTTCAAAAAATACAAAGAATACGATTTACATTTCAAAAAGTATGAAAAATATACTACACGATTGATAAACAGCGTTGTTTATTTACATAATAAATACACAAACTAAAAAATAATAAAACAATAAAAATTACAAATTCTGTTTATTGATAAACCACATACCTTGTAAAAAAGAATCGGACAAATCGTCTTTTTTTTTATGCGCATTAAAATAAGATAATTTATTGTTAAATCTATGGTCTGTTGTCAAAAATTCTAAACATTTTGTTATTCCTTGTTTTTTTCTTGATTTATAATCACCATTTGTGTTTTTATCTTCTGTTTTATATTCTTTTAATTTATTTATGGAAGAAACAAATTCAATATGCTCAGTGTTGTTATTCATAATAAAATATTGTGCAATCATCCCTTGTATTGTTTTCATGCGATTTGCTATTGGACTTATTTGATTTTCAATCAAAACATAATCTATTTTATCTTCTATTGGAAAAATTTTATTGAACTTATTTTTAATATTTTTACCAATAGTTATCAAATCTATTTGAGATGCATTCGTAGTTGTGATTTCTTTGAAACATTTATTACTAATGTATTCATTTATTTTGAACAATAAATCATTTTTCTTAATCGGTTTTTCATAATGAATATTATATTTATCAGCAATTTCTATAAGCTTTTGAATTTTTTGTTTATTAATAAAGCTCGGTCTTAATTCACTTGTTGGTATTTGATAGTTTTGTTTTTTTGAATGTTTCAAACAAAAATAACTATCATTTAATGTGTACTTTGCAGGCTTATTACATACAATACCATTTTTTTCTGTACACTTGCAGTTTTGTATTTCATCTTCTTGAGATAAATTGATAATATCCCACTTCATGATACTAAAATAACTAGATTCATGTGGTTTTTCAAAAAGACAAAATGCTAAATTTTTAATACCAACATCTATGGATAAAATGCGACTGCACATATACATAAAGAACTATATATTCTTTATGTATTTATTTTGGGTCTTTAGTTTATGGATTTGGAGTTCTCGTTGGATTTGCATTTTGATAATGAGATGGGTTGATAACAGGTGCAATCATTCTTGCATTTAATTGTTCTCTAGATAAATAAGGATTTTTTAAATCACTATTAGAATATCCATATCCAGGTGTATTTGTATCATATATATTTCTAAAGGTATAAGGTACATTACTTGATGGGGTAGTATTTGTTTCGGTGTGTGGGTCCAAACCTAAATCATAACAAGCTTCAGTAGAGTTGTATTTCATTATTTGTAAACCATTTTGTTGTAAATATTGACGGTAAGCCCAATTGGATTGAATATTTTCTTGCTGTTGTATACGTTTATTGACTACAGCGTCAGGTTGCCATGATGCGTAATTACGACCATCAGCCATTATTGGAGGAAAATTAAAATGAATATTATTGGAACCTGAATAACAAACTGCCCAGGACATATCTTATTATAATATATTATAACTATATTATAATAAGATATAAAATTTATTTTTTGAATTTATTCTGCGTTAAGTAATTTGAGCAACTCTTGTTTCTTTAATTTTGAAGAATCTGATACTAGACCTTTTTCTAAAACAATGGATTTTAATTTGTTCATTGATAATTTTTTATAATCAATTACTTCTACATTTTTATTTTTTGTATCATACTGTTCTTCTAAATTAGAAATATTGATTGATTTTAAATTGTCTGTTACGTCTTCAATAGTTTCAATAGTTTCAATAGTTTCAATATTTTCATTTTCGTCTTCATTGTCAGATAATTTATTGAAATCAATATCTTCTAAATCATCATCATCGTCATCTTCATCATCGTCCTCTTCTTCATCATTACCATATTTTTCATTAATAGTATTATTTAAATTGTCTAAATTTAAAACTTTAATATCGTTCTCATTTAATAATTCATTTATAGTAATGTTTTTACCAATATCATCATCTTCGTCATCTTCTTCGTCATCTTCTTCGTCATCTTCTTCGTCATCTTCTTCGCCATCTTCTTCGTCATCTTCTTCGTCAACTTCTTCGTCTTCGTCTTCGTCTTCGTCATCGTCATCGTCTTCGTCGTCGGATACAGGAATTAGTTTTTCTTCTAAATTAATTCCTTCTGTAAATGGGATATTATTACTTAGCGAATTATTTTGCGCCTGGTAAACATTCATATTCGTGTGATTTAAGTGGAACTTGATCATGTTAGTTTCTTCCGCTAAAGATGAAACAAGACTTAACATAGAAGATATTTTATGATTTTGTTCTCTCATTTTACCTTCAAAATAAACAATTAACAGAGCAATAATTAGCAAAGTAATTCCAAGAAATATTAGTAATGTAGGGTTAAAAATATCGGATAAAAATGACATTATTACATTCCACAGATATTTTATTATTTATTTTATTAACGAATTCTATTGACAAATAGTATTTTCTATTATTTCACTTGGATAATTCATTTCATAAAGAACATTGATACCACCTTTTACCTTTGATATTCCCTTTTTCATTTCATATAAATATTCTAATTTGTGGCCATTTTTATTTGTTTCCATATAATGATTTTCAATCATTTTATGTTTGTCCAAATTTTTACATACATCTATAAAATGTGTTGTCAATATAGAATTGACGTTTTTATTTTTAATAATGTACTTCATAAATGCAATAGCACTTATAGTTGCTTCTTCAGGATTTGTTCCTGAATATAATTCATCAAATGCGCAAAAATGTGTGTCGCTTTGTTTTAAATCTTCGTCAATAATATCAATTATTTCTTTGCATCTACGTGCTTCTGCTTGAAAAAGACTGTCTCGTCCTGATGTGTCAGGAATATTTAAATAACAATGAATATGGTCGTATGGTTTCAATAATGCAGAATCATAGAAACCGCACCCAAATTGTTGCGAAACAATAATATTTATCAATGTTGATTTAATCACAGTAGTTTTTCCTGATGCGTTTGGTCCGGATATAATAATGTTTTTGTTTAGTTTTATTGTGTTTTTTACGTGTGTTTTATCTTTTAAACAAGCATAATAACTATTTTTAAACATATTCTTGTTCTTGTTGTTTTTCTTAGACTTATCTTTAGTCTTTAGATCCTCGTTTGTAAACTGAGCAAAATTTATTTTGCTTTCATTAATGTTTTCTTGTAAACCAACAATACAGTCAATGTATCCGTTAAACCCAAAAGAATACATAATTGCATCTTCATAAGTTTTATCATCATAAATCTCATAAAAAGTTTTTAAAATATGGCCAATTTCAGATATTTTTTTTACATCATATTTAAACTCGCTAATTACATCTAATTTAGAGTTTAAATCATTTAATAATGAAATTTTGTCATTTAGAGTCTTGTTAAATTCAATATGACTATGATTTATCAAATCTGCACTGTATTTTTTATAATTTTGCATTGATTCAATACTATAATTCAAGTAATGTTTAAATTCGTCAAAATACTTGTGTATTTTTTTCATATTATCATTGAATCTATAACAAACTAATATATTTTGATAAATAGAAAATACATAAAACCCTGCTGACACAAGAAGGTAAATCTTTTCTTGGAATGAAACTGAACCGAATTGTGTAAACAATTTTCCTATAGCATGCTGAGAAATGACTACTTTTAATATATCAATATATTCTTGCATACTCAATGTTAATCCTTTCAAACGAATAATAAAAAACGGAATAATGAGAATAATGATGGGTACAAAGAGTGAAATTACGGGAGAGGCCATGTTGTAAATACTCATAAATTGTAAAAACGGCTGTGACTTGTTTAAAAACTCCCACATTGGCCAGTCAATATAGTAATATCTCTCTTTAAATCCAGTATCTCCTTTAATTTCATTCCATGCTTCAATCATTTTATTGTATTTGTCGCGTTTGTCACAATTGTTTTCAGATGTTTGCCCTTGGATTTTGGCTTGTTGTCTAAACGTTTTCAAGAGTTTTTGATTATCTTTTAAAAAATCCACGTCAGTTGTATAATATTGCGTGACTTGATTTATTACTTTTTCTGTTAACGGATTTTTGTTATTAAAATAATACGAGTAAATTGAATTACTAGATGCATCAAGTGTATTTACTAATTCTAAATCAGTAATAATATTCTCTTTAATAGCTGTTTTATTTTTATTGTAATGGATTGGTAATTTGAAATGATCGTTTATATTCTCTATTTTGCTAATACTCATGATTTTTATTATATTTTTAATAGAAATATAATAAAAAGATTTTACGAATACATGTTTTATATTTATATTTTATATCACAATAATATATATAAACTTGACATACATACAATGAGCGACATTCTAATAGACAATAAAGATTTTTATAATTTTGAAGTAAAATTTCTTCAATATTTTTCGTTTATTACAAAATTGACAGTTGTATTATTTATAATTGGATTTTTTCAGTCAAAACCAACGTTGATTATTCAATTTAATTTCATAGTGAAAATAATATTAGCACTGTTTTTGATTTATCGTTTCAATAGTTACAGAAAACATAAAATAGAGTTTACTGAATTGGATAGAAAAGTTTGTTATTCTGCTGGTATATATATAATATTAATTTCATTTTTTGATTTAATAAATCATTACACACACTATATTAGGAGTAATATTATTTTGCCTATTACAGAACCGGTTATTCAGTGGTCTAAAACGTTTCTAAAAAATCAAGGTTTATAGGCATTTCTTTTATTTCACAAGCATAATATTTTTCAATATCTTTAATTTTACCAGTATCTCTTCTTGTAATAAAATTAATACCTACACCTTTTCTACCCCAACGACCGCTTCTACCTATTCTATGTAAATATGTATGAATATCTTTTGGAACGTCAAAATTAATTACAATACTTACTTGTTGGATGTCTATTCCCCTCGCAGTTACATTAGATGATATTAATACTCGCGATTTTCCACTTTTAAATTCTTTAAAAGCAATATCCCTTTCATTTCTATCCATGTTACTATGGATGCGACAAACAGGAAAGTTGTCTTCTTTCATTGCCTCGTATAAATCGGCAACCCTTTTAATACTATTACAATAAATAATACATTGTGATAAGGATACATATTGATAAATATGTTTCAGTGTATCGTATTTTTGTCTGTCGTCATCTACGGCGACAAAATATTGAGAAATACCTTCTAAGGTTAATTGTTCCGCTTTTACACAAATTTTTACAGGATTACGCATAATTTTATTTATAATTGGATAAATGCTATTTGGAAGGGTTGCGCTAAATAAAGCAACCTGAATCTCGTTATTAAAGTGTTGGAAAATATTATATACTTGTTCTTTGAAACCACTTGATAACATCTCATCTGCTTCGTCTAAAATAACTAGTTTAATCTTTTTTGATGTTATTCTATCTCTTCGCATTAAATCATACACTCTTCCAGGGCACCCACAAATAATGTGTGGTGTATTCTTGTCGTTGAAATTATTGAATTCTTCGTACGGTGAACCACCATAGATTGTTTGAATTCTTAACCCGGTCACCATACTTCCAATTTGTTCCAATACATTTGCTGTTTGTTTTGCTAATTCTTTTGTAGGTGATAAAATTAAAACTTGTGTAAAATTATCAAGAACATTTACAATAGATAATGCGCCAATTCCAAATGCTCCTGTTTTACCTGTACCGGATTGTGCTTGAGCAATAATATCTTTACCTAATATTATAGGGCGAATTGCCTTTTTTTGAATTGGACTTGGTCTCTCAAAACCATAACTATAAATACCTCTTAATATATTGGGATCATTGTCTAACTCATCCCAATTATTTATTTCATATGAAGAATCAAATATTTCTTCTTCCTCTTTGTTACTAAAATCATTTAACCTATCACTGTAATTTTCTAGAGACATTATATATATATTTATTATATTTTCTATTTAAGTGAATTTTAAAAAATAATAAATATTTAAAAAAATTGATATAAATGTATTAACTATTGTAATGTAATAGTATCTTTCTATATTAAAATGACCATGAGTATTAAAACGCAAAAATATATGTTAGAAGATTTTAATAATATTACTTTCAATGGTTTCAAATTTGATTTTCCGGAGGATACCTTGAAAATTATATCTGAATTGGCTTTGGAAGTAGGATCGCCAAATTATGTTAAAACGCCAATATTTCAAAAACGAATAGTTCCAACGAAAATGGATCTTTCTTCACAAAAAGAAAAAGACTGTGATACAAATAGGAAAAGACGTGGTAATAAATCAATGGAAATATTAAATAATGATGATTGGGACACATTACGTACATTTCAAACAACCAAAATTGAACAAAGAGTAGGGTTGGATGCTCAAATAGATATAGTGCGTTCGCATTTAAATAAAATGTCTGATAAAAATTACATTGATGTTAAAAATAAAATTGTTGATGTAATTGAAAATATGATGAAAGAAATTATTGATAATGATGAAATGACAAAATTAGGAAATACTATTTTTGAAATAGCTTCTACTAATAGGTTTTATTCAAAAATGTATGCTGATTTATATTCAGATTTAATAAATAATTTTCAAATAATGGAAGATATTTTTCAAGATAATTTTAAAAATTTTATGAATTTGTTTGACAACATTGAATATGTTGAACCAAATGTTGATTATAATAAATTTTGTAAAATAAATAAGGATAATGAAAAAAGAAAATCACTTGCCGCGTTTTTCGTAAATTTAATGAATAACAATATAATTTCAAAGGATAAAATTATCACTATTATAAGAAATCTAATGAGTAAAATTTATCTTTACATTAATCAGGATAATAAAAAAAATGAAGTAGATGAACTTACAGAAAATATTGCTATTTTATACAAAAAAGAGTTATTTAATGGAGAAGTTGAATATGAATTGATTGATGATATGAGTATTTCTGAAATAATTGAAAAGTTAGCACACAGCAAATCTAAAAATTATCTAAGCTTGAGTAATAAATCCATCTTTAAATTCATGGATTTAATTGAGATGTAAGTAATTGATTTATAAATAAATTGGTGGAACCCACCAGGGTGAGTTGCAATGATGTCCCCAATCAAAAGGTTTGTGTAATCCTACCCATTCACGGTCATTTCTTAATTGAGTTTTATGTAAATGAACAATATTAATTTGTTTACAAGGATTTAGAAGTTTAAATCCTTCATCGTAAAATGTTTTTAATATACGAGTTTCAATACCAGGATTATATTGAAAAAAATCAATATTATTAAAATTATCATTAATAATACTTTCATTAATAAATGTTGAATTAAAAATATAACAATCATGTGATCCACAATAATAATCAATAAGCGGCTTTGACATATCATATTCATATCTAGTTAAAGCATAAACTAATTTTTCTTCTTTTAATCTATTTATAAGATTTTCTTCGCATTCTAATAAATATATATCCGAATTTGTAAGCATACAAACTTTGTTTTTTAAATTGTCAATTATGTATCTAAAAAAATCAGTATATTTTGGTTGTTTTCCGACTTCAATAATAACTACTTTGTCTGAATTATTTGATAATACTTTTAATCTATCTAAACTGTCATTGTCGTCTACGAATAAATGGATTTTTTCTATAAAAGGCGAGGACAGATTATTTAAAAAAGCGGTTTCTAATTCAATGCTTCTCAAATTATCTAATTCTGAAGAATATTTTGAAATATAAAATGTAGATATAATGTTTATCATATTTTACAATATTTACATAATTTTATTTAGTTATTTTAACGTAATTTATTTGTGTGAATTTATGAAAAATATATTTATATCAAATGTAAATATAAATATAATTATAATTATAAATATATTTATATTATAAAGATGGTGTTATCAAAAATAAATAGCGATGTCAGTTATCCTGAATTAAAAAGTGTAGATTCAGGTGATTTAAAAACGGAAGCTAGCCTATACCAAATAGAAATTAAAGATGTTGATGTTATTATTGCTGTAGGAAATGCTAAAAATACATTTGAAGACAAAAATATTTTTTATTTTCCAATCTATTTAGTTAAAAGCAATAATAAGGTTATCCAGGTTGGTCTATATGAAATAGAAGCAAGTAATTATATTAATTACTTGGATGATTTTAATAATTTGGATGTTGAAAAATTGGATGAACCGCTTATTTATAAATTTGTTACAAAGGATATGTTAGAAAAGTTAAGAATGGTACCTGACGTTCCTTTAATAAGAAAAGAGGGTATAGACAAAGAAGAAGGTGAAATTATTGAAAGTGAGGAAATGGAAGCTGATGATCAAATTGTTGATAAGCCCCGTGAAAAACGCGAAAAACATGAAGAATTAAAAATAGAAGCATATGAAATACCAAAAGAGCGACAAGATATTTTTATTTTAACAAAAGGAATCCCTTTACCTCCTTTGTTGGCTGAAGAAAGTGTAAAAAAAGCAAAACAGTTGAGGGAAACCTTCAACGCATCTTTATCAGAAAATTGGGTTCAAAAATTTATGGAAAACAACAATTATTCAATTACAGACAATGAAGGCGGCGGCGATTGTTTATTTGCTACAATCCGAGATGCTTTTTCAAGTATTGCACAACAAACTTCTGTAAATAAATTGAGAAAAAAATTGTCTGATGAGGCTACCGATAAAATTTTTATGAATTACAAAGAACAATATGATATGTATAGTCAAAATATGATTGAAGAGGCGAATAAAATAAAGGAATATGCAATTGAATACACAAAAATAAAAGAAAGATTCAACAACACACTAGATCGTAACGAAAAAAAATTTTTTGCAGAAGAGGCTAAAAAGGTAAAGAGCGTTCACGATAAAATGATTGCTGATAAAAAAATTAGTTCGCAAATTATGGGCGAATTCAAATTTATGAAAGGAATAGATACGTTGGATAAATTTAAAAAGAAAATAAGAACTTGTGAATTTTGGGCAGAAACATGGGCAATTTCAACGTTAGAAAGAATATTGAATGTTAAATTTATTATTTTATCAAGTGAAGCATACAAATCAGAAGATATAAAGAATGTATTATTGTGCGGACAATTAAATGATGAATATTTGGAAAACAAGGGTATATTTTACCCTGAATTTTACATTATAGTTGACTATACAGGGTCACATTATAAATTGGTTGGTTATAAGAAAAAAACTATATTTAAATTTCAGGAAATACCGTATGACATCAAAAAACTTGTCGTAGATAAGTGTCTTGAAAAGAACGCAGGGGTATTTGCACTCATCCCAGATTTTCAGAAATTCAAAGCTAGTTTGCAAAAAAATGTCATCAAAGAAGGACAATATGATTTTCAGGAGTTGTCGGAGGCAAAATTAAGAGGAATGTATGATGATAATGTTGTCTTTGTGTTTTATACAAAATCCAATGATAAACCTTTACCGGGTAAGGGTTCAGGTGAAAAAATACCTGGAGATAAGATAAAGGAGTTTTCTAATTTAGCAACAATGCCTCAATGGAGAAAAAAATTGGATGATTTTTGGGTACAGCCATTTACTTTAGACAATCATAAATGGGGGAGCGTAGAGCATTATTATCAAGGCTCAAAATTTAAAAAGATGCATCCTGAATTTTATTTGAGTTTTTCTTTGGATTCGGGAACTGAATTGTCTAAAAATCCTGAAATGGCTAAGGCTGCTGGTAGCAAAAGCGGAAAACTAAAGGGTGAACTACTAAGACCCATTGAAGCATCAATAGACCCTGATTTCTTTGGTAAACGAAATAAACAAGAATTATATAATGCTCAATACGCGAAATTTACACAGAATGAAGATTTGAAAGAGTTATTGTTGGCTACTAAAGATGCAAAGTTAACTCATTATAAGAAGGGTTCGCCTCCTGAAGTTTTAGATGATTTGATGATTATAAGAGATAAAATAAGAAGGAATGATCTGTAATTCCACCTTTATCCACCTTTAGAAAAGGTGGAGCCAAAACAGCAACATTTTTGGTTTTACCTTTTTCTAAAAGGTAAAGAAAAAGATAGATAAAAAGGTTTAAAAATAAATAACTTGTTATTATAAGTATATTCAATAATAACAAGCGCAACACGATGAAACTAACAAATAAAAGTAAACAATTTCTCTCCTTTTTTACAAATAATAAATATATACATCATATTAAAAACACTCCTACAACCAACAATATTTTACTTAAAATATATTATGACATTTTAAACGCATACAAATTTTTACAGTCTATTAAAAAAAATAATTCTTATGAATATGAGATTACCAAAATTGAAAACTCTTTAGAAATTACCAAGCCAAAGAATTTTAATTATAACAGTTTTCCTCAAGTTATACGAGAACACATAGATGAATTGAGTTTTTCTGAAATTTCTTATACTTTTTCTCTCTTTAATCGCAATATTAAAATTATTTTTGTGGTTGAAGACCCGAATATTGAACTCAAAATTAAAACATACAATAAATATGTTGATTCTATCATCATGTGGCTTTATATATTGAATTTATATTCATCAAAACAGTGTTCTAATTCGCTAGTGATTTATTTTTATTTTACAAGTTTGGAAAAGAAACTGCCTGAATCAAATATTTATATTTTGGATGAAAAACATGTTAATACAGCTTTTACAACAACGTGCCCAAAAGATTCAGAGATTGTGATTTTTAGGCACGAAGAATGGTTTAAAGTATTTATACACGAAACCTTCCATAACTTTGGTCTAGATTTTTCTGATATGAATAATGATAATTGTCATAATTATTTATTGAATATTTTTAAAGTGAAGTCGTTCGTAAATTCATATGAAGCGTATACCGAGTTTTGGGCCGAAATTATAAATGCATTGTTTTGTAGTTTTTATTCTTTGAAAGAAAAAGGTAGAGAGAAAGGTGGTAGCAACAATGAAAAGCAATTTCTTTCAAATGCCGAGTTTTTTATTAATTTTGAAAGATGTTATAGTTTTTTTCAGCTAGTAAAAGTGCTTGATTTTATGGGGTTATCTTACCAGGATTTATATTTAAACAAACCTGAAAACAAATTATTGAGAGAAACTTTATATAAAGAAAAAACCAACGTGCTTTCATATTATGTCATTAAAACTGTAATGATGAATAATTATCCTTCGTTTTTATCATGGTGTAATAAAAATAACCTTGCGTTAATCGCATTTAAAAAAACAATCGCAAATCAAAAAAGTTTTTGTGAATTTATTGAAAAGAATTATAAAAGCGCTAGTATGTTGGAAAATATTGATAACAGTGAACTTTTTCTAGAACATTTGAAAAAAAATAAAAATAAGGCGGTAATGAATGAAAAAACGAAACATTTTTTATTGACGAATTTGAGAATGACTATTTGTGAGTTGGGCTAAAACAACTTTTCAAAAAAGTTGTGCAAAACATTTGGTGCAACTTTTCATAAAGGTTGATTGGCTCCATATTCACAAAATACGATGTTGTATATTTTACAAATCGCGATAATTTGTTACGTTATATGGTAATAAATTATTTTATAACTCTAAAATAACTTAAAGATATACTATTATATCTCTATATAGTATTATATAACCCGAATAATATGAAAGTCAAATCTACAACCTGGGCTATTGATGACGTTGAACATTTAAACCCTATTATTGTTGAAGAAGAGATGTCAACAAGAAATGCTATTTGTGAATTTGTTCAATATCAGGCTATGTATATATTCGGTAGGCCACAAGCTGAACACATTGTAGATTTTATTGTAAATGGTTTTTTTTTATTTAATTTACGTAAAGATAAATATATGTTAAATAGTAAAGATGATTTGTTAAAATATTGTAAAGATAATAGCGTACCATTTGAAGAAAAAATGTATTTTGATAACATTTTTCTCTATAACTACAGACCTGATTTTTTAACTGATGATGAACACGAATATATTAGGGCATGTGGAGACCTTGATGATTACACACCACCAACACCACCACCACCACCTGAGAGAAAACCCAGTGGATTCTTAAAACCAATGCTTATTAGCGATGAACTTGCTATGTTTTTAGGTAAACCCCTTGGAAGTGAAATGACTCGTGTTGATGTAAGTCATGAACTCAATGCATATATTGAAGCTAACGGTCTTCAAGATAAGGACAACAGTCGTAAAATCAATCCCGACGAAAAGCTTAATAATCTTCTTAGATTGAAAGAGGATGACGAATTAACTTATTTCAGTCTTCAAAGATACATGAAACCCCATTTCATCAAGTAGGTAGCGCTTATTGATATTACTATTTGTATAAAATTAAAAATTGATAGTAAATTAAAAATAATTTATACATTTATTGAATTATAAAATGTATAAATTAAAATCTTGGGTAGATACTAGCAAATTGCCTTGGGAGAAATTAGTACTAAAACAAATTGCAATTCCTATCATAGAACAAAATCTGGATAAATTAAACAGGGAATGCTGGAGGGGATTATCAAAAAACCCGTATGCGATTCACATTTTAGAAAAAAACTTGGACAAAGTATTTTGGGCTGAATTATCATCAAACCCAAATGCAATTCCTATTTTAGAAAAATATCCGGACAAAGTTCATTTGCCCTGGTTGTTGCAAAACAAAAATGCGATTCATATCATAGAACAAAATATAGATATCTTCATGGGTAAAATAGATAATGCATGCATAAGCTCAATTACATCAATTCCATTTTTAGATAGCGTTCATATTCGTATCATAGAAAATCATGTTGACAAATTAAATTCTTATTGTTGGGCAAGTTTATCAAAAAATCCATTGGCGATACCTATATTAGAAAAATATTCACACAAATTAGATGGTGTATCTTTGATAGGCGTATGTTCAATTCATAACCCATGTATAATTCCTATGTTAGAAAAAAATATAGATAAATTAACTGAAAGTCAATGGTTGTATTTATCTGAAAACCCATGTGCTATTCCTATATTGGAAAAAAATCTAGATAAAATAAATTGGTATGCATTATCGCGTAACCCGAATGCGTTTTATATATTAGAAAAATATCCGGAAAAAATTCACTGGGATAAAATAGATTGGGATGATTTATCGTTAAAACATACCATATTTGAATTAGATTATGATGCTATCCGAGACCGATGTTCTCTATACAAAGAAGAACTGTTTGAAATAGCACTACATCCGTCTAGAATACAAAATTATCTAGATCAAGGAATACAAATTGGAGAGCTAGATAATTATATTTAATGCAACCTTTTCTAAAGGTTGAATGGTTTGGCTCAACCTTTTCTAAAGGTTGAATGGAATTTACAATGTTCACAATTTTTAAGACTATCATTTTTACACTGATGACCATTTTTTTTTACTTTTACACATACATATTTATAGCATCCATTTCCTATTGATTTTTTATTTAATTTCCAGGCAGTGCTTGCTTCATCAAAATCCACCTTTGAAAAAGGTGGAGCCAAACCTAAGGGTTCTTCTTTTTGCTCCACTTTTTGTAAAAAGTGGATAGGTTCAGCAAAATCTAAAGTTGCTGGTTTTTGCTCCACTTTTTGTAAAAAGTGGATAGGTTCTCCGTATATTAATCCGTTTCTTGTTTGCATCTTGAACAATAATTATAATACTTATACATCTATATAAATATTGGGGTTCTCTTTCAATTTTTTTATTTTTTAAAATTGAAATTTTAAATGCTGCGAATATGCAATCGTAAAACCAAAATATTAATAAAAATAGTATATGGGAATTCGTTATTTAAACAAATATTTCAGAGAAGAATGTAAAAATAGTGACGCTATTAAAATCATATCAATGACCCAATTGTCCGGCAAAAAAATTGCAGTAGATATTAGTATTTATTTGTACAAATTTGCATCGGAAGATACATTAATTGAAAATATCTATTTAATGCTAGCTATTTTCAGACATTACAATATTATTCCAATATTCGTATTTGATGGTAAACCTCCCGCTGAAAAAAAAGAACTCTTGCTACAGCGCCTTGCGGAAAAAAAAGCGGCTGAAAAAGAATTCAATAAACTCAAAACCAACTTGGATTACGATTCAAACATGGATGAAGATGAAAAGCACGAAATAATAAATAAGATGGATATTTTGAAAAAGAAATTTGTCTATATTAGTAAAAATCAAATAGAGGATGTAAAGAGTTTGATTACTAATTACGGTATGACGTATTGTGACGCACCATCTGAAGCAGATGAATTATGTGCTATGCTTGTAATTAAAGGGATTGTATGGGGTTGTTTGAGTGAAGATATGGATATGTTTGTTTACGGTTGTCCACGAGTTCTACGTTATTTGAGTTTGATGAATCATACATCAGTTTTATATGATACAAAAAAAATATTGAATAAATTGGAAATGAATCAAAATGAACTGAGAGAAATTTGTGTTATTTCTGGGACCGATTATAATTCAAACAATCAGGCCAATTTATATACTACAATGAAATATTTTAAAAAATACAAAAAAAACTTTAAAACAAATGAAAGTAGAAGCGACAAAATTGGGTTTTATAATTGGTTGCTTGAAGAAAACACAAATTATATAGAAATAAACAATACTGAATCATATGATAAAATTTGTTCTATATTTAACTTGAATGATTATTTGAAAGAATTTGAAAATATTAAAATTATGAATAGGTCTGTGGTAAAAACAAACTTGAAAGAAATATTGAAAAAAGATGGGTTTATTTTTGCGCGTTAATTTTATCATAATAACCGCATAACCTAAATATTTTTTTGTTATTATGATATAAAATAATAAATATAACTAATTATACGATAACATAATTTACATGTTAGATTTGTATAACAAAAGATATGATCGTGAAACACTTAAAAAATATATTTATAGTGTAAAACTAATTGATATTTTGAAATCGCAGAAATTAGATGTCTCTTTTATTGTACGGTATATACTAAATCCAAAATATCAAATCAATGAAATAGACGAATATATAAACATAGATACAGTTTTGATCTATCAAACTCATATAGATGAAAACAAATTGAGTGAAGAATTGTTAAATTATACTTCTGATGATGATAGTGTTGAAGATTTTGAAACTGTTTCTAAAAAAAATTGATTGGTTTAAAATAGTATTTAAGTTATAAAATAATATAATTTAAATATATTTATTATCAATATGGGAACTAAAAAACTTACTACGTTGCAACATAATGCAAATAAAATAAATAAAAAACGCGCTCAAATAAAAGAAGAAAAACTATCGTGTAAAAATGAATTAAAATTATTACAAAATATTACAAAAAAACTTCCAGAAGAAATCGTTACATACATATATTCATTTGTATGTAACGATATACAATTTAATTTGTCACATTATAAATCAGTTTTTACAAAATTTATTTATGACTTTAATCATATTAATAATACAAAAATAAAATTATCTATGGTATTCAAAGGTTACACAGATTATAATTATTGTACATATGAACAAACAGCTGTGGTATTAAAAGAAATATTGCACAAAATACCGTTTGAAAAATTAGAAAAATATATTCATTTTGGAACGCCTAGTAAGTATTTCAATGTTGCATTCCCAGATGAACCTGAAATTAAAGAATATATTGGTGCCAATTATAAAAATAAAGCTAAAAAAGCCGAAGATATAGAATTTCAACGTAAAAATTATATTTTTGAAATATTAGACCTAATAAGTTATTTCTCAACAAAAGCAAATGAATGGCATGCTCTTCACTGTAAATACAACAATAAATATTTGAATCAATTAAATTTGATAAACCGTGTTTGCAACGATGGTTATTTAAAACAAACCGAAATATATTGTAAACAAAATGAAATGATAGTAAAGAAAATAATATTAAGTATTATCCACCTTTCCACCTTTTCCAGCTTTAGAAAAGGTGGAGCCAAATAGCAACATTTTTGGGTTTACCTATTTCTAAAAGGTTATTTTGCTCTACTTTTTTGAAAAGTAGATAGTTTGTTAAAAAATAATAACAAGTTAAAATATATACATGAAACAATTATTTGAAACGTTTGTATTTCAACTAATATCTATTATTGTATTTGGTTGTTTATATTGGATTTATAGAGACGATTTTGCATTGACCTTTGTAAGTAAAAAAAAGAATGATATAAGAATATTAGATTGTTTTTATACTAGTGTCACTATTCAAGCTGGCGTCGGGTATTCTATTTTAAATCCTCATACAAATCGCGCTGTATTAATTTTAACGATTCAACAATTAAGTATGATTTTTGCAAACATTTTAATGTTGTATCTTTTTTCAATGTATTTTGTACCGTCAAAGAAATAAAATTGATTAGTATTTTAAACTATTTTTTAAATGTATTAAAATTAAAATTAAAATGAACCCGCCATATACTTATACCCAAGGAATGAATTTAACTGCTCTGAAACCAATCACTAAAGGTGACATGGTTTCATTATGCAAAGAATTAAATGATAAATATGCAGATATTGGATTAACATTTGAACCAGAAGCTATCACAGAAGGAGGAATCGTTTATAAGTTTCCAGATAATCGCGACAGTCGTCGCGATAAATATAAATCAATTCGCATGTATTTTAATGATCCGTTAATTAAATATAAAACGTCTTTTATTCCATTTAATTACATAAAAATTTACAATGTTTCAACCAAATTTTTAAAAAAAAAAGAGCTAGACCACTTAGTAGGGAAGTCTTTTAGTTGGCAACCTATTTATGATAATGTGATGGAATTATGGGAAAATAATAATGATGTTATTTTAGAGAAAGGTTTAACATTAAAAACTTATTTAAAAGCATTTCACGGAGCACCAGTGTTTACTGAGAACGAATTAAAAGTATTCGGAGAATGTGCAGAAAGAATTGGATTAAATGTGGATTCTAAAATTCCTAAAAATGACAAACTTATTTCAACCTGTGGTGAATTAGGAATATAACCGCATAAATATTTTGATTTATAAAAACATAAAAATTTGAACCTTTATTTAAAGGCTTAAATTTTTTTATTTTGGGCTAAATTTTTGATTTTTATATTTGGTAATAAATGTTTTGCACAGCTTTTCAACAAGTTGTTTGGCGCAACCTTTCTTAAAGGTTGCTTTGGCTCAATCTTTTCTAAAAGTTAAGCGGTAGCAGCAACCTCCTTAGTTGCCTTGGCGAAGTGGTGACTCATGTACTTTTGTAGGTTAAAGTAAGTAAGTTCATCAGTCTTCTTTAGCTTAAGAAGGGCAGCAAGCTTGGAATCTGGGTTAATCTTGCGACCATTTTCCTTGTCTTGTAGGTTGTTGGTGCGGATGTACTTGTTAACATCACGGGTAACCTCAGTGCGGGCCATTTCAGTTCCTGAAGGCTTATCTAAGAACTTTGCTAGCTCGTCAGAGATTCTGGTTGGCTTTACGAATCCAGAAGGAGCACGGTTACCAGCCTTTCTCTTGCGCTTTGAGTTTTGCTTTTGTGAAGCCTTAAGTTCACGTGCCCACTTCTTATCTAATGTACGGAATTCAGATTTTAGTGATGAAATAACAACACTTAATTGCTGTAATTTTGCAGCAAATTCAACGGATTGCTCGGCAAGAGGAGCCTCGTTGTCTGAAACAACTGTAAGTGAAACGTGCTCTTCGCCTGCTACAGGAGCAGGTTCAGAAACAACTGGAGCGGTTTCAGCCTTAGGTGCCTTGGCGACCTTTACTTTCTTCTCCTTAGGAGCAGCGTCAACGGAAGTATGAACAGGAGCAGCGACTTGTTCAGTCTCAGTAGTCTTAGTAGTCTTAGTTTGTCTAACCATCTTATTATAGTATACCTAAACAAATAGTTTTTAAGTGATTTAACGCAAATAATATATATTGTTACCATAATATGAGTAAATTATAAAAGTATATAAATTAAAAATATGATACTGATTGAAATAACCAAGGTAACGAAGATGCAGCGGATTCGTTTACTAAAGTCAACGCTCCTAATACATAATATGCTCCTAAAGTTTTACTATCTCGGTCAACTCCATTATTAACAAATTTCTCCAAAACATCTAAAATTATTTTTTTTATATTTAATAAATCATGTTCATTCATAATATAAGCTAAATTGATATTCCTAAATGGATCTCCTAATGGCGGACAAATGTTTTGTTTTGTTTCAATTGATAATTGCGCCCTATAATTCCAAATGTCGCTTAATTCTCTCACAAATTTTACCAATTGGTTCCTGTTGAGAGTTAAAAACCATTCAGGTGAGCTATAATTTCCAAGAGAATCAATATTTTGAAATAAAGATAATGCTCTCATCTCAACAGTCTTTGCGTTTGATACGTTACCTATATCAGTGTCAAAATCTAGGTTAATTTTAATTTTCAGTATTTTACTAGTTCTTATAATCATCTTTAAATCTATCATAACAAAAGTAGGAATTTTATTTCTGTTATAGGGATTAATGCCGCCAATTTTACTAACATTAATGGTATCTGTATTTTTATATATTAAATTGTATATTGATGCTATATCAAAACCATAAACTCTACCGTCGTTATCTTTAAAACTATAAAATTGACCATAATGTAAATCTTTTAAATCATCCATTGTTACAAAATCTGTATCATTTGTGCAAATATCTCGTTTGTTCAATGCTGGTCCAAAATAAGCGTTGAACTTGCGTTGTAATCTTCCTCTAAATATTTTTTGGATTTTAATAATGTAAGAAGATAAAAAAAGAAACACATATATCCGGTTAATCAATTCTTTTTTATTTCCACTTATTTTCAATTTATAGAATTTTGCTATTGTTTTTAATTGTTGAATATTGTAATTATTTTCTGTTAGCTTTACGTAATCGTTAATTGTTAAAATAGATAAATGTTCATCTTCTAGATTCATTTTATTCAATTTTTTATTCATTCGTATATTTTTTTCACATTTAAATACTAATTGGTTCATGTATTCGTCTATGCTGGGCATTTAATATGTTAATATAATAATATATCTATATATAATATTTATATATTATATTTTTGAATTGTTTATTATGTATGACGTATGTTTTATAATAAAACTATTTTTTTTCAAACCTATTGTCGTACAAATCCAAGAATTATTTTAAATTTATTTTTAATTAAAAAAAAAATTGATTTAAAGATAAATCATTAGTGTATATATCATAAAAATAAAATGGCTGAAAGAATCGTAGACGGTGCTCAATTTAACGCTGAAAATGTTATGTATACTGCTCCTAAAGCAAGTGCTCAGGGCGGTAAATCTGTAAATATTTTAAACAAAACAACAAAAACAACCTTAACATTATCTACTCCATTAATGCTTACATGGGGCGCAAGTGATTTCAAGAAGGAAGGAGAAGAAGTTGGTAATGGTAGATTTGAACTATCACTTCAATTTCCAAATGAGGAGTATAAGACTCCAGACACAGAAGCATTTCAAAGAAACCTTAAGGCTTTTGAAGATAAAATTAAAGCAGATGCTCTGATTTATTCAAAGGAATGGTTTGGTAAAGTTCATAAAAGCGCAGAAATTATTGAAGAGTTATTCACTCCTCTATTAAAATACCCTAAAAATAAGGCTACCGGTGAATATGATTATTCCAAGCAACCTACAATTAGATTAAAGTTACCACAATGGGAAGGCGTTTGGAAGACTGAAATTTACGACGAAGAATCAAATAGATTGTATCCTAGTACTGAAAATCCAGGCATGACTCCGCTAGATTATTTAAAGAAGGGTTCAAACATTGCTTGTTTAATTCAGTTCGCTGGTATTTGGTTTGTTAATGGTAAATTTAGTGCTAGTTGGAAATTAGTTCAAGCGGTAGTTCAAAAACCAAGAGCACAATTGCAGGGCCAATGCTTCATCAAGCTCAAGACTCAAGATAAAGAAAAGTTGAAGAATCAACCTGTTAAGGATGATGATGAACAAATCGTATTATCAACTAAGGTAGACGATAGCGATGAAGAACCTGATGAAGAAGAAGATGAGGATGTTGAAGAAGAAGAAGTCCCTCCTCCACCAGTTCCAGTACAAGCTCCAGCTCCAGCTCCAGTAGTTGAGGAGTCTAAGGTAGTAAAGAAGCGCGTTGTCAAGAAGAAAACCGATGCTTAAAATCATAAATAATTTAACTTTTGTAATTTAATATGTAACTTAAATAAATTAAAATGTCCTTTTTTAATTTATTTTTATTTTTACATGTGTTCTTATATAAAATGTGCTCTTTTTATAGAGAAAAAGGTGGTAAATAGGACAAATCTCACTAAAAATAATTATTGTAATTAAACAATATAAAATTTTTTGGATAATAATATAGAAAACATGATTTTTATATTATTATTATTATTTACATTTACAACAGTGTTTTCTATGGAAAAAAAACAATTTATTATAAATTCAAAAGTTCCAATATGTAAAAATTGTGTATATTTCAAACCATGTAAATATGATGAGAAATTCTATGACCTAGGAAAATGTAGAAAATTTGGAAAAATGGATATTTTATCCGGAATAATAGAATACAAATATGCTTATTATTGTAGAACGAGTAATGACCTTTGTAGTTTTAATGGAACATATTATGAAGAAAGAAAACATCCAAATATTACATTATCTATTCTTCAAAGTGAATCGTTAAATGAATAATAAATTGTGTAATATCAAACTAATATAATCGTAACAATAACATCAGATCTTTTAGAATTAGAATCATGAATATCAAATCCATCCAAAACGTACAAGCCTTTATTTTTTATTATATAGGTTTGTTCTTTTTTCATATACAAGTCTTGTATAGGAATTTCAAATACTTTATCCGCGATTTGAATTGTTAGATTGAGATTATTGATTATTAAATTTATTAATTCATTCACAATAGATATTTCTTTCGCTATGTGTATATTATTATTTTCATCTATGAATATATTATCGGCAAGTTCCGGTTCACATAATGCTATTACTTCGCAACCTGAAATATCAAAATAAGATTCACCAATCCACAAAGGAACGTAACATATCTCATCATTTACATTTAATTTATAAATGTTGTTGTTCAATAAATCATTTATAGTAGGATTTAATTTATAAACCAATACATTGTCAAATTTTTGTTGGACTATTTCTCTTATTTTTTCTAAAATGGAATCATTTAAATGAAGTATGAAACGATTCTTAGAGAGAAAATTATAAATATTCATGCAAGTATCCTTATCTAAATCTTCAAACAATTTTAATGAAATATTCTTACACCCAGAAACAATTTCTTGAATAATATTTGAAATTATTGTATCATATTTTCCTTCCAATATACTTTTCATAAATAAGTGTAAAACATCCATGTATAACGGGGGTGATTGGGTTGACATGTTATTATTATTGTTATTATTTGCATTTTCGCTATCTAAATCCGAATCTAAAAATTGCAATTCATTTTTTAAATAATAATATGCTTCTTGTATTTGCTTAAATTTTTCTGTTGATTCATATGTATTTCCATTTTTATCCGGATGATATTGTAAAGCTAATTTATGATATTGTTTTTTTAATTTATGTAATGTTATATCTTTTGTGTCTATTTTAGAAATATCAACTTCTAATATTTTAAATGCAATACAGTAATCCATAATTATTTATTTATTTTTAATTTTAAGTCAATATTGCGTGTTAAAGATTATAGTATAATTTTTATTATCTAATATAATATTATAATAGTAGATAATATTATGGGAAAAGTTCGTACTAGTGCTAGTTTCTATAGTAGAGGTGTACCTAAAGATTTTCATGCTTTTGGTTATTTTACTCAAGCAAATTATCCAATACTTCAACCTCAACAAGAAATTCTTCGTTTGCTAAATAACAACCAATCTAAAATAGTTTCAAGATTTAATAATTATATGAATATAAATATGTATAATGCGCGTTATTACTAGTATCCTGGTATTACATTCCATGTATTAGTTTTGCTAAATTTAACAAATAATTTTCCATGTGATAAATTGGTCTATAATTATTGTTATAATATTGAAAAAAACAATATGTTTTAATTAAAATAGGAGACAACTGTTGTTTATTAATTTTATTCTCATTTACTAGAGTAGTGATAATGTACCATATACAATTTGGTATGTCTAAATTATAAATAAACATATCATATAAAATATCTCTGAATTTCAAAAATTGAATGTCATTTATGTTATTTAAATTATGTATTATTTTATTGCATATTATTTTGTATTGTAACATCAATTCCTCATTGTAAAAGTGTAGGTTTTTTATATTTGTTATATTTTCTAATTGAATTTTATTTGGAAATTTTTTAATACATTTTGTATAGCTTGTTTTCGTTGGTCTAGCTATATTTATAACTTGACAACAATTTAAAATATTATTTGGTATAAAACTTAATTCACTTGTTATTAATATATATTTTAAATCAACACAACTCGTATTAATTTTTTGCATATAACTATAGAAATTTTCCAATAATTCGTTGTGTATATCATTAAAATACTTACATACAATAATTCCAGATTTTTCATTTTTTGCTGATATAATATCAATGATTTGCAAAAATATTTCATGCCATAATAATTTTGAATTACATCCTAACAATGACATGTCTATTTCAAAATGTATATCACTTATTTTAAAATAATATTGTTGTTTGTTATATGTAACACTTATTTTTTTTTCATATTTTAATTCGGATGGACTATATTTTTTTATGGCTTTTAACATTTGAGTATATTTACCAACTCCATTAGGACCGTAAAAAATGAGATTTCGTAATTTACTTATTTCTTTTGGAAATTTTGAATATATTTTTTCCAACTTTGGATGAAGATTTTCTCGGTGACTTTCAATTATATATTCTTCAAAATGACTTTCATAAAATTTCATTTGTAAATAATTTGGTTAGTTAGTTAGTTATAGTCTATATTCTTTATTTGATTATATAACTTATTTACTTTGTTATTGTTTTTAAGTTGCGATAAAAACTTAAAAACATTTTGTATTTCAATATAACGTAAACAATTGGAATTAACATTTATAAATGAATTTAGTAAAAAAATTAAATCAATATGATGATAGCTATATTATATTTTGTGAACCAATTAAAAATAATATTATGAATGATGGTAATTTTATTAGAATTTTATATTCTACAAACAATTTTAGTTTAAATGGTATTTACTTGTTTATTAATTTAAAAGATGTTGTTTGTGATAGATACTATAATAAATATAAATGCGGTTTTAATGTAAATAACCATAAAGATTTAATAGAAAAAGTTAAGATAATAGAAGAAAATATATTAAAAAAACTTGAAAATGTATTTTATAACAAATTTCCTCAAAATAAAATTTATGAACAACTTAAAAATGGATATATAAAGGTTTTTCAGGAAATTCAAAATAAAACAGACGTAAATTTTATTTTAAAAATATCGGGTGTTTGGGAGGTCAACTCAAGTTTTGGGTTGACTTATAAATTTATCCACCTTTCTCCACCTTTAGAAAAGGTGGAGCCAAAATTAAAATCAACCCTTTGAATACTTGATATATCAAATAATAACTGAAAAATAACTAAATATCAAAGGGCATTAGTTTTGGCTCCACCTTTTTTTTACACCTTTTCTCGTTTAAAACGCCCAATTTAAAAATATTTATTATATATAATGGACGTTAAAGATATTCAAATTTTTATTGTATTTCATAAAAATATTTTTGATGAATGTTATAAAAATATACCAGATGATATTCTTTATAAATATTTTACATTTTATGCAGTTAATAAAAATATAGAAAAACACTATACACAGAATAAATATAAAATTATTAATGAATGGGAATTATCTATTTACGATAACACATTTCAAGAGAGGGGATATAATGAAAATTCGGCAATATACCATGTACACGCGAATAATTTACATAAAAATTACAAATATATAGGTTTTTTTCAATATGATATGATGTTCAATGATAATATAATAGAATTTTTACAAAAAAACATAAATCAACCCCCCACCTTATTTAGTTTAGGTTGCTATAGTTTTAATTTTTGTAGTTATGATACATGGAATGAACCCAATACACTTAAATATATAATTAACGATTATGAAATTTTTTATAAAAAATCATTTAATTATAATGATAATTATCCATTATATAATTCTTATGTTATTCCAAATGAAACATATGAAAAAATAATGAAATGGGTTATACAATTATATGATAAAATTTATCCTTGGTGTATTGAAAAACCAAATGCATCTCATTTTGGTCACATTGGAGGAATATATGAAAGAATTATGGGTTTTTGTATAGGAGAAGAAAAATTACAAAATATTATATTAAATGTGTCGCACGACCATAAATATAAAAATTTATCGTATTAAATAATTGGGCGGTTTAAATGAGAAAATGTCTAAAAGGTGGATTGGAACCCATCAGCAGAAAAATTATTTAAAATTGTAAACAAAGTAATTGAACTTATCGCTGTAATAACTCCATATAAATACAAAATGCTTGTTGTTATTTTTGACAATTTTTTGGTTGTTTCAAATTTATCTGTATTGATATTAGTGTAAACTAAATATACTTGTAATAATGTCATTAATATAGTTATGTTGCTAAAAGTTGCGTAACCATTAGATACGCGACCTAACAAGATTCTATTTTTATATTTAATAATTGAATACAAAGTAAACCCAATAACAAATAACATTAACAAGAATGGCCCACATGCTGTAATCATCGTTAGTATTGATTGGAAAAACCCTTGGTTTTGTGTTGCTTGCAAAAGATTAAATAGAATAATGTAAAGAATCATAAGTATACTCAACGTTAATACAGAATAACCACTAATTAATGCACCTAAAGAAACATTTCCCGAAGAAAAATAATAAATAATGAAGGAAATTACACTTGCTATTATTAGTGATTTATAAATACCTGAATACCAGTTTGTCATATATAATAATTATATAATTTTTCTATTAAGAATTAAAATTGTTGTAATTGTTATAGTTATTGAAGGTTTTTACAAAGGAACCATTCGTTTTTGATGGGTTAATAGTTTTAATAAAACATGATAATGTACCTTCTCCTCTAAAATTAGTACTAAATTTATCACGTGGATAAGTAAAAAATTTTACATAACTAGTTGAATTATGTGTTTTACCACCATAGTTTGTATTTTGGTCTAACATATTATTTTATAATTATAATTTATTATATTAAAATAATAATTTTAATATAAAAATAATGTATATAATTTATATAGATGAGTAAATTTTATAATAATAATAGTAGTACATATTCAAATACGAATCAAAATCATCCTCTTCAACAAAATTCCCAAAACTTCTTGAGTTATAAAAAATACGTCTCAATACACTCTGAAGATAGAGATGCTACTGCGTATCCAAATTCTTCTGAATTTGAAATTGAATTACCAGAAGATATTACCAATATTTCAACCATGAAATTAGTTGACTGGGCATTTCCATCTAATTATGACACTTTTTCAGTATTAAACTCAAATATCACAATGATATTTAAATTAATAAACGTTTATCAACCTTTAAATCCTGATGAGTATCCTTTAGAAAATGCTATTTATCAAGCTTTAAACAGTTCAAATGATAATTTTATTGTTACTATTGAAGAAGGTTTTTATAATCCTACACAATTGGTAACAGAATTAACAAATAAATTTAATGAATCTGTTACGAAAATAATCGCTTATTATTTAAAAGAGAATAATTTGTTAGCTTTATTAGATGAATTTATAACTTCGGGTGGATATAGACGGTTTGTTATTGTTTATAATAATGTTTCGCAAAAAATATGGTTTGGAAATAAATCAGATAGCTTTAAACTTTTGAATGAATATGTATTTATAGCTAATTCCGAAGTTAATGAACAATTATTATGTAGAAAAACCCAAGTTCCTGATTTTTCAAATTGGGGATTACCTGGTAATTTAGGTCTTACAAGATGTAATGTAACTTCTTCTCCTCCGATTAATTTATTGACAGATGAAACAACCGGTTATCCAATTAGTGATAATTATATGATTTCAAATAACTATATACGTTTTTACTATGGCGACGTCAATACTATTGGTGACAATGGAATTTGGTTGACTCCTCTTACGGATATCTCTGGAAACGTACTACCTAACGCAGTTGTTCAATTCATTGAATGTCCATACAAAATTAATATATTTGGACCATCTTATATTTATATGGAGCTTTTTAAATACAATTGTATTGATGAAACACAGCCTTATAACATAAGTAAATTCACATTAACAACAAACGAAACAAATGGTATTGTAAATTCAGCATTCGCAAAAATACCCATTGTATCAACACCTACTTCTCAGTATTATGATGGTCCTGCTAATTCATATAAATTTTTTGATCCTCCTGTAGAGAGAATAAGACGATTAAAATTTCGTTTCAGATATCATAATGGGGAATTAGTTAATTTTGGTGCCTTTGAATATACTTTTACATTAGAATTTACTACACTTTTACCTATGATTAATAGAGCTGTCAATTATGTTAATATTTAGATCCACCTTTAGATCCACCTTTAGATCCACCTTTAGAAAAGGTGGAGCCAAAACAGCAACTTTTTCTAAAGGTTGAACTTCTCATTCAACCACGATTTTAAAACATCAATATCGCATGTTTTATAATCTTCTTCAAAACCTTTCAGGGCGAAAAACTTGGGTTTTTTCATTTTTGGTGTCTTGAAAAATATATAATCCCCTTTTTTGCTTTTTCTAATGCTAATATTCGGTGATACTTCTCTCACCATATTACTTCCTTCTTCTAATAATGGAATTACTTCGTCAAGTTGTATACTTTCTATTGGTCTATTTCCCAACTGTTTCAACGTTTTGGATAATTCTCCACATGTCACATAGAGCCCAAATTTACCCTTTTTTAATATGACGTCACTATCTTCGTATTTACCTAAGTTGACTTGATTTGCTGCTGTTTTGGCCTGTTTTTCGCTGTCATTTTCTAGTAAGTCTTCCAAGGTATAACAACCTTGTTCTAATCTATCCATGTCTATTTCCATATTTTTTTTGATAGATTTGTACGTAGTAGTTTTTTTACCATCTACTTTTTCTACGCATTTTATAACAGGGCCATATTTTGCTATAGTATAAACGTGGGTTTCATCTATTTTAATTTCAAATTTGGACTTTTGTGTTTCTTTAACTTGAGTTATAATACTATCTAATTTATCATTGCATGTTTTGCATAGTTCTGTCCAAACATGGGTTCCTTTGGAAATATTATCCAATTCTTCTTCCATTTCTCTCGTAAAATCATAATTCAATAGTTCCAAGAAGTGTTTATCCAAAAATTCCATTACTATTTTGCCTAATGGTTGCAATACTAGTTTGTTTTTTTCATTACCAAATTCACGAGTTGTTTCTATTTCGCTAATCTCGTCATTTTCTAATTCATAATCTTTTACTATTATTGTCTTACCCTTTACATCTTCTTTTTTTACATATCCACGCTCTTGTATTTTATCTATTAAAGTTGAAAATGTAGAGGGTCTGCCTATTCCTTTATCTTCTAATAATTGGACAAGTCGTGCTTCTGTAAAATGCATTTTAACGTTTTTTATCGTTACCTTACTAACAACTTTATTGTATTTAATACTCTGATTTTGCTTTATTGTTTGCAAATATTGAAATTCTTTGCTGTCAGTTGAAAATTTATTCTTGACTATTTTCCATCCAGGAAAAGATACCAATTCTGATGTATATTGAAACACAAAGGATTTATAACCTTGAATTTGTGCTTTTACAGAATTATAAATTGCCGAAGCCATACAACTTTCTAATGTATTTTCCCAAATCAACTTGTACATTTTTCTTTCTCTCGGATTAATATTTTCAGGTAAATTTTTAAGAGTAATTTTTGTCGGCCTTATTGCTTCATGAGCTTCTTGAGCAAGATTATCCTTTGATTTTGATTTAGGTTTGGTTTTTGGTTTAGGCTGCGAGTCATCGCTTTCTTGGCGACAACACAACGCATCTATATTTTCATTTATATATTTTTCTTCATAATTAGTTTGAATATACCTTTTTGTAGTTTCCAAAAAGTCCGCACTATATTTTTTACTATCTGTTCTCATATAAGTAATGTATCCTCCTTCATAAAGTGCTTGACACAACTTCATTGTTTCTTTTGGAGAGAAATGACATTCGTTACTGGCTACTTGTTGTAATCTACTTGTTGTAAATGGTTCAGGTGGTTGTTTATACACTTTTGTTGGTTGCGAACAATTATAAATATGATTGTGGTCAGCAGTTTTATCTAGAAAATCTACCATTTCATCTTCTATTTCAAATTGATGGTTCAATTCAAAAGGCAAATTCATATTTGTGAAATAACCTGTCGTATTAAATACTTTTTTATTGTCCGCATTGTCAATTTCTTTTTGATTATCATAAACTAATCGTAATGCTGGAGTTTGACATCTACCAGCAGAAAGGGATTTTTCAGAATTTTGCGATATAAATTTCCATAACATCGGTGTTATTTTAAACCCAACTAACAGGTCCAATATTTGTCGCGCTTGTTGAGCGTGAACCATGTTCATATCAATCGTTCGTGGATTTTTCACTGCTTGTTGCAATGCTTTTTCTGTTACCTCATTGAAAACAATGCGTTTCGTGTTTGATGGAAGTTTGAATAATTCTAACAAGTGGAATGCAATTCCTTCACCTTCGCGATCATTATCTGTTGCTATAATAACATCGTCTGCATTTTTTATTGCCTTATTGAGAACTTCTATTTGTTTTTTCTTTAAAGCATTGTTGATGATCTGATAAGTTGGTCTAAAATCATCTTCTATTTTAATATTAGAGAGAGAAGGAAGTTCTCTCAAATGACCAAAACTAGCAACGCATTTATAACCTGGTCCCAAATATTCTTCTATTTTTTTGCATTTTGCAGGAGATTCTACGATAAGAAGTGTCGTTGTCGTGGAATATTTTTTTGACATCATTGTTAGTATTTATTTACTATTTTATAATATATAGTATAAAATAGTAAATAATCATTAAACCTTTTTCAAAAATAATATTGTTTATGATAACAATTTAAAATTTTGTTATATAATAATAATAATATTAGCTTCAGTTATGTTCATAAAATATTATTATTTAAGTTTATTATTTACATTTTTTTCTCAAAGCTTCGGGTTTATTCATTTAGTTGAGAGAACTATTGCATCTTTTGAAGAAAAACCGATACATGCAAAATCATGTCAAAACTGCAAATATTTTATAGAAAATGAAAACTACGAGTTTAGCAGGTGTTCAAAATTTATGAAACCTAAAAACAGAAATCGTTCTGTATTTGGACAAGAATACAGACCACCATTAGTTCAGCATATAAAGGTATATCACGATGATAAATATTCATCACTTGTATTATTTTATCTAGCTAGAACATGTAGAAACAATGAAACTATGTGTGGCGCAGATGCTAAACATTATCAACGTAAATTTTATGATATATATTGAAAATTTCACACAATTGAATAATTTTATATTATAATTATAATATAAAACATGGGCGATGAAACTGACACTGTTTCTTCAATGCAATCTGTTGTTGTTAGATTTGCAGAGCAGCTAAAATTATCTTTGGGTGATCATATGCTGATAACTATTACAGATGACACAGTAAATGTATTTGGTCATATATATGAATCAACCTGGAACGAAGCAACATTTACAATTCCTGTAAATGGACCTTACGTAATTATTAAAGAAATATCAATTAATTTAGACACTCCAATAGCTTTTGGTAGTTTTTCATTAGAACCATTATTGTCAGGACAAACAGCTTGTTGTGACATTTTAAATTATTTGTTAAAAAAGAATCAACAATCCGTTGTAAATGATTCTCTAACTAAAGGAGAAGACAATATTGTCGTAAGATTACCATTAATGCGTTCTATTGACAGAATATTACCTGCTTTTGATATTAATAGCCGAGGCGTACGAAAAATAATTTCCAGCGTTTCTTTTAAATTTGATGCATATGGCTGTTTGTAAACATTACAATAAATAATCTGTTATATTATGAATCTAGTTTTTAATTTTTTTAAATTGTCTCCAGTTAATATGAAGAGAAGGTTTTGAAGGTTCTTGATTGGTGTTGGCTCTATTTTCTTCATCCAATTTTTCCGCCTTTTTCAATGCACTATCAACGTATAATTTCTTCAAAAGGGTTCCTACTTGGAATGACCCAGTATGTTGATCCAATTGCCCATCTTCTATTTTTTGTAATACGTCTAAAAACTGATGCAATATATTTATATCTATTTCATCTTTTCTAACTTTGTTATAAATGTCAGTGTAATATGTAAACAAAAAATTACATTCATGCATACATTCTAGATGTATCTTTTCAGGGTCATTGCGATATTTAGCTTTAATTAACACCATGTTGTTTAAATCATTTCGTAGTATGTTACTATGTTTTAATCTGCGTATTGATTCAGTTTGGTCTTCTACATTATTTGCTGCAATCATCTTTTGAAGATGAAGTCGTTGTTTTTCGTCCATTGTGTCCATTGATTGTGTTGTATAATTTAAGTAAGAATAATTATTTTTAAATTTAACTCAAAAGAAAATATTATTATTATAATATTTTATTATATTATATGTCTAATATTAACAACAATACAAGTAATACTACAATTCCAGGAATGCTTTTACCCACTCAACAAGGTCTTTTAGCAGGTAACCCGAGAGATTCTGCTATTGCAGCAGGAAATGCATCAAATCTAAAATTACAAGCATTGCAGAGTATAGGCGGTAGAGGTAAAGGTAAAAGATTGAGAAAAAGACGTGGAGGTGCCGCTGCAACCATTCCTGTTCCTCAATTCAGTATGCAATATACTCCTCAAGGTGGTCCTGGTCAAGACCCAAACAGCATAATTCAACAAAATGCTGCCGTTGGTACTCAAAGCGCTGCAAATGCGGTTTACGATAAATATGCAACTCAAAATGGTGGATATTATAATAACATGAACATGAATATGAATACGAATCAATATCAATGGGGTTGTTATAGCGGAGGTAAAAAATACAAAAAAACCTGCAGCAAGAAAACAAGCAAAAAAAAAAGAACTAAGAGAAATAAATCAGGCAGCAGAAAATCAAGGAAAACCAAGAAACACTAATTTCAAAATAATTCACAATAAATAGAGAAAGTATTTGAAATAATTAATATAATAATAATATAAGTTAAGACTTATAATTTATGCCATCAGGAAAAAACTGGTTGAATTTTATATATATAAATTTAGCATTTGCTGTATATATTTCGGCAACATTTTATTTAAATTCAGTTCAAGAAATTAAGAAAAATTGGCCTCAGTATAGATGTAATCCATTTTATATGCCACTATCAGATGACATTGAAAAAGATTTTGCTTACTGCATTCAAAATATTCAAAGTAATTTTATGGGGTATTTATTACAACCAATAACCTATATAACAAGTTCATTAACAGGTATTTTGTCTAGTTTTATGAATGAAATCAATATGGTTAGAGCGATGTTTAATAAAATAAGAACTTTTATATCTTCTATAATTCAGTCTGTGTTTGGTGTATTTTTAAATATGGTGATTGAATTTCAAAGAATAACAATTGGTATTAAAGATTTAATGGGAAAAACAATTGGAATTATGGTTACTCTTATGTATGTGATTGATGGAAGTATTAAAACAATGAATAGTGCTTGGAATGGTCCTGCCGGACAAATGGTACAAAAACTTGGTAAATGTTTTCATCCTGATACAAAATTAAAATTAAATGATGGTAGGTTGGTTGCAATGAAAGATATTCATTTAGGAGATGTTTTAGAAAATGGTAGTGTGGTTGAATCTACTATGAAAATAGATAATAAAAAAGCAAGAATACCTTTTTATGTCATTAAAAATAAAGGTGTTGATGGCGAAGACATTTATGTAACTGGTTCACATTTAGTATATAATAAAAACAATAATCAGTTTATTGAAGTTGAAAATTATTCCAATGCTAAAAAATGTGATGATGTTGAAAGTGATTGGTTTAGTTGTTTAATTACAAATGATCATAAAATACAAGTTGGTAGCGAATTATTTTGGGATTGGGAGGATCATTTTGTTAAAAATTTGGATTCTTGTTGGTATAAATGAATTGATTATTTATCCACATTATATTTTATTTATATTATACAATAACAATACTGTATAATATATGGATACCGCAGATAAAGCTACGGGATTAACTAATATAAAGAAAATGTATGAAAACCTAACCTATTTTGATCAGTATGGTTTCTCATTTATTTTGTTTATTATAATTACAATTTTATTGATGGTTTTTTTCGGTTCTTGTATTGCTCTTGCGAATATTCAACCAATAAAACAAGATTGGGCAAACCAACGTTGTAAACCATACATCATTCCGATAGCTGGTTTTATCAATAAACCTGATAATATGAGTTTCAATGATTTTACTTCTCAAAATTTTAATTATTGTGCACAAAATATTTTAAAAGGAATTACAGGTTTTGCAGTAGAACCTTTAACATTTGTAACTAAAAATATTACAAAATTGGTGAATTATATAAAAGAGGCGATTAATGATATTAGAGCATTAACAAATAGGACAAGAAACTTCTTTATTACAGTAGTGCAAGAAATTATGGGTAGATTATTAAATGTAATTATTCCTTTGCAACAAATAATTATCAAATTCAAAGATTTTGCAGCAAAAGTTCAAGGAACAATGACCGCTGGATTATTAACTACGTTTGGTGCATATGTTACTCTAAAATCATTTTTAGGTGTAATTGTCAAATTCATTGTTACAATTTTAATTACAATGGTTGCAATGATCGCGGTTTTTTGGATATTCCCGTTTACGTGGGGAACTGCTATAGCTGGAACCGCTGTATTTGTTGCAGTTTCCATACCATTTGCAATATTATTAACATTCATGACAAATGTATTGGGTATTAGTACAGGAATATCAATACCAAAATTAAAGAAAATTCCGAAGTTAAAGTGTTTTGATAAAAATACCCGAATAACAATGAACAATGGAGTTTGTAAAACTATTTCAGAGATAGAAGTAGGAGAGAAAACTGATGGTAACAATTTGATTACCGCAAAAATTGTAGTTGAAACTAAGGGTTCTGTGATGTATAATTTGAATGGAGTTATGGTTTCAGACTCTCATGTTATTAAATATAATAATAAATGGGTGCGTGTAGACGAACATCCTCTTGCGGTTAAAATAGAACAATATAGCGAGCCTTATTTATATTGCATTAATGTTGAAAATAAAGTAATTGAAATCAATGGTAATGTATTCACGGATTGGGATGAAATATATGACGATGAATTAGAAAAAATCAAAAATGTGAAAATCAAGAACGTGATGTTTAATTCCAATAAGACTTTGAATTATAGTATGGACCACTTAAACGTAAACAATTCTGATATTCATAGATATTTAGACGGAGGTTTTGAAAAAAATACTCAGATTACATTGAAAAATGGTGTTATTAAAAATATTAAAAATATTTCCATAGGAGATATTCTTCAAAATGGTGAAAGAGTCTATGGATGTGTTGAAATAGATGGTGCAAATTTACTTGAACAGGCTAGCTATAATTTAGCAAAAAATAGATTCGTAAGTGGTGGTTCCAACTTAAATATATGTGATAAATCATTGGGTTTTACGTCCACGTTGGAATTAGATAAAAAATACAAGAAATTTAAAAAAGATAATGAAACAGAAGACAAATTATACCATTTATTAACTGATTCGCAAAGTTTTCATATAAATGGGGTTAAATTTTATGATTACAATTCTTGTATTGACCTTTTTTTAGAAAAATATAGAGCAAAATTATTATCTATGAAATATGTATAATGGATATTTCTATTTTTGGATTCAAATTAAATTTGGAAGTTTTAATTCTAATTGGTATTGTTTATTTAATTTTGGTAATACACACAGTTTGTGGATGTGCTAGTATTTTTGGAAAGAGAGAAGGAATGGATACTTTAACTCAACCATTTCCAGCGCCTGCTCTTCCAGATGGTGATGATGTATCTAGTATGAAAACTCCCGAACCAGTACCCGCACCAAGCAGTACAAATTCAACGTCAGGTAGTTCAAAAAAAAATGCATCTACCGAGGGTTTTTCCGGAGCCAATACAAATTATGGTGAATCTGCGGCATATCCACTTGTGCAATCAACATATTTAAATTCATCTAAATGGGGAAATCCTGATTTGACCATCATTCCAGGCAAGCCTATTCCTGCAGCCGCCCAAGCTATTATTGACCGTCCTAATCAGTCCCTGCCTTTACCAGAGGGACAATTGTCATTATTTGATAATATGCCGTTCAGTCCTGAATGCTGTCCTAATACCTACAGTTCTAGTATGGGATGTGCTTGCATGAATTCCAATACATATAACTACTTGATAACACGCGCGGGAAATAATGTTCCTTATTCCGAATATTAAATTTAATTATATTTGCATAAATCCTAAATACTTACTATTTTTATAAATAAGTATTTAAGTACGTCGCTTTGTTGACTTTCTTTTTCTACAAAATGAACGCTTGGTTCCGTGCGCCCAAAGACACTTTTTTTTAGAAGTTTTACAACGTTTACTTTTTCTTCCTTTACATTTGCTTTGTCTTTTAGAAAAAAGAGCCTTATGAATATTATAAACAGGCATTATAATATTTATAAATAAAAAAATTTATAAATAAATGGAAGTTAATTTTTCACGGGTATTAAAATCTGTATTTTTATTATTTTTAATATTTCTATATTTTATATATAAACATATAGAATCATGACAAAAACCAATAAAAACATACCAAAAGATTTTAGTAAAAAAGGTATAACAAAAAAAATTCGTTATAAGTTAAAAGGTAACGAATTAATATTAAGAAAGGATTGTCCGATTGGGCTCAAAGCTTTTCAAAAAAAATATCAAAAAGAATTCAAGACAAATAAATTGTATAATTTATCTACTCACAAATTTACAAAATTATTATTATCTAAATTTTCTCCTTCTTCTATTACACCAGAGAATGATTATTATTCTTATATTAATTACAAATGGCTTAAAGACGTAGAACTTAATAAACAGCAAAAATATATTGTTCAGGTTGATGATTTTAGATTAACTCAAGATAGAGTATATCATTATTTACATGATATTATTGTTGACTATATTAAAAATAATAACACAAAGCTTGCAAAAATAATGAAAAATTTTTATGATTCTGTAATCAATATGAATTCAATACAAGACAGTAAAATTAAATGTAAAGAAGAAATTAATGTAATTGAAGCTATGATTGAAATAGGAAATCCATGGAAATTGTTGGCTTACATAAATAGAACTTATATGTATAATTATTTAGGACCGTTTGTTTTTATGATAAGCCCAGATGATAAACAATCTAATATTTTTAGAAGTTATATTAATCCGCATCAATTTATATTATTAGATTTAAATGTCTATTACGATGATGGAACAAATGTAGAATACAAAAAAAATTATAGAAATAAATTCAAGAAATTTTGTAAAGATTTGTTTGATTTATGTTTAGGAAAAGGACATGGTTATAACACTGACGACGTATTTAATACCGAAGTTGAAATGTTTGATACTTTGGGTTGTCAAGACGTAACTAAAAATGAAAAAAGTTATAATAAAGTTTCAAAAAAAGAAGCAATAGAAAAATATAATTTTGATTTTGATGAATTTTCAAAAAACTTGGGTTTTAAAAGTACGCCCGATTTTTTCATTACTTCAAGTTTAAATTATTTAAAATGTGGAACAGAATTATTTTTAAAAAATTGGAAATCAGAAAAATGGAAAACTTATTGGGTTTATATGTACTTACAAATCATATGTAGAATTACAAGAAAATGGGAACATTTATATTATAATTTTTTCGGTAAATTTGAAAGAGGGCAAGAAGCTATAAATCAAACCAATGCAGTAAGTTCATCATTATATATGTCAATCCCGTTTAATAGTTTTTTATCTCAAAAATATGTTGAAAAGTATTCTGACCCGGCAAAAATAGAATATGTAAGAATATTATGTAATGATTTGAAAGAGGTTTTCCATAGAATAATGACAAATAATACATGGTTGTCACCTTCTACTAAAAAATATGCGTTATATAAATTGAGTAAATTAAATTTCACTATTGGATATCCTGAAATGGTTCGTGAAGACCCAATATTAGACTATGATCACTCGTTATATAATAACATGATGTTAATTAGTAGATGGAGAATTGACCAATTTATTCAATTGGAGGGTAAGGAAGTAATTGAATTACCTATGGTTGATTTTTCTCAATACCCATTGAAAATGACAGGAAATCAGCCTTATATAGTAAACGCTTCTTATACACCTTCAAAGAACGGGATTTACATCAACTTGGGATATATTCAAAAACCGTTTGTTGATTTAGATGAACGTGGAATAGAATACAATTTAGCCCACTTGGGTTTTACTATTAGCCACGAAATGTCCCACGGGTTTGATGATTGGGGTAGTCAATATGATGCAGAAGGTAACCTTAACGACTGGTGGACACCTGAAGATAAAAAGAAATTTAAAGCAATTCAAAAAGATGTTATTAGTCAATATGAAGAATTTGCTGCAAGAGATGGTATCAAATTTGATGCGTCTATTGGTATTGGTGAAGATTTAGCCGATATATCTGGAATGGCTATTTGCAATAGATATTTGAAAGATTACCAAGATAATAATAATGATTTAATACCTATTAGATTTGTTTCGTATGAAGTATTCTACATATATTATGCATTCCAGCAAAAACAAAAAATATCTAAAAAAGCATTGTCTGCTCAATTAAAAACAAACCCTCATCCATTAGATAAATATAGATGTAATGTTCCATTGTCGCGTTCTCAAATTTTCAGATCAGTTTATAATGTTAAAAAGGGCGATGGAATGTGGTGGAAAAATACGGATACTGTATGGTAAAGTATATGCGAGTGACGGTGACATCTAATCTATATTTTTATCAATCGTGACATTTTTTGCGATTTTCTTTATAATTTTAGTGTCTTTTTCATAATCGTTGTCTCCTTTACCTCCCATTGCCTCATAAACGATTTTGTTGTATTGACTGCTTTTTTTAGAGTCATATTCTTCACAATCTGGGTATTTATCTCTGAACTCTTTGAGCATGCAAATATTTTTATGAGCAATCATTCTTATAGCTTTGCGTAATTTCTTATTTGTCTCGTCTTCTTTTTCCCATATATTTTCATCTTTTACATACATAACCTCTCTTTTTTGATCTGTGCAATGCACTGGTCGTTTTTCAACATCCATTTCTTTCAAATTTTTAATGATTATATTGGATATTCCTTCAATATAACCAACTTTTCCTACATTTTCTAGATCCGATACCTGCAGCTTAACAGATTCAACAAAGTCCATAATATTCATAGCATCTTTACAAGTTTCATTGAGAAAAAATTGGAGATTAAACGTTTTATTATTGCAATTGTTGTTATTGATATTGGATGTATAGGTGTTTTGACCTTGTTTACATATTTCAAACATACTTTTCTGGAGTTCTGTATTACTTTTAACCATTTCAAAAATAAGACCAGTTAAGGCTTGAATATCGGTTTGCGGTTGTTGGTGTAGTTGAGACAGTGTTACATTTGTATTTTCACTTGAGACGTTATCCGTTTTTTCAGTCATAAATTCACATTTATTCTCATGATACCAGAGACTGTTTCTCGCCTTGTAACTTTTTTGACAAAATTTGCAAATAAATTGTTTGTCATTTTCGGCGTTTTTAGCGTTCAATTTTAGGTGTTTTGTTCTATGCAAATGTTTTTGGGTTGATATATGTCTTTCCCAATCGCTTTTCTTAGAGCATTTAAAGTCACAAACTGAACAAACTAATAACACGGCGTTTTTTGGCGTAAAATTCATTCAATTATTCTATATTACACCTAGAATACTTTTTATGTCTAAATCCTTTTTGGGTAAATTTTTAAAAATTATGCTAACAGAAAATAAATTATTTTTTTGGTACTCACATGCTAAAAATTAATTATGGTAACAAAAGGTAATTTTCTCCAAGACCTTTTGGGATTTTTGAAAAATGGACAAAAAAAATGTCCAAAATTGAAAACCCAAAATACTTTTTGAAAAAAAAAATTATTATAATATAATAAATTCTCCGATGAACTTAAAGACCAGTAAAAGTGAACTGTCACTTAGATGACTGACAAATTTTGCAATATTCAATTGTTTGTGACCTATCCGGGTCTATATCTATAGAGTCTATTATCCATTCATGATTGCACATAGAAATTAATTTTGTCCTAATTTTTTCATTTAAAAGAATCAATTGTCTTAAATGTTCGTCTTGTTGGTTCAAATTTGCATTTATTTCTGAAATATGTTTATTATATTGTAAAACATCTTCGTTAACATTAAGACATGTATCAATTAAATTCAAAATAGTTTCTTCTTTCATTTTTGCATAATTGCTATTGATTTCTTTTAAATACGCGATCATGTAATCGTTTTCATTTTTCATTTTTAATAAATAATCTATATTCATTAGACTATTATTTATTAAAATATAAAAAAAAAATTTTATATTATTTTACAAAACAATTTAAATTTTAAAAGGAGGGTTCATAAGGGAACCTTGGTTCCCTTACACATACATATTATACAATGCAGATACATTTTCTTTGTTTACTTTAATTAATTTGTCTACAATTTCTTTGTTAATAGTCAATGGGAACTCAACTTTAATTGACATATCTTCTTCAAATAAATTAGTTTCTGGTTTCATCAAACGGTAGAGATTCAATTTTGTATGAATTATTTCTAGACAACGTTTCAAGTTACGAACACCGTCTTCTTTATTACAATGAGTATCTACTAAATATTGAATAACTTCATCAGGAATAATGATTTCATCTGTGTTGAATCGCACTTGTTCACGGATTTTTGGTAATAAATAGTTGTTTGCAATTTGTGTCTTTTGTTTTTGGTTATATCCTTTTGTTTGAATACGATACATTCTATCTTTTAAAATAGGATTGACTTTGCTTTCATCATTATAACTGAATATGAACAAACATTTACTTAAATCAAAATTAATTTCTGCGAAATATTTGTCATGAAATTGACTATTTTGACTTGTATCTGTTAAGTGAGTCAAAATACCTGCGATTTCTTCGCCTCTTGGAGTATCACTAATTTTGTCTAATTCATCAAAATATATAACAGGATTCATGCATTTGCTATCAATTAAAATTTGAACTATTTTACCCCATGTACTACCTTCATATGTATAAGAATGACCTTCCAAAAAGCTACTATCTGTTGCACCACCTAGTGCGATGAATGCAAATGGTCTATTTAAAATTTTACTGATACCCTCTTTAACAAGGGATGTTTTACCAGTACCTGGCGGTCCATGAATTGCAATTGCAGTTCCAATTGCTTTTGGATTAGTAAGAAGTTGACCTAACATTTGCATAATTTGCATCTTGGCGTCATTCAACCCATACACTGCTTCATCAAGTGTCTTTTGAGCGTTTTCCATGAATTCATGACATTTTTCAACTCCGTCTTCTATACTCAATGGTAGAGATTCAAATTTACCAAATGGGACTCGCATGAAAGTATCAACCCAATTTTTGATTTTATAAAATTCACCACTTCCAGGCTCCATGTATTTCAACGAGTTGATTTTTTTCATAGCGGCACCTTTGAATAAAGTTGGAATATCGGATTCTAAAAGTGTCATTCTATATGGTTTTTCAATACGTGTTATTTTATTGATTTCTTTTAATTCCTTAATAATTTTCTTTTGATTGTCTATTTCTAGATTTTCAAAGAATTTATAATCGTTCATGGTATTTTTGTCTTTAACAATTTTTCTGAAAATTCTACCATTTTTTTCCTTTTGTTTTTTCATTTTCTTTTCCTGTTTTGATTTAGATTTTTTGATGTCTTCTTCGCAAAGTTCAACGCATTTTTGTAATAATTTATTGTTGTTTTCTTGCACCATCATTTCTTTTAATTTTTCCAAAACGGATACGTTGTTGTTTGGATTTGTATTGTTAGTTTCATTATCGTTTTCATTTGAAGCTTCACTATTTTTAAGAACGTTTTTCAACTTTTCAATAATATTATCATCATCTTCCTTTTTTGATGCTTTTTTATCTTTTGATTTTGGTAATTCTTTTTTACCCTTAGCTTTATTTTTTGATTTTTTGACTGTTACTTCTTCTTCATCGTCATCTTCTTCATCTTCATCGTCTTCATCATCTTCTTCATCCTCGCTTGATGATGCAGATGAAACAGAAACATCTTCATCTTCAGTTTCATCATCATAATCTTCGTCGTCTTCTGAATCGTAATCCCATTCATCTTCATCTTCATCTTCATCTGCTCCGCCAATTGTAAAGATTATGTTTAGTTTTTCACTTCCTTTTTTATGTGATACTTCTTCTTCATCGTCATCTTCTTCATCTTCCTCTTCTTCAGACTCAGATTCAACAATCTTCTTTGATTTTTTGGATTTTTTATCAGGTTTAGATTTGTTTTTTTCAGTAGATTTATTTTTAGGTTTTTTATCTTTAGCATTACTCTTACTTTTTGCTTTTGCTTTAGCCTTTGAACGCGTAATGATTTCTTCGTCATCATCATCTTCGTCCTCTTCATATTCTTCGTCATCATCTGTTTCCCATTCTTCATCTTCATCTGCTTCCTCAAGCTGTTTATGAATTTTTTTAATTTTTTCACCTGCTGCAACTTTTTTATCTAAATGTTTTGAAGGAAATATTTTGGATAAGAATTTTCTGTATTCATGAACATCCATTTCGTCGCTGTCACTTTCACTGATAAAGTCATCACCATCGTCGTCAGAATCAACAACCTTTTTCTTTTTCTTGGAAAGTTCCTCGGCCTTTTTGGTGTTTTTCATTTGTTCCTTTTTTGCAGATAATTTGTTTGAAATTTCCCTTGTCATTTTATTTTGTATATTATTATTTTAATTTATTTTTAAATAATTCTCAATTTTATTTTTTATAAAATGTGTAAAAAAATAAAATGCATAGATTTATTATTATTTTATACCCCCATCGCTAAACTGGTAACTTAGTTGAATAAATTATTTTTTGATCTTACTTCTAGTTCTACTTTTAGATTTATTTCTTTTTTTATTAGATTTATTTCTGTTTTTCGTTTTACCAAGTTTATTGCTAATTTTTGTATTACCGCCTAATAATTGAATAAAATTATTGTTTACAATTTGATTGTAAACGTTGGCGTTAATTTCATAATCATTTGGGTTGATTAGTTTTGTTGCGCCTTCAATACCAGCATTTTCATAAGGTTCCTCAATTCCTGATCTTATATCCCAATTTTCTATTTGTTCCCACGTCATTTGATATGTATTTTCTTTATGTTGGACTAATGCATATAATTGCGTAATAAATAAGTCAAACATCATCTTTTTAGGAACATTATAATTTTTTCTATATGTAATTGTTTTGTTTTTACCCTTGTCATCCTTAATTTTAATCGTATTTTTCCAAAATGAATCATCGTTCCAGTATCCATTATACAATTCATTTAGTGTTGGAACATTTGGTCCTATTCTGTAATTAAAATTTTTTTCAATAATTGCAATACCCCAGTTGATTATTTTATAGTCATTATCTACAAATAACTGATATGCTAATTGAGCATATTCAGGTTTAACCTTGTAATATGGATGAATTCCATCATCATTTTTTATTTCTAATAAATTTCTAATATTATTTAAATTAATATTTGGAACATTCGCTTTATTTTTTAAATTATTACTTCTAAAAGCTAAATATAGAGCATATAAAAAGCAATTTCCATGGGAATTATATAATTGAAATATTTCATATGGGTCTTGAATATTTCCGTTGAAATCAACGTATTGATAATGCGTTTCATTATTTGGTGTTTTTTTAGAAATTATTGTATTTATCTTTGAAGGATCAATTTTAGTACGTGTCATTTTAGTTATATATTTTCCGTTTTCGTCATACTCTTCTGGTTGACATACTTTATAATTATTTGCTCCACATATTATAGCTAACGTTTTATAAATAACTTCTTCTCCTGTTAAACTTGAAAACACCGAATGATATGCTTCAAAATAGGATTCCCCATCAGTTGGATGGATAACTTCATCTTCTCTCATTTTTCAATATAATATTAATGGATATTTTTAAAAATAATTCTCAATTTTTTAAAAATATAATTATTTTCTACGACCTAATATTTTTTTACCCTTTGTAAAATAATTAAATGCTATATAAATCAAATAAATTACAATTGCTAAAAATAAGAACATCATGATTAAATTGACTAATTTTGTGATAGAACAATAGAACGAATTACTATTTGCGTCACAATGAACCGTTGAGCCAAACATTCCAAAAATACCTGAACCCATAATACCGCCATTGTTTGGTGTTGTATTATTGTTGTTTTTTACGCTAATTTTCCCTTTTCCCATTTGTTATTTATATATTACAATTATAAAACAATTTAAAATTATAATTTTTAAATAAAATTGATTATAAAACAATCTAAATATATTTATATAAACAAAAGAAGAGATGCCGAGAAATACTATTGCGAGTAATAATTCAAGTAATTGTTCTAAAATTATTGGGATTCAGTTTAGTATTTTATCTCCGGATGAAATCAGAAAGGGTTCGGTAGCTGAAATTACAAGTAGAGATACATATATTAATAACAAGCCAGTCATTGGTGGTCTGTTTGACCCTCGTATGGGGGTTTTAGAAGCTGGTCTAATTTGTCCTACAGATGGTTTAGACTATATGACAACTCCTGGCTATTTTGGTCACATTGAATTAGCACGTCCCGTATTTTACATACAATATTTGAGTACCATCTTGAAATGCTTGCGTTGTGTTTGTTTTAAATGCAGTAAACTCCTGGTTAGCAAGCAAAAATACAAACAAGCTTTAAATTTACAAGGTGAAAACAGATGGAAATATGTATTTAAATTGTGTAGTTCAATAAAGAGATGTGGTGAGGATACTGAAGATGGCTGCGGTTGTCTTCAGCCAAACAAAATTAGAAAGGAGGGTTTAGCAACTATTTATGCTGAATGGGTTAGTGCTAGCGCAGAGAGTGAAAATATTGTAATTAAATTGACACCTGAAATGGTTTTAAAAGTATTCAAGCGTATTTCTGATGAAGATGTTTCATTCATGGGTTTTAGTCCTATTTGGTCTAGACCTGATTGGATGATTTGTCAAGTCATGTCTGTGCCTCCTCCTGCAGTGAGACCATCTGTTAAGCATGACGCTCAACAGCGCTCTGAAGATGATTTAAGTCATATTTTGGTGAATATTATTAAAACAAATAAAACGTTACAAGAAAAATTACAAAATAATGCTCCTGCAAATGTCATTGACGACTGGACTACTGTGCTGCAATACTACGTCTCTACGCAAGTGGATAATAAGATTCCGGGTGTTGCATCCGTTGCACAGCGTTCAGGTCGTCCTTTGAAGTCAATTAAAGACCGTTTGAATGGTAAAGGTGGTCGTATGAGAGGCAATTTAATGGCGAAACGTGTAGACTTTAGTGCTCGTTCTGTTATTACAGCTGACCCGAATATTTCAATTCGTGAATTGGGTATTCCTATGAAAATTGCTAAAAATATTACCAAACCTGTTACTGTCAACAAAATGAACAAAGCATTTTTGACAAAATTGGTGCAAAATGGGCCTGATGAATGGCCTGGTGCAAAGATTTTGGAAAAGAAGAATGGTGAGTCAATTACTTTGCGTAATATTGACCGCAATTCTATTGTGCTTGAAGAAGGCGATATTGTGCACAGACATATGATGGATGGGGATGCTATTCTCTTTAATAGGCAACCTACTTTACATCGTATGAGCATGATGTGTCATATTGCTAAAATTATGAAACGTGGCGACACGTTTAGAATGAACGTGGCCGATACCCGGCCTTACAATGCGGATTTTGACGGGGATAAACTTTAAATGTGCATATTTATCTTGTCCCCAACAGGGAGCGTGAAAAGCGTGTTACTCCCTAGTAAATAAATTAATATTTGAGGTAAACAATATAAAAAAATAATATAATGATTAATTATATGGAAGAGACGAAACCAGAAATTGTATATTGTTCTAAATGCAATACTGAAAAAAGCGTTACACGATTTCCAAAAAATCGTAAACAATGTAAAGATTGTGATAATGAGATTAAGAGATTAAATTATTTGAATGATGAAGAATATCGTAATAAAAAAAATGAAAAAAGGCGTTTGCAGTATAATAATAACCAAGAGTATCGTAAATTACTAATTAAAAGAGCAACTGATTATAAACACAATAAAGTTATTGAAAGACGGAAAATAAAAGAGGAACAACAAGAAACAATCGGTCAAGATAATAAGTTATGTAAATATTGCAATGAAATTAAAAGTAAAGAAAGATTTAGACATAATCGTTTGAAATGTAAAGATTGTGAAAGAGATGAGCCTTTAGAAAAATTAAAAAGACTGATACGAAGCAGGATTTTTAGTGCAATAAATCATAAAAATAATCATACATTTGAATATTTAGGGTGTAAATCATCGGATTATTTAAATTGGCTATTATATAATGATAATGGTTACACTCTTGAAAATCGTGGAAAAGAATGGCATATTGACCATGTAATACCTCTTTCAAAATTTAATCTAGAAGATGAAGAACAGCAAAAAATAGCTTTTAATTGGAGAAATACGATGCCTCTATCTGCAAAAGAAAATTTGTCAAAAAATAATAAAATCTTGAAATCTCAAATTGAAGAACATATAAAAAATTTAAAAAAATATCATGAAGAAAATAATATAGTTTTACCTCAATTATATATTGATTTATTTGCAACACATTCAAATTGACGGGAACGCCCTTAGAGCCTTCACTACCACTCACTACAGGAAACGTCTGTGAGGATCTCGGTTTATAGCCGATCGCCGATGGTAATAAAGTGAAGGATTGGGAAATCCGCAGCCAAGTCCCTAACCTCGTTATGGTAAGAGTATGGGAAAGGTTCAACGACTAGACGTTTGTGGGTCTCAAATGATAGCCTGACCAGCTTGATGAGGCATAAGGTATAGTCTGGCCCTCTTGGAAACATTAGGGATTTCATCTGGAGATGAATTTGCATATGCCGCAGGACCCAGAGTCCGAGGCCGAATTAAGAAACTTAGCAGCAGTTCCTTTTCAAATAATTAGTCCAGCCAATAATTCATCCATTATTGGCATTTATCAAGACTCTATGCTTGGCTGTTATCAATTCACAAGAAAAGACGTGAATTTTACACCAAGAGAAGCAATGAATATCTTGATGATGTTTGACGGAATTAATGAAAATGAATTTCTAGCTGACTATGAAAAAAATAATAAAATATCAAGTTTCAATATTTTAACACAAATCACACCACCACTAACTTTGAAATTCAAGACCAAAGGGTTTGTTGAAGACAAAGACGATTACAACACAACCAAGACAGGAGTTTTGGAAATCATTGATGGCGAGTATATTCGCGGCCAAATGACCAAAGACGTTCTTGCAGCAGGCTCAAAAGGTCTACTGCACAGAATCTGCAATGATTTTGGAAACATGGCGTCTGCTAAATACATTGATGATTTACAAAATGTTATTACTGAATACATGAAAAGTAGTGGTTTCAGTGTAGGAATAAGTGATTTAATATCTGATAAAAAAACAAATGATGAAATTATTGACGTCATCACAAAAAAGAAAACCGATGTCAAGAATCTAATTGACCAAACACAAATAGGAATTTTTGAAAATAATACAGGTAAAACCAATGAAGAAGAGTTTGAAACTCAAGTAAATAATATTTTAAATCAAGCAACATCCGAATCAGGTAAAATTGGTTTAAAAAGTCTTGGTGCAAATAACCGTTTCGTAACAATGGTAAAAGCAGGTTCAAAAGGGTCAGACTTGAATATATCTTTTATGATTTCATGTCTAGGTCAACAAAACGTAGATGGTAAACGTATCCCATATGGTTTTGAACATAGAACATTACCACACTTTTCCAAATTTGATGACTCGCCAGGTGCACGTGGATTCGTAGAAAGTTCATACATCAATGGTTTATCGCCACAAGAACTGTTCTTCCACGCCATGGGTGGTCGTGTTGGTTTGATTGATACAGCTGTTAAAACTTCTACAACAGGTTATATTCAAAGAAGATTAATCAAAGGTCTAGAAGATTTAATGGTGAATTATGACATGACGATTAGAACAAACAAAAATAAGATTGTCCAATTTGCATATGGAGATGACGGTATTGACACAACAAAAGTGGAGAATCAATTTATTCCTATTGTTACAATGAGCACACAAGACATTTATGCTCACTTCAATATTCCAGATGAAAATGCAAAATCCAAATTACTATCAAACATCTTTTTGAAAAACACTATGACCCGTTTCAAGAAACAATCGCCACAGATGAATGAAATGTGTTTAAAATATTCAAATATGATGATAGAAATGCGTACCGAAATAATAAAAAATGTATTCAAGAAGAAATCAGATAGTATTGTAAATTGTCCAGTTGGATTCCAATACATAATTAGTAATATTCAAGGACAATTTAATATTAACAGTACATCACTTGTAGATATTACTATAGTAGAAGCATTTGAATTAATTCAACAAACTTATGAAAATTTGGAGAAAATTCACTACGTTGTTCCAACACTTTTGTTCAAGACATTGTATTACTATTATTTATCACCAAAAGACTTGCTTATTGTAAAACGTTTTAATAAAGATGCACTAATGTTATTATTGAGCACTATTGTTTTGAATTACAAAAGAGCCATAGTTGCACCAGGTGAAATGGTCGGAATGATTGCTGGACAAAGTATTGGTGAAATTTCAACTCAGATGACTTTGAACTCAGTAACATTTGAGACACCTATTATCGTAAGAAATAAATCAGGAAAAATTCAAAAAGTTCAAATTGGAGAATTCATAGAAAATAAAATTAACGTAGCCAAAAAAATGGAATATTATAAAGACAAAGACACCACGTATGCTGAATTAGAAGATTATTATGAAATACCATCATGTGATGACGACGGTAATATTTTATGGAAAAGAATTGAAGCCGTTACAAAACATCCAGTTGTTAACAAAGACGGTACAAATACCATGTTAAAAATAACTACCAAAGAAGAACGTGAAGTTATTGCAACCAAGGCAAAATCATTCTTAAAATTGATGAATGGTAAAGTATTAGCAGTTGATGGCGATACACTAAAAGTTGGTGATTATTTACCAGTATCCAAGAAACAAATTGATTTTGTAGAAAACCGAACATTGGATTTACGGGAAGAACTATTGCCTCCAACAGAATATATTTATTCATCTGAAGTTGAAAAGGCAAAAATAGTAATGAACGAACATCAATGGTGGTCAAAACATCAATGTAAAACTTTCACATTACCATATACAAGAAGCGATAGCTTTGTAGCAAAATTCAATGATAAACTACGAAATGGTTGCAAAACAAAGACAACTTTAACACCAAATTGTGTTTATACCAAACAAACCAATATGAATAATTACACTATTCCAGAAACAATTCCATTAGATTATAATTTTGGTTATTTATTAGGTGCATATGCAGCAGAAGGATGTATGACAAATACACAACTATCTATTGCAAACAATGAACCAGAATATTTCAAACCTATTTTAGAATTATGTGATAAATGGAACATTACAACAAAATTATACAAAAATGAAAATAAAAATAATCAAGGTTGGACAAGTCAGGATTTGCGAATATACAATACTTTATTATCTCGTATTGTAGAACAACTTTGTGGCAAGCTAAGTCATAATAAATTTGTAAGTGATAAAATTGTATTTTCAAATAAAGAGTGTTTATTGGGATTCTTGGATGCTTATATTGGTGGAGATGGTTCAGTAAAAACCAAAGAAAAAATAATAACCATGTCATCTGTATCCAAAGATTTATTAATAGACGTTCAACAAATGTTAAATGTTTTGAATATTTATAGTTACATTACAAAATACAAAAAACCAGAAACCAATAATAGAGGAAGTAAAAATATAAGACAATGCTACAACTTATTCGTAACTGGTTCTCAATTACATGAATTGGCTAACATGTTAAATATTAGAATTAAATACAAACAAGAAAATTTACAAATAATTTTACAACATAAATACAAATATGAAATTAATAAAAATGCGAATATAATTCCAAATGAAATAGATGGTAAATTAGTCATGCAAGAAAGAGACAATGATTACAACGGTGTAATATTTGATAGAATAAAAAGTATTGAAGAAGTATCCAATACAACAAATTATGCTTATGATTTAACAGTAGAAGATACTAGAAACTTTAATGTGTATAATGGTCTTGCGATTGTAGATACATTTCATTTTGCCGGTGTAGCATCCAAATCCAACGTGACTCGTGGTGTACCAAGAATTGAAGAAATTCTATCACTTTCATCTGAACCAAAAAACCCATCGCTAACCATTTACTTGAAAGAAGAAGAAGAAACCCAAAAAGAAAAAGCACAAACTATTATGTATATGATTGAGCATACTAAATTAGTAGAAATTGTTAAATCTATAGAAATCTGTTTTGACCCAGATGATTTGAACACATTGATATCAGAAGATAAAGATACAATTCAACAATATAGAGCTTTTGAGAGTATGGTTGCAGGTTGTGCGGAAGTAAATCTAGCAAATGATGAAAATGAAAAATCAAAGTGGATTATTCGTATGGAAATGGATCCAGAAATCATGCTTGAGAAGAACATAACAATGGATGACGTCAATTTCACGCTAAACAATTGTTATGAAAATCAAATTAATTGTGTATATTCAGATTATAACGCGGATAAATTGGTTTTTAGAATCAGAATGAATGAAGTGATTAAAAATAATTCAGGCAAGTCAGCAGCAGCAAAAACAAAATTGCCTCTTGACCAATCAGATCAAATTTATATTTTAAAGAATTTCCAAGACCAATTACTTCAAAATGTTGTGCTGCGCGGAATTAAAGGTATTAATAAAGTTATTCTTCGTAAGATAAAGGATAATGTTGTAGAAAAAAATGGTTTGTATAAAAGAGAAGACATATGGGTACTAGATACTGTAGGAACTAACTTGATGGAAATTTTGGGTATTGATTATATTGATAATACAAGGACATTTAGTAATGATATTGTTGAAATATACAATGTTCTTGGGATTGAAGCAGCTCGTCAATCAATTTACAATGAATTAGTAGATGTTATTGAATTTGATGGTGCATATGTCAACTACCATAATTATAGTGTTTTAGTAGATAGAATGACGTTTACAAATAAAATGATATCAATCTTCAGACACGGTATTAACAATGATAATATTGGACCAATCGCCAAAGCATCGTTTGAAGAAACTCCTGAGATGTTTTTAAAAGCAGCAAGACACGCAGAATTAGACACACTGAAAGGAATATCAGCAAATGTCATGTGTGGTCAAGAAGGATTCTTCGGTACTAGTGCATTCCAAGTAGTATTAGATATAGATGAAATGATTAAAATGGAAGCGGCTGCAGAATACAAAAATGTAGATGTAGTGGAAGAAATAGATAAATTCTTTGGTAATATAGATAATCCAGAGGATAATTGTTCGGTGAATAAAATCAGTATTCAAAATAATGCAATTAGTATAAAACCTAAGGACATGGGCGAAGACAATGATTACAATCCAGGGTTCTAAAATTTGATAAAATATTAGAGAAATTAATATAAATATAAAAAAATTCGTATTAAATATATTGCTATTAATAAATATATAAATAGCAATATAACTAATAATATACGTAAACATGCATACGTTTCATTTAATAATTAAAAAAATACTACATATTGATACAACGGATAATAATAATTCAAATATTTTTAGTAACGTACATAAAATAAACTTTTTTATTTTTCTTCAAAGGGAATACACAATACAAAACAAATTTATTTTTTTAAATGAAATGTTAAAAAATATTTTTAATACGGATGAGATGAATGAAGAATTTATTGATTATTTTAACAAAATACAAAAAACATATAATGCCTTTTCAAGGTTCTCTTTTATTTATAGATACAAAAAAGCAAAACTAATGGTGGATACAGATTTAATACTGAATGAAATTAGTGAAAATAATAAATTTGTTTATTGTTTATTTCAAAATAACTGTAAATATCTTTTCAATATTCATGAATTGATTAAAATCATACACAATTCAATTGCTAACTCTTATATGTTTTTCAGCAACCCTTTTCCGATTAAAAATCCATATAATAATATTATCTTTAACAAGTCTACGTTATACAACATATATTTTTTTATACGAAGCAAAACAGCATTGCAACCGGAATTATTTTATTATTATTTTAAAACAAATTTTAATTTGAATAAATTTAATAATGAATATCAATATTTATTAAGAAATTTTGCAATAAAAAATTATTTAAATAATCATAGTAAAGATGTTATTTATAATGATATTGAGTATATGATAAATGAATATAATGAACTTATCAAATATAGAACACATCAGATTATTGTTGACACTACTTTTCCAAAAGATTTATTAATTGAAATAATGACACCATATTTAGTATTATTTATAAAATCGCATTATTCTTTCATGTACTCAGATAAATTAATCGCCAAAAAAATATTGAAACAAAAATTATACGATTTTAGTAAATTTAATCCACAATTTGGTAGAAAAATTTATAAAAAGGTTGTCAATATTAGTATTGGTAATAATAAAACAGAAAATAAAACAGAAAATAAAACAGAAAATTTTCAATATAATACCAAACATATTGCATTCAATGAAAGCGAAAATATAAAAGATAGAAATGAATTTATGCATAGTCACAAAATTAAATTAATTGAAGAAGTACATGGTGATAGCGATGATGATAGCGATGATGATAGTGATGATGATGCCGGAAATGATCCTAATGAAAATGAAACCGGGCAAGACAATGACTCTATAAGCTAGCTAAATAATCTTTGGAATCTATTATTCGTTATCCTCGTCTGGTTCAATATGTATTTTTTTAGCTAGAGTTTGCACTTTAACTTTTTTAGGTTTATTAATTTTCACAAATTGTTTCAAATAATCTTCTATACTAATTTCGTTACCAAAGGCCATTTTTATTTCATCTTCACAATTTTGTTTTATTTCTTGTAATGATATGAATGTGTCATTTTTATCAGATGATACAAGTTTATAACTTGGTACTTTTTCAGGACCTAAAGCAGGTACCACAATAAAACAAAACTTGTCATTTTCATTACCATAACCTAAAAATATATTCTTTTCGTAATTACTTTGTAACAAATTTTTTGTTGAAATAAAAAAAGTTGGTATTTTGTATTTATTAACTAATAGCCAAAAGTCTAACGTTGTCAAAAAATAATTATCAGAATAAATAAAACTAGAAAACGATAACGTGTTAGAGTTCACTTGATCACCTAGATTTTTCTTACCTTCTGCGATTAAAATATTCACTATTTGTTGAGGATAACTTTTAATATAATGGGTGTATTCTTCATAAAGTATATTTTTTAATTTGTTCGTTTCTATTTTTTCACCAGTTTTTTTTTCAATTATATCTATAATAATTTCAAAAGTACAAATAATATTTTTATCATATTCAATTTCTTTAAATTTTTCAGGAAAACATTTTTTCCAAATACCCGAACTAATTTTATCATTGGTTTTTTTATTACATGATAATTCTAAAAGTGTTTTTTTAGTATTTTCAAGATCATCAGGTTTCACTTTATTTTCATAAGTTTGAGTTATGATTGGCTCAGTTTCATCATATGAATTGAATTTAACATATTTATTAATAATTGCCGGCTCAAGCATTTCAAAATAATCTTGCGTTAATAATGATTGTAACAGTATAATTTCATTTTCACGTAAATTGTATCCAATATTTCCAAAAGCTAAAAATGATTGCGGTTGTAACATGAAGGATTGAATTCTACTATATCTAATTAATTCGTCTGACATTTTTCCAAAATAGATTTCTTCATTTTCTTTACCCGTCATTAGATTTTTTTTTGGTAAAATAAGATTACATGTATTATTTTCAGTAAACATACATAGATTGGGTATTTTACTGCACGAATCCTTATTTTTTACTATACAAGTTGTAAATTCATCAATTAATTTGTAATAATTATCATCCCCAATAAATTGTATTTTATTTTTTACCAAATCCCTCAACAATTGATTTATTTTTTTTAATTTTTGAGAATAAATAATATAGTCTTTAGTTATTTCATTTTCAAGTTGTTCTCGTATTTTAATATTTGAATAGTCGTTTAATAAAATCCGAATGGTATTTCTGAAAATATTATAAAAATTTGTTTCATATGTTATTTTTTTTATGTAATCAACTCTTTCGCCGTCTACTTCAATGCTAGTAGTTATTATAGAATCACTTGATGAATATCCATGAGAAATAGAGCCTTTATTTTTTACGACATAATCGGTATTTTTTAATGACGGTATATCTTGTTCACTTTTAATATCAATCTCTGGTATTGGTTGTGATATTTGTACAAATTGATTTGTTTCAGTGATTATACCAACAACTAACCCGTCTTCTAGTACTTTTAACATAGGTTTACAATGTAAATCAGATGTTTTTTCAGTTTTACGTTTTGTACTTTTATTATAAAGTTGCATTAAAAAATCAAACGTATCTTCATAATTTTTCCATAAAGATAGATCATTCATAAAAACAAAATCCAAATTTTGTTTTATATTTTCACTGAATGATGACGGATAGCAAGGTACAAACCCTGATAATTTTGTTGGTGTAGGACTTTCGGCAATTACACCAATAATCTTATTATTAAAATTCATAACTAACTTAGTGACATTATAATCATATTTATCTAATTTTTGTACAAGACTTGTCAATAATGGAGCGCGTTTTGCTTTATAAACATTAGGCATACTATCTAATGGTTTACAAAATTTGGATAGAAATGGTCTTATCAATTCTCTAAAAACATTACGCATTGATATGGATAAGCGCGGATCATATTCATTAAATAATTTTATAATATTATATTTTTTATTTGTAATCGTATACGAATAAATTGGCTCATAATATTTGTCCTCTTTGATTATAAAAAGAGTCGGTTTTCTAGTTTCGTAAAATTCATTAGAATAATGATTGCTAGGACATAACAATTCAACGTTGTTGGTAATATCATCATTTGGTATTTTAAGTATGATTAAATTAACACCTTTTGCAAATAATTTTGGATTTGGTTTTGAAATAATATCCCATAAATATGTGTGGTCAATAATTGCATCATCGTCATTCAAATAATTTATAAAATTTTCAAAGGCGCTTATTACTTTTTTAAAATACAATACTTCGTCTTGATTGGATTGATTGATTTTGGAATACATTTTAGATGATGTGTATGTTTGAACATTTATATTAATATTATTTAGATCAGCGTTTTTAAAATCATTTACTAAATTACCGTTTTGGTACGTAATAAAATTATCAATTGTAAGAGCTTCTATAATTTTGGTTTTCATTTCTTTAATAGGTGGGGCATAGACTTCACTCGTAGTACCATAAAACAATACATCAGACATGCAAGCTACAAAAGATTGTTTATCATTGATTTCTATTCCATGTCTTAATAAGCAAGGGTGATCGGGTTTCAAGTTAGTATTTGTTTTACTAATTTGACAATCCGCGTTTACTTCATGTAATATTTGTTGAATTTGAGGAGGCAAATAACCCCATCTTCCTCGTGAAATAGGAAATTTATCAGGTCCTATTATATATTCATCTTCTTGTTTACTTTTTTTTTGTTTTGGTTTTGCTTTTTCATTTTCATTTTGTTCTATTTTAGTTTCATCTTCATTATCTTCATCGCGAGTAGTATATTCTTGGTTACAATGTTTTTTTGCATCAAGTCTTCCAATTGTGTTATATTTCTCAAAACAGCAAGGCAAACAATATCCTTGTGGGTGTTTATCTGTTTGGAAACCTGGATAACGTTTATAATCTTTATTTCCACTTTTAGGTTTGTAAAATTCATAGACATAGTATCCAGGTTTCACTGTTTTTGCATCGTCAGGTAATACATAGCCACAATTAGGACTTTTTAATTCCTTTTTACCATTTACTATCACTTCAGTCAAGTCCTTTGGATCCACAACTGTATTATTTTTTAAACACCAATAACGTGGACAAATGTAATTGTATTGTTTTTTGGGATCAGAACCATATTTAATAACATCTTCATCTCGTAAAAACCCTGGATGTTCTTTGTTAATATTTTCCAACTCTTTATTAGTTAAAATAACAGGATGTCTCTTCATTGTACTACTACACGTTCTAACATATGAATTAAATTCCTTTGTATCTTCTTTAATAATTAAAGCCGGATCTAAATTTTCAATTCTTGTTTGAAAATAAGGCTCCTTCTTTTTTAAAGGTAAATTGTCAATATTTATTACTTCATTCTCTTGGCCTTCATAATTAATGTCGTTTTCTTCGTTTTCTTCGTTTTCTTCGTTTTCTTCGTTTTCTCCATTACTATTCATTTGACCACCTTCCTTATTATTAGTTTCGTCGCTTTTAATACTTGCTTCGCTATCTTCATCATCATATTCATCTTCATCATCAAAAAATAAATCTAACGCATTTTTGGGTCTGTTTTCATCGTCAGAATAAGATTTTGCGGCATCACTCATTTTTGTGTATTCCATATCTTCATTTTCTTCGTCAATAGAAGGAATCTCTAATTCAGACAATTGACTTTCTACAGGAGAGATTATATCTTGCATTTTAATTTCTACTTTTTCTTGACTAGAACATATTTCATTAATTTTTTTTGTAGGGTATTTTGTGCTATTTTTATCTTGCGTAATGCGAATAATACTATCCAAATAGATTGGAATTGTTTCTAAATAAAAAATATCATTAATATTTTCCACGCTTATTGTGATGACTCCTGTTTTCTGATCTAATTGAATAATAGTTTTAAAACCTGGGTTATCTTTTATTTTAATATCTATTTTTTTAACACCGCGTTCCAATTGAATTTCATTTGCTACTTTTTGAACCAATTCTTCTGCTTGCTCTCTATTTAAATCGTCTTGAAAGTTTTCTAACAAAGCATCAACGATTTCATTACCTCTGTATCCTTCAGCACTTTTTTCCATTATAAAAGCTTCTTGACTTGTTACTTTGTTGAAATTAGATACACGTTTAAACCTCAGATGGATATCTTTTTTAAATGAACTAGATTCATTATTAAATATACTAGAAATACAACCTTTATAAGTATCTAAATTAATAGCATGTTTTATTTTAATATTACATTCATAAGTTAACTGTTTTATCTCTATATTACTACTTTTAATTGTGTCAAACAAAGAAAGCTTATAACCACTTTGTTCTAAAAAATTACTAATTTCCTGAATAATAGGATTAATATTTTTTTGGAACAATTTGTTGATTCCCTCCTCATTCATTACTTTTTCTAATTCGCAAGTAATTGTTATAAAACCGTTTTCATCAAAGTCGCAAATAAATTGACTTACCCCTGCGTCAATATCAGTATTGATATAAACCGAAACTGATTTCGTTTTACCAATATTTTTAACTAATTTAAAAAGCACACCCTTTTTAAGATAAGGAATCTTTCTACCATCAGTAGCAATTTTATCTGTAAATAATCTATAAATATTTTCTTGTCTAGAAGATGGATTGTATTTAATAAGAGGATTTTCTTGAGTTGCATGTAGAATTTTAAACAAAATTTCTAGCGGTATATTTATTTTATAAATGGGTTTGATAACCGCTTTCAAATATTTTATTCCTTTTCCTAGATAATTTAATTCACTTTTTCGCAAACCATAGATATTATAAAACATGTCAATCGTATTGAAATAATCTATTGTGGAGTCATTCAAGTATTTTTCGTTTTTTTTCACAAGTTCAGTTTGAATAGATTTTAAATCATCTAAATTATTAATGTTATTTTCGTATAAAAATGGATAATAAATTTTTAATGTTAAATCTTGAGGAATACTTTTATTTTCACTATAATTTAAAACGTCTTGTGCTAGACATAAATAAATATTGTTGTTGACTATGTCTCCAGTGTTTAATAATAAGTGACTATTTAATGTGGATAAAGATTTTCTAGAATTCCTTTCTAAAAACGAATCATATCTTTGAACATCATATGGATTTACAACAAATGGATATTCATTTTCAACAATAAAAAATTTTTGCCCTAACACTTTATTTACAATAAATTTTTTATCATCTAATTTCATTTCTACAATATCATCATAGTCGTAGACATCTTTTTCTCCTTGTACACTTTCAAAACCCTCAAATTTTGCACCATCTGTTTCACTTACTAAATTAGAAAAAAATTGTTTCAATCTCACACTTGTCAATGAAAGTTTCTTATTCTGGGTTAAACTTTGATACAAAGATACTGAATTAAAAGTCTCAATTTTTTGGCAATACAAATAGATTTCATCCAACGAAATAGTTTTCTTAAGTTGATTCAAAATTTTGAGTTTAATCATTCCAATACTATCATCTAAATGGATCTGTTGTTTGCTATAAACAACCTTAATTTTATTACTGTTAATATTTTCTATTTCATTTGTATTGAATATTTCATTGATAGCCTTATCTTTTCCACCGTTAAAAACATAAATAGTCTCTATACTACCATTTACTATATAATTAACTTTATAAATAGATTCTATATTTGTATCACTCACTACGTCCGCCATATATTATGTATTTAAATTATTTTTATATGCAAATAATTTAAATACTTATGATACCAAAACCTAATAAATCAATACCATAATTAAAGATGCTAAACTAAATCATAATACGGATTATCATTAATAGTCATTCCACAATATTGTTTTGGGTTGTTTTTATAGTCTACTGGTTGATATATGTTTGCTTCTTTTGCGTTACTAAGTAGAAATTTAAAATTTTGCCAAAATTCTTGTTTGTGTCCAATAGATTCAGTCATAATGTGAGATAACTCGTGAAGAGCCACAAATGTTAAAGTATTTATATCTATTAATTTATTGCCTTCTTTTGTGGTGTTTAAACAGAATGCGATCTTCTCTCCTTTATTTTCACTGTATGCGGTTAATTCACTAGTTGGTAAAGTTTCACTAATTTTTTTTGGGTTAAATCCTTCAACTAATCTCACCGTTCGGGGATCATCTGGGTGTTTTTCTTTCATATATTTAACCATTTCTTTGCATTTTTGAGTCACTGTTGCAAGTAAATCAGCAGCAAGTTCTAACTTCTCTCTTTCTCTTACACAGTATCTATTTCCGTCTTTAGAAGCAATGATGCATTTTAAATTGAATGCATCAGAATCATAATATATTCTTAAACATAATATTAATACAAATCCTAAAAATATATAAAAAAAAATACTATGCTTCTCCATTTGTTATAATATAAATATATAATTATTTAAAAAATTAATTATATATTTATATAATGTTATGACGCGCATTTTAATATGTTATATGTTTTTTTATTTATTATTTATTGGTAAAATAGAAAGCATAGAATGCTTTTTAATAGACCGTCTAAAAAAAATAAACAACAAATCAATTGTCAAAAAAACCAAAAATATTGTTTATGCAAATTATAATGTAAATTTTCTAATTAATAATACAAATATTGCAAAAATTATTAATACAATCAACGCAACTGATAAGAATAAAATGCTATCTTATAGCAAATTATTACGAACGAATAATATAATACCAACATTTTTACTGAATGTCTTAGCAGGATGGTTAACTATTCCATCATATAAATTATTTTTGAATAAAAACTTCTGGGCCTTTTCTTTAATAACTCAACTAACTATGATGAATTCAATGGTTGTAAATGACTTGTTTGACTTAAAAATAGATTTAATTAATAATGCAAATAGACCGTTAGTCAATAAACAAATAACTATTAAAGAAGCCCATTGTTTATATATTTCCACAAGCGTAATTATCAATTTGTTAGCTGCATATTTTTTTAATATTAATCATTTTTACAAATACATATATGCTATCAATATAATTTTATTTTTATACACCCCGTATTTAAAAAAAATTATCTTTATAAAAAATCTTACTTGTGCTTCTGTTATATCTTCAACTCTAATATTAACCTCAAAAAGTATAACCCTAAACGACAAATTTGCATTATCAATTGCATCACGTAATTTTACTCCATATTTTAATTTAATTAATATTACATCAGGTTTTTTATTTTTGTCTTCGCTTTATATTGAATTATTACTTGATATTAAAGATATTAATGGTGACGTTGAAAATAATATTATTACTATACCAAATTATTTTGGTGAAAAAAAAACATTGAATTTTTTAACAAGCCTTTTTTTTGGAAATTTATTATATTATAGTATTATCTTTTATGGAAATCATAACTATAAATTATTTGTTGGATTTTTATTATCAAATACACATTTTCTGAAAAATTTATTTAAATTGCGAAGTAACGTTCCTTGTTCCGATAAAATGATTTTATCTTCGGTAAACGACACAACAAAATCACTTTTAATTTTTATAATATTTATTTTATTACCTTGTTAATTTGAGTCAAAATGATTATTTTATTGATGTAGTGTACCTAAAGTCCCTGCTCTATCACAACGAGGACATATTGTATAATATTTATGTCCACAAGACGCTTCACAATCATTATGCAACGCTATCTTGCAACGAACACAAATTATATACGTTTTATCATGAATGTTTTTTGAGCAAGTATAACATATTCTATTATCTTTTATGTTTTTATTGTGAAACATCATGCTATATGAAATAAAACTTCCCATTGTTATTTAGTTGTTGTCGTTTAATTTAATTATATTTGATAACGTTGGATATAATTAAATCATTTTTTTTTATTTATCTTCCGACTCTTCATTCTTTTTGTGTATTTTTCTTGTATATTTTTTTTTGTATTTTGATGCATCGTTACCGCACATGCTACTTAAAGATCTCGCAGTAGAGCAACTATAAAAATCTGTGCTGCGAGTAATTCCATCAACAAAAAATTTTCCACTACTATATGGAAATAATGAACATCTACCATATTCTAGTTTTGATCCATCACTCAGCGGAACAAAATATCTGCAGTTTACACACAATTTTGGTTCTTTCGGTTTAAGTGAACTCGCGAATAAAAACGTTGAAAAAAATGTAGACAACAATATTCTCAAAAGATACATAATTATATTAGCATATCCTATAATATTTAATATGTTTTACTTTTGTATATAATTATTGTCATCAAACAATATGATACATTTTAATTTTACTTCGTTAATAAAATTAAAATATCTGGTAATCTAATTTCTTTAATTATTTATTGTGGTCCAGATCCTAATTCAAGAGGTGGTCTCATGAAATCAGGTTCAATGGTACTTTGATTCCATGGACCAACATATAGTTGTGGGTTAGCTGGTTCCGAACGAATTTGAAGATTTGCATTTCTTAATGTTTGACCGATAGTATCAATACCAATATGGTAACCAGCCTTTAATAAATTAACATTTGCAAGTTCACCTTTACCTGATGGATTTAATTGGGCCCATTGACTATTGGTATCCTTTGGAAGTAGCTCAGCAGGATTTTGGATGTTTGGCTGTGAACAAGAAGAAGGCATTCCAGGCATACTTGTTTGCACGCCATTTGCAGAAGAAAAGACTTCATTTTGACCTAAAGGTTCAGAAGGGACAACGTTTCCACCATTCCCGTTGTAATTTTGAGATGGTTGTGCGTTTTTGTATTGTTGAGGCATATTAGCATTTGATTCATAACCATACATTCCTTTGGATGACAAATAATTAGCAAATAAACTAACGACGTATGCAAGAATTAATAGGACTAGAATTGCGCCAATACCATATTCGTTCCATAGCTTTTTTAAAGATAAGCTCATTATATAAAATTAATGATAAAATAATTTTTAGAATACATATTAATTATTCTAAACATTGAATTAAAAACTAAAAGTAGTATTATCCTAAACTTACAATCCTTCTAATTCACTTTCAGAAACTTCGTCTATTTCTGCGTCTATGTCACTTTCACTTTCATCTAAACTATCAATTAGGTATGTTTTTTTAATGTTTTTTGCTTCTAAATAGGCGATAATAGCAATTTTTTTTGCGGACTTGGCCTTTTCTCTCGCTTCTTTGTAAAGCTGGTAATAAACCTCGTTTGGTTTTTTTAAAGTTATTGTTTCTAAATCATCTTCTAAAGAATTAGTCAACTCCATTTCTTTTAATTCAGTATTATCTTCTAATTCTTCTATAGGTAACTCATGAATATCAAACTTTATTTCGTTATTATCTTCTTCTTTTTCTTGCTGTTGTTCTTGCTGTTGTTCTTGCTCTTGAGTTTCTTCTTGTTCCAGGCCTTCATTTTTTTGAGATTCGTAATTTGTCAAATCTAATTCTTTTCCTAAATCCATTTCCATTTCCATTTCCGAAGGAATCTTTGATACATGTTCCGAATTTGTAATAATGCTATCAATAGCACCAATATTTTCTTCTAAAGAATCTTCATTATTTTTCACTTCATGTATTCTACTACTTTTACTTGAATTGTGTGTTTTAATCAAACAATTATCAAATAAAGGTTCGTTATCTAAAACCATAGCCTGACGCAATTCAATGTCAATTTGAAAGTTTCGCGATGTAAATTTGATACCTTGTATTTCTAAAATAGAAATAATATTCGTATCTTCTTTCACATCATCAATAGAAAGAGGGGTTTCGTTTTCATTATAAATTTTAACGGAAGCTTCATTATTTGCACCAGTTTTAATATTTGTTCTTACCAAATAATATTTTCCTGATTTATAAATACGTATAACCGAGTTGAATGCAGTTTCAACGTCATTTTTGTCTAAAGAATTCTGAAACCAAGCTTCACTTTTATTAAAAATCAAATTTTGACAAGTTTCTTCTAAATTTTCAAACCAGTTCACTAAAGTCTCTGCATTGTTATCAAACATCAAATCGCAGTAGTATTTTCTACCGGATTTTACAAACCCTTGTCTAGTCAAACTTTTGGTCGTTTGGATATATAGCGGTTTATTATTATACAATATTTTAGTGAAATAAGCACCGCCTTGAATGCCTACAGGATGCGCTAAAGATAATTTAGAAAAATCAAAATTACTATTTGGTTCAATAATATTATCCATATTATTTTCTTGCTATATTTTTTAAATTTTAATAACACGCAAAATATTTTTTTAAATTTATTATTAAAAAATATAAAAAAATATTTTATTATGAAAGAAACAATAGTTCAACAATGTTTAGATATTTTGAAAAGAGACGATGTAAAAAATGAATTTAAATTAATGCTGAAACCAGTTATAGATTTTATTTTATATGAAATAAATCCATATATTTATATTACAGTGACATTGGTATTTATGATTTTTATTATGATTTTAGCAATATTGTTAATATTGATTTATATTTTACGTAATAAAAATATCTTTAGGAACTAAATCCACCTTTAGAAAAGGTGGAGCCAAACACAACATTTTTAGGTTTACCTTTTTCTAAAAGGTAATTTTGTTCTACTTTTTTGAAAAGTAGAAAGGTAAATTTGCTCTACTTTTTTGAAAAGTAGATAAATTGACTCAAATTTGTTTAATAATTGTAGTAATTATATCAATTGAATAATTTATTTTCATTCGTTAATATATAAATGGCACGAAAAACCGCTCATAGAAGACATAAAAGAGGAGATCAAGCTCCATATCTTAGTGCAAGTCAACAAGGTAACCCTAATCTACCTTACAGTGCACCATCAAAAGGAGGACGCAGACGCAGAATGAGAGGAGGCAACAGTGGTGCTCCATATAGTTCAGCGAGTTCATACGGTAGTTATGTAAACGGGACTGAAAATAGTCAATACGATAGAGTATTTTCACAAGCTGGTTCGTATGGATCAGTTCCAGGAAATACAAGTATTGGTGCACAAGGACAAAATGCAAATATGTTAGGTACACCAAACGCAAGTAGTTTATCTTTAATCCAAAATGCTGGTTCAAGGCGTAGACGTTCACAAAAAAGACGCCATACCAAAAAAAGATATGGTGGTTTTTTAGGTCAAGTTATTAATCAAGCGATTGTTCCATTTGGACTTTTAGGTATGCAACAAAGTTATAGAAGAAATAAACATAGCAATAATAAATCAAGAACACATCGTAGATACAAATAAATATTATTAACGTTACAAGCATTAGTTATTATTTATAACGTTAAACAAAATAAACTATCTATTAAAAATCGTGACCATATTGTTTTAAAAATTTTTTTACTTTTTCAGCATATTTTTTTTTGGGGTGATTATTTTCAGTTGAATTAAATTGATTGTGGATTTCTATAATATCGTTTAATTGTCTATTTTGACCGTTATCATCTCTTGGTAAATTTAATTTTCTTTTAGTAAATGTTTCTTCAGATTGATTAACATAATGTGCTATATAAATAGGTGCTTTATAATATTCAACATCAAAAACATTGCTATGATGTAATTTTGTAATATTAACATTATTTATTCCAAAATACCTAGTTGGATCTCTTATATGATAAAAATGTGGGTTGATAGGCCTTATTATCTTTGATGGTCGTACAAAAGATTTTAAGTGGTCGTTCAATAATAAATCTGATTTAGTATAATTTTCTAGTATTAACCCGTCAGGATCTTTTATTAAATGATTAGACCCAAATAGTAACCAATTTACACCTAAAGAATCAGCGTGGTTATAAACTGATAAAAGATGTTTTACTCCAATATATTGATTTAATATAATAAATTCATCTGCATCCAAATAGATCATCCAATCCATTTTCAGTGAATTTGCGATTTCTGATGCTTTTTGCATAAGATTTATTTTAATTGAATGGTCTAAATAAGAGGCATTTATTATTTTAACACGTTTATCAAAATTTTCAAATACCTTTGTTAAAGGTATTTGAGATTTATGGTCAAAAATTATTATTTTATCAAAGCCAATTAATAAGTGATGAGCTGCCCACTCTCTAATGTGTTTTTCATCCCTCGCATTTGTAAATAAGCATACATTTTCGCATATAATATTTGCAGACTTGTTATTGCTAATAGAAGTTTTACCATTTGAATTAAGTGGAAATATATTTGTTTTTTGTTGTTGTTTCATACTAATTAAATTATAATATTATTTTATAAATGAATTTTGAACAAACTATACAACAGTGGGTGTTATTAGATAATCAAATTAAAATATACAATGAAAAACTGAAAGAATTACGTAGTAAGAGAGATAATATTGAGGACAAATTATCGCAACATGCAATTAACAACAATTTAACCAATACTACTATAAAAACAAGTGATGGTAAATTAAAGTTTGTTAACACTAAAATAACATCTCCTTTAACATTCAAATATCTTGAAAAATCTTTAGGAGAAATCATAAAAAACAGTGAACAAGTTACTTCTATTATGAATCATATTAAAAATAATAGAGAACATAGAGTTGAACACGAATTAAAGCGATATTATAATAATTAATTAATATTGGATTATTTTATATAATAACATGAATTTTAATCATAGCTATATTGGACCTGATGAATTAATTTATAATAATGATGGCGAAATTCATAGTGGCGGGTTTAGTGTTAATTCTATAATGTTAAAAAATGGGCTGTCTCCTATTATGACTTTGAATAACAACAATGCTAACGTAAATACGTATTCAAATCAAATGGGTGGAGAGAAAGTATCCGATTTATTTAACAATTTAGTAATACCTAATTGGAGTCTTTCTTATAATTATAAAAATGGTGCTGTTTATCAAGGTGGTGCTAACGGGGTTATGTATAATAGTAATAAAAAACTTGGCGATGATGAAGACGACGATGAAGTAATGGAAGAATCACTGCACGATAAATTATTAAATTTAGTCAAAGTGGACAAAACAGAAATGAAAATCAGTTGTGTTTCCAATAAAAAATCTTCAAAAAAGAATTTTAAAAGTACTATGAAAACTAAAAAAAATGTGACAAAAAAAGTAAAAAAAATCTAGTCTTTGTATAAGATGTCAAAAAAAACAAATTATATTGCTAATAATGATAATTATACAAATAAAGATTTATACGATATTTTTCAACCGATTGGGTCAGCTACACAAAACATAACTACAGGCTATAAAGTAAATAATTCGGATTTTCAAAATAAAGACTTAGGCGAAATTTTTCTAGGTTATACTTCAGGAGCGACAAAAGCAAATGATACAGGTTATAAAGTAAATGGAAGCGATTTAGCAAATATTATTGCGCCGATATCACTAGCGCCTCCTACATTTACAAAAATTGATGGATCTACAGATCTACCTCAAGTAACAGGTGTGGAAGGTCTTTCAGGTTATTATATGATGAAGTTTACAACGAGTACTTCAAATACAACTTATAGTTTTTATCCAAATACTGCTATTAAAGTGTATCAATTGTTTGTGGTTTCGGGTGGTAATAATGGTAGTATTAGTTCTGGTTATTCGGGTGGTCTCGGCGGTAAAGGCGGTGAAGTATTATTTGATAATAATATTTCTCTTACAACATATACGAATGTTTCAGGTGGAAGTTCAAATACTTTTACTTTAAGCGTTGGTACATGTGCAAATAGTTCTACGAGTAGTTTAAGTAATACTTCAGTTTTCACATTTATAGCTAATCCAACAAATGGTTCCTCTAGTAGTGGTACAACAAATATTTTTACAAATTATGTATATGGTTGTGCAGGTGGTAATGGTGGTAATGCTATTAGTGTTGCTGTTGCTAGTGGTGCAAAATTTGTCGGTGGTGGTGGTGGCGGTGGTGGTGGTAACGATGTGAACGGTGATAATGGTACTTCTGGTAGTATTAGTGTTGTTGCTGATGTTGTTGGTGTTGGTGGTGATAGCGGCACTAATGGAGGTAAAGGGGGTGATGGGGGTATTGGTGCTAGCGCTTTTAGAGCCCCTAGTGCTTTCATTACTTCATCCCCAACAGCAGGTTTACCTGGTAGTGGTATAGGTGGAGGTGCAGGTGGTTCACGAAAAGCTGATGAACCCGGTGGTGGTGGTGGTGGTGGTGGTGGTGCTGGCGAATACGGGGGTGGTGGTGGAGGTGGCGCTAGTCGTGCCGGTGG